AATAGTCTTTATATTATATTAAATCAATATAAAAAAGAACATATAACTGAAGAGGAAGCTGTTCAGTTAATTGAGGACTTATATAAAAATAATAGAATGTATATTCCATATATTCCGATTCCATATATTCCGCCGAATTGGCCTCAAATTACATATGAACAACCGCAATATCAACATTTTGAAGTAATTTGTAACCAATGATACCAAGTGATAAAGAATTAGACAAAGTATTTAGTTTATTTAGAAAATATACTAAATTAGGAGTTTATGAACAACAAAAGATCAATATGTATGATTATATAAGACTACATTGGAATAATGGATAAAACAGCGATTAAATTAGTAACAGATTATGTCTTATCACACCTTGATAAGTCAGATGAAATTCCTCAATTTGAAGTATTTACTGTATGGAAATGTAAGATTCTTCAAAATTGGAAATATCTTATAAGTACTACTCTTCCTGATGGGATGTATTATGAAATGACTTATGATGGAGATAAAAATCGTTGGTATCTTGATGCTTATAAAAAGTTTGACAATCAATGTTTAACTGTAGGTAAATTATTATGATTGATTATAGTAAATTTATAGAAAATTCTCGTAAATGGTTATCTCAATATATAAAGGATAACCATTTACAAAGTATTATAATAGGAGTTTCTGGTGGAATTGATAGCACAGTTAGTTGTGCTATTGCTTCTCCAGTATGTAAAGAACTTAACATTCCTTTAATAGGTAGAAGTTTACCAACTACTAGTAATAAAATAGGTGAAACTACTACAGCCTTTAAAGTAGGAGAAGCTTTCTGTAATGATTTTAAGGAAGTTCCTATTGAGAATAGTTTTAATTTTGTTTTTTCTGATTTAGCGTTAAATGAAGGACGTATTACTCCATTACAAGAAGGTAATATTAAAGCTAGACTTCGTATGATTTATCTTAGACATCTTGCATCAATTCATAAAGGAGTAGTTCTTGATAATGACAACTTTACTGAATGGAATTTAGGTTTCTGGACAGTTGGAGGGGATTCTCCTATGGATATTAACTTAGGTCTACATTATCTTTGGAAAACTGAAATATATGAATTAGCTAAATATTTAGTAACTAACTATGCAGCTCAAAATAAGTTAAAAGAATCTAATGTAATAATAGAATCTATTAAACTTATTCCAACAGATGGTAATGGAATTTCTAATTCAGATTGTGATCAATTTGGATTAGATAACTATGAGCAAGTTGATGATGTTCTAAAAACTATGTATTATCCAAAATTGGATGAAAACGGAATGGCTAATTCTAATGAATTTATTCGACTTATTGATTCTTACAATGAACAAGGAGTTGATAAAGTAATGATGCTCCATCAGAATACTAACTATAAAAGAAAAGAATTACCTATTAAACCAACTAAAGAAGAACTAGGATTATGTTAAATGTACCTTGGATAATATTTGGGATATTTATAGGATCAGTTATTATAATAGTATCACAAATTAAATTTAATTAATATGACAGGATATGAAGAGTTTCAGCAAATAATGGCTGAAATAAATAGAAAAAAGAGAATTGCTGAAGGAAAATGTGATTTACCCCCAGGATTCGAGGAACTTTTTAATAGGTTTATAAGAAATGATTAAAGTATTAGAACATGGTATAAGGAAAATTACTTGTCCTAATTGTAAAGCTAAATTACAATATGAGCAAGAAGATATTAAAGAAGTAGAAGTTCAAGATACTATTTTAACAGATGGAGAAATAAGAAAATATATTGTTTGTCCAGATTGTGATGAAACTATTTTCTTAACTCCTATTAAACGATGAAAATCGCATTATATCTTGGCTCATTTAATCCATTTCATAATGGTCATTTAGAAGTAGTTAAAACTGCTTTGAATGACTTTAAAATGGATAAAGTAGTTATTGTTCCAACAATGCAAAATCCTTGGAAAAAAGAGAAAGTTCTTGATATTGATAAAAGAATTGAAATTATAATAAAATCTATTTGTGATTATATGTTTGAAAAAGGCGATCCTGATTTTGATTATGAAAATCCAGACTTAAAATTTTGTAAATGGTTTCTAGAAACCTTATCAAATATTAGAGTATCAGAAATAGAAAAAGAACTTATTCCTCCTTATTATAGTTATGCTACTCTTCATGCTTTAAAGAATAAATATTGTAATGATGAAATATTTGTTTTATGTGGAGAAGATACTATTAAGGATATTCCAAATTGGATGAATGGCGAAGCAATAATTCAAAATTATAATTTTCTAATAGTAGATAGACCTAAAAATTCTATTTCGTCTACAAAAATTAGAAATAAAGTAAAAAGCGGAGAAGATATTAGTAAATATGTTAATGTTAATGTTATTAATTTAATTAAAAATTATTATGAATAAAATTGGAATTTATTTCGGAAGTATCTGTTGTGCAGTCTTTTTACTCTTAGGAGGATTTGTAGGTTGTCCGTATTATAGTGTATGGCAACAAGAAATGAGTGGTAAAGCTGAATTTGCTAAAGCAGAGCAAAATAGAAAGATTAGAATTGAAGAAGCTAAAGCTAATCTTGAAGCAGAAAAATTAAATGCTCAGGCAGAAATTGAAAGAGCTAAAGGTGCGGCAGAAGCTATTAAAATTGAAAACGGAGCTGTAACTCCTACTTATATTCAATATCTTTGGGTAAGACAACAAAATCTATCTTCAGATAATACTAAAATTATATACATTCCAACTGAAACAGGTCTACCCGTACTTGAAGCAGGTAGAGCAAATAAATAAACAAAGCCCGGAATTATCTTAATTGATAGTTTCGGGCTTATTTTTTTCTAGAATCTTTTAAAAAAATTTAGACTGATAGTTAATCATTTTTACTATAAAAATCGATTGTAGACTTTAAAAACTATCTTAAAATTAAAATTTTATGGAAAATTACTGGAATAAAATTTCTGGAATTTTAATGGACACGAATTCCGAAAATAAATTGAATGTAGATATTATTCTTGAAACAAATAAAGATCAAGGACTTTCTGATTTAGAAAAACTTCATATTATTCAAATTTGGCAAGAACCTTCATCTGGAGAAATAGGTTATATGCTAGAAGGTTGTTCTGAAGAATTTGATTTATCTGAATTAGAAGAATGGCAACTAAAGAATATATACGAATCATTATATGGAAGAAAGTAAATTTTTAGATGTTGCAGATAATTTTAGAAAAGAAATATAATATTAAAGGGCTAATCAGGGAGTTTAATCTCCTTGGTTAGCCCTTATTTTTTTAAGTTATATTGTTCAGTTGAGATTATTTTTTTATTCTGGTTTTTGACCTATTTTTCTTCCAGTCGTTTCTAATTTTACATAATCCCATAAAGGTTGAGTATTTTTAGCAGCACCGAAAGATTTTACTATAAAATCAACTAAATCTTGATTACCTGTACCTAATCTTACTATATTCTAAGATAATCTATCTGTAGATTTTATAGCAAAAGGTGTCCAATCTCGTCCTCTACCAAAAATAGATTCTTTGAAATTAGCATCTGTTGTAGACATTTCTAATATATTAGTTCCCAAACTCATAAAGGTGTTTTCTAAAGCATTACTTAATTTAGTATTTCCTGTAGTTTTAATATGTTCTTTAACTTGTTCCTACAGAGAGCCTATCATAAGATTTCCTACTAATAACCAAATTAATAAATCAGCGATTAACTAATGTATATTAGCCTAATAAAGCCTTCTTATTTCTGGATCTATATTAGGATTATTTCCATATAAAATATTCCAAGCAGCACTTAAACCAGATTCAGAAGTTAATTCTGATTTTCCCCTAATTGCTGATATTAATTCACACGCAGTAACAAAAATACCTTCTTGAGGCCTTCCTTTCCATACTTTTACTGGAACATGAGTATCATCTTCCGGTTTTTCAATTCTTTTTGGAATTAAATTACCATCTTCATCTTCAGCCCAACAGTATTTAATTTCTTCATTATTAGCTCCAATTTCAGTATAATCTTCCCATTTTCCTTCCTAAGTATATGAACGAACTTGAGCATACTGATTCTTTTTAGCAGACCAATAAGTATTCATTTGCATAAATAAAGAACCCACATGATACGAATGAATCATAGACCTTTTTTCATGTGAATAGTATCCATAAATTCTATCTGAAACAGCTTTAAAACTTTCAGAATCTCTATTAGAATAAGCTTTAGGAAGAGGTTTTGGATTATTCAAATCTAATTCAAATAAATTTTTATCAGAATATTCCGTACCTTCTTGAACTAATTGTCTAGCTAAAGTTATATACATTGATTTCTATTCTAAATATTTTTTCATTTCTGAAGCAGGGACATCAGAGTCTTTTCCTTTATATTTAGCAAATATGTTAAATCTTTTATCCTAAGTCCAATCATAAACTAATTTGCCATCAACTATTTTATGAGCATCTAAACTTCCATCTTTATACATTTGAGCATAAAAAAGAGTCATTCTATTATAAAAGTCAGGTCTAGATGCAAATCTAAATCCTACATTCCAGAAATGATACAATAATCCAGTATTATCAGTTCTAATTCTATCTATATAACTATTAGTATCCATATCATTAAATCCATATTGTTGATTTAATAATTCTGACATAGTAAAATTATTACCTAAATGAGCTAAATCTTCAGTAATAACCTTTTTCCAACCTTTAATTAATCCTTCCTTAGTAAATGGATTATCATCATCATTATAATATTTAAAAAATAAAGTTATATCTTTCCATAATCCATCAATAAATTGATACCATTGTTTTGGATTAAATGCTAATGATAATTTGGAAGCAGTTGACATCATTTTCTTTATAACATCAGCACTTACAGCTTCAACAACATTTTCTCTATTTTCAATACTTCTATTATGAATTCTATTTTTTACATAATTAAGAATATATTCCATATCATGTTGAAAGGATTCATTTAAAATAGAACCCTGAAGATTTAAATGGAGAGTTAAAGCTCTAAGAACAGGAAATATATTATTTAATTCTTCTGCCATTTTGTATGCAGAAGTATGTTTTAATAATAATGTTTCAAGGTTATGTTCGAAATACGCTTTTCCGCCTAGATTTTCATCCCCTAAAAGTTCTAATCTATATTCTTCATCGGATTCGGTAGCATCAAAATCATTAAGAGCTTGCCAAAATTGTCCTCTATCTAATACTTCAGCCTAATATTTTTCCTAACTCCACATTCCGTTAGCTTCTTTATCATATCTCTCCTTTAGACGAGCAAATAGTTTTTTAGGAGATAACATAGCAAATCTTGCTCTGATAAAATTTAACCATCCATCTCTTACTGCTACTTCAGAAGATAAATCCCCTTTAACCAGAGGAACCCTTAGATATTTTTTAGGGTCCAATTTAATTTCCTCTTCTATTCTAGACGGATCGAAATCTTTAAATCTGTTATCGTTAATTTTAAGCAAAGCAAATTTAAGAAAATCTCTTTCCTCATCAGTAAGTTCAGTAGAATTATCCCATGGATTTAAAAATAATAAATCATCCTATTCTTCTTTATCATACATATCCTTATATAAAGATTCCACTTGGTTTCCAATTCCATACTATTGAATTAGCCCAAATCCTTTAGCTTTTTTAAGAGCTTCTACACGTTTCCTTAGTTCCTAATTAAAAGCTATAATATTATCCCTAGTATTTTGATATGCTATTGTTACCTAATCAGTAAATGTGTTAAGAGTTCTACTTTGCATTGTTCCAGGATTATCTGTAATATTTCCATATATTCCTTTAAATTGAATTCCTTCAGACACTAATTGTAATTGAGCATGATCTTCGATTTGCTATAATAAATTTACTCCAGATAATTGAGATATAGCGTAAAGAATTTGTCTATGTAAAAGATATTCTGGATTATCGTTTTCGTCAGGAATTTCAGAAGTTTCTCTATTTAAATTTTGGTATCCTTCAAAATCATTTCCATTTCCCGTTAACTATTTATCCAAATCTATTAATTTTTGTCTTAATATATTTGGATTTTCTCCAAATGAGTCAAAATCACTAATACAAGATATAATTTTATCTTTCATTGTTTTAGCAATTTTTCCTAATCCACCTTCATCATAAGCTGTCTACTAGATTTCACTAAATAATTCTCTACAACTACTAATTCTGTCAACCATTTTAATAGTTCCTTCTTGGTTAGAAATCCTAAAATTATTTTTTATTTTTCCTAATTCACAAAGTCTTTTAAAATTATAAAGTAATTGTTCGTTTGTAGCAGTTAATCCTTTTTGTGCTCTGGGACTTATTACTTCAATATTTCCAACACCTTTATCATTAAAGAATCCAGAAATTTCATTTAAAGTAATCATAGTTTCCATTAATTCCATGTTACCTCCACGTCCTTCAAGTACTTGGTTGTTACTATCAGACTAAATTACAGAATCAGGCAAAAAAGATCCTAATATAGTAGTTCTATCTTTTGTAGCAAATCTTATTTTCTAAGTAGGATCATAATAATCAGAAATTTTTATAACATCTACTAAGTGAGTTACTTGATTTTCAAACATTAAAATACCTAATTCATCAAATATTGGATTAAAATTAGCATCTGAAATTAATTTCCATCTATTTTGATTTAAATATTTTTTAAATTTCTTTTGAATCCAAATAGGATCCTTCTAATTATTAGATTTTTTTGTTGAATATTTTTTTTGAAAGTCTGGTTCTTTTCCAGTTTCTTCATATTCTTTAATATCTTTTCTTAAACTTTCAGTAGTATTCTAAACATAATTATCTCTATATTCATGCTAAGTTTTTATTTTATTAAATATAGCTATTTCAGCTTCTTCTTTAGTTTTATTTCCTGATTCACTATATATTGTTTTATTATCCTCTTTAAATTCCCATTTTTGGGTAATTTTATTCTTTTTTATTCCACCTTTTTCTTTAATTAATTCTTTAATTTCTTCATCAGATAATGTTTTATTAGCATTTTTAACTTTAAATATTTTTTTAGTATTTTCAGCTACTTTTACTAATAATTTTCCAGTTACTATATTTTGAGAAGCTCTATTTCTTGGAAAAATCTAATCAAGATTATTTTCTATTGTATTAGATAAATTATCTCCTCCGGTAGAATTAGATAATTTTTGTATAGGTTGATCCCTAATAAATGATATAGAATCAAAAGCTACTTTATTTTTATCCCATCTGAAATTCTCAAATTTTAATGGAATAACAGATAAATCAATTTGTTTATCACTTCCAGTGATATTTTGAAGTAATCTTCTATAAGCAGCTAGTTGGTATTTAAAAGTTAATATTTTAGCTGGATCATATTTAGTTTTATCTTTCTCTTCATTAAATTCTGAATATTCTTTAGGAGAACATTTAAAATCTAGTACTCCCATTTTTCCAGTTTTAGATACTACTAATAAGTCAATTCTACCAACAACTGGAAAAGTATCAGTTTCTCCAGAATATCCTTGTCCTAATAATGATTTTTCAGAATAAATTATACAATCTGGTCCATAATTTTCATCCTTTCTAATTTCAGATAATAGTTTTTCAGCTGCTTCAGCAGTAGTTTTTACTATTTCTCGATTGCAAAATTTTCTAGTTTCATTATAAAAAGATTCTTGAATTTTCTTTTCAAGTTCTTTTACAAGTTCTTGTCCTTTTAAATTAATAAAACGTCTTCCGTCTTCAGTTTTTGCTTTAAAGAAGTCAGACATTAAATTATGTACTAAATCTCCACATAAGGCTTGTTGTTTCCAAACAAGTTCCATTCTTTCACGAATTTTTCGAAGAGTAGTTTCATCAGTAACAGGAGCAAAAGAGTCTCCTTGTGGAGTTAATAAATCCTATACAAAGGGAATCTAATCTATTACATTTTCATGATCAAATCGTCCTTCTCTATATAATTGTAGTTGACCAACAGGATTAGCAGGAGTTCCATTCCAATAATTATCTGGTTCAAATTCAGGAAAAACTCGATGTAATTCACCATTTTTAGGAGACCATAAATTATGAATTATATCAGTAATAGATTTATATCTTCCTCTAGCTCTTACATTGTCTAAATCAGAAGGTTCTCCTTCTTCCCCCTTAGAATCAGTAACTTGCTTAGTTCCTACAGCTCTATTATATTCATTAGAACTATCCTTAAGTTTTTTACCTATTATTTTCTATTCATCACTTCCCCATTCTATTTTTTCATCTTTATCATTTTCTGGGGATAGTTTAAAGACCGCATCTCCAAATATATTTTTACTAGTATTCTTATTAAAAAGTAAATAATGGTCTAATTCTAATTCGGACTCAAAAGTAAGTCCATTATATTCATATCTACAAGTCATGAGCAAGTTTCAATTAATTCGTTATTTTTCATTAGTTCTTCTTTAGTATTAGCCATTATTCTATGAATTGCTGCATCATTTATAATACCAGGATTATTCACTTCAAAATTACTAGAATCTAGTTGTTGTCCTAACTAAAGTAAAGAATACTGAAAAGGATCTTCTAGTGTTTTTACACTTCTTTTTCCAAATACTATTGAATCTATATCTCTTTTAATATTGTACATTACAAAATTCATAATACTAGGATCTACTTCATCAAAAACACTTGGCTCTTTCACTAAAAATTTAGCAAGTTCTTCTACAAATATTTCTTCTTGAATATCTGACATAGTCCTATTTGGATATTGTTTAATTCTATCCTAAAAATCTGAAAGATTTTCGACAGAACTTACTAATTGAAAATATAAATTAGGATGATTATATCTAATTGAACCTAAAAATAAGTGAAGCTATTCGTGTATAGGAGCGTCTATTGTAGCTTTATCCGTATTTATATAAATATTTCCATTAAATATGAATGCTTCTGCTTGAAATATTGGAAGATTTTGAAATTGAGGATCTTCAGATAACTATTGAGTAGTAATAGGAATCATAGATATTCCATAATATTTTTGTAATCTATCAAGAGCATTTCCTAAAATTACAGCATTACTTTCAGTAGTTCCATCAAAATCAATATCTCTTTCATATTCTTCAATGTCATCATATTCAGAAGGACGATGTAATGTTTCTATAGTGACTGAATCTCCTATCTAATTTAGATGAATTTCTAAGTCAGAATATTCTTGATTTAATTTAGGATTAAGTTCTTCTATAGATTGATTCAATCCTAATTCCTAAAGTTTTTTAATTGTAGTATATCTAGTATTTCCTATCTATTTTATTTTTAACTATTTATCTAAATAAGGCTCTGAATTAGCTCCAGGAATTTCATCTAATTCAGGCATTCTTCCATTTTCTTCTTCAAAACCCCTTATAAAAGAATAAGAGGAAAATTCTGAAAGACCAGACATTTCCTTTAATGTCTGGCCTTTCTAAGAATTTTTAATTTCACAATAATTCATTGTTATTTTTTACATCCGTTTGGATCATCGTCTAATATAGTATCTAATCTATACTAAATTAGTTTTAGATTATTTTCAATATCTTTAGCTTTTCCATTAAATAATTTTGTTGGAGTTATTCCTTTTTCAGATTTACCTTTAATTAAATCTCCATCATCACCAATAGAAAATCCTTTACTCTCAGCTATATCTAAAATTTCTTCTATACTTTTCCAATCATCATCAACCTATATTTGGATATTATCAAAATTAGTAGTTTTACTTATTTTATATTTATGTTTTTTACCAAATTCTAGCATCTAAACTTCTTTACCTTTAATTTCCTATTTAGGTAATCCAAATATACCGTATCCAGCATCTTCTATAGATTTTCTAAAGGATTTAATAACTTTTTTCTCTGATTCATCTGATCCATAATTATTAAATTCATTTGGATCATCTTCATCATAAGAATTATTTTGCTTAGTTAATTTATAACATAAATATGTTTTCTTATCTTCAGGATTCTGAACATAGAAATATTTAATTCTTAATCCAGGATTTACTTCATATAATTTAAGTACTGGAGCAATAGCTTTCATAGTTTCAATCATATTTAAAGTACTAATAGGCTATTTATCCCATTCTGTTATAAATTTATTATAATCAACAATAGTATCAATACTATTATTTCTAATAATATCATCAAACATTATTGTTAGTGAAGACTACCCAGACTAGTTATTATAAGCAATAAGATTATAATAAAACAATTTTTTAATATCTTCCTTATCTAATTCTAACATATCTAATTTAGCGAGATTGAATTGAGCTAAATCAGAAGGATTATCCATATTATTAGTTTTAATCTTAGACAAATCGATAGAAGAGTTATGGTCATCATTAAAATCAAATACTCTATATCCTAAATAAGATAAGAAAGCATTACCAGGATAGTTCTTTTTTAATTTAGGAAATAATATAAATTCAATATATTGTTTAAATTTTAAATCATTTTCTTTATTTAATCCTAATTGAATAGTTTCTGGTTTATTAGATAAATAGATTAATTTTCCATTTTCAATTTTAAAACTAGGAATTTTCAATACTATATTCTATGATATTAAAAATTCTTTATTTTTCTATCTATTTATATATGAAGTAGCATTTTTTCTCATTTGTTCCAACCATTTGGTCTTTCTAACCCCAAATTCTGGAATAACTCTATCTTCAATATATTTTAGAATTTTATAGTGTCTAGATTTTTTATAAGAAATTGTAGTACAAGCATCTGCCAATCTCAAATATTTTCTATAATTAGGAATACTATCAATGACTTTAAATATATTAGTAGTACATTTTATATTTCCATAGATATCTTTAACTAATTTATTATATTCAGGATTATATAAAAATGTATGTAAATCTATATAATAATATTCTTTAGAATTAATAACTCCAGATGTTCTTAAATCATCATTCATCTATTTTAATTTGGCTAATAATTCAGAAGTATTACCTCTTTTTAAAGCTTCCTCTTTTCCTAATATTTCTATTCTATCAGAAATAATTTTACTAAAATCAGTATAAAATTTAATTGAATCTTCTACTTTATTTTCAAGACCTTGGTTAAGTTTCATTAAAGGTCTTAAAGTAGATTGTTCTTCTGCAATTTCAGCTAATTTCAATAGTTGATATAATACTCTATGTTTTTGACCTTCTTCATCTTTGACAGTTTCTTCAATTATATCTTGATAATTTAACCATTTATATATATTTTTAATAGCACCTAAATACTATCTTCCAGAAAATATATTACCTTGAATTCTTTTTAACTCAGATTTAAAATCATCTTTAGTATAATTATTTAAAGTATTGTCTAAGTCGTTTATCTACTAACCAACTTTCTTTTCTCCTATTTTAATAGAAGCATTTGGAAGTATTCCATTTTTATAATTTTCCCAGAGTTTTATTTCTTCCAATATTTGAGTTTTTTCATTTTTCTTTTTTAATAATTCTTGATAAGTTTTTTCCTATTCTTCAGATCTCTTATCTAAAGATTCAAGTTCATTAAAATAGCGTTCTGCTCTATTAGAAAATCCTTTATATTCTTTACTCCCATAAAGAGAAGATATAATATTATCAACAACTCTATTCTTTTTAAACTCTAATAAACTATACTCTTCATTAGGACTCTATAAAAATCTAAATACTTCTTTAAGTTGTGCTCTGAGAGATTTATTTAAAAGAATATTTCCTAATCTAGTTTTATTTAATTCTTCATACTCTTTTTGCTTAGTCTTAGGATTTATTGTATATTTTAGTATTCCGAGTTTTTCAAATAAAGGCTATAAAACACTTAACTGAGAATCAGTAAGATTAATTTGAGGTGCTCTCTATAAGTATCTAATTACATCAATAACTCTTCCTTGTTCTTGCTTTCCAGTAAATATATTACTTTGAGCAATCTTATTTATAAGTATTCCAGTATCTGTTAAAATTAAATGAGCTAATTCATTTACTGACATTCCTAACATTACTCCTGCATCATATAATGACATCATTTTAGGACCACAATTAAGCTGTGGTAACTTAGGATCTTTAGCGTTATCAGTACTTAATGAAAGTAATCCAGATTTAGTTAAGTATGTATCTTGATATTGATTTACTCTTTTAAGAACTTCTCTAACTCTTCTACTTTTCACAGTATCCATGTTTCTAGCTCTCGAATTAGCTAAGATTTCATAAGTTTTTCCGTTAATTTTAACGTTAAATAATAAATCTTCCTAATCCTCCTCTGTTCCTTTATCTAGAGTTTCATAATTATACTAACTAGATAGTTCGAAATTCTTCAATGAAGAAGCTTCAATACCTACTCCTTCTTTACCTCCAAGAGTTAGCGTAAGCATTTTAATTTTAGAATACATAGAACCTCTATCAAATTTCTTTATAAATCCAGCTAATTTCTAATTTTCTGGGTAAGTTTCAGAATCATTAACTAAATCTTTTACTTTATCCATTTCTGGATCAATTGGGGATTGTCCTTGTATTCTATTAGCAGGATCAGCTGATATATCTTTTACTTTTATAGAAATAAAGTTATAAAGAGCATCTATTAATGATTTATTCTAAATGGAAGTATTGTGTATATCAATTAAGGTTTTAATAAATATATTATTCTAATTTTCTGGGATATATCCTAAATCATTATATGCTTGTATTAATAATCCAAGGTTAGGAGCAAATTCTAATATATTATCTTGAATTTGTTTTATTCCATTATAATTGATATAATCTCCGAGAATAGCTTCATTAAAATCCTTAAAGTCCTATTCAATATCTTTATCTTCAGTTAAAAATCCATCTTCAGATAAACCTAATGCAAGTCTTGTAGTAAAGAAAATATTAAAATTAGTAAAGAATATTTGTCCATCAAATTTTTCTAGAGCTTCCATTGCTCTATGGATTAATATATACTAATCTAATTTTGAAGCATTATCCCAATTTTTTGCAGTAATTTCTATACTATCTTTATTTCCTAATATTCCAGGAATTTGTCTAATAATTAAACCACTTCCAGAAGCTGTTTCGATAGTCATTTCTCCAGTTTCTGAATCTTCAGGATTAGTAACAATTAAGTTATTTCTTAATACATTATAAGGAATTTTACTCTATTTATCAATAGGTAACATTGGTAATTCTTTATTAGTAGGGAATGGTAATTTTTTAGATGCTAAAAATGCTTCTCTAGTTTTTAAACTAAAGAAAGGACTCCAAACCACTAATTTACCATGATTAAATTTAAGACCTAATAAAGAGATTTTATCAATGTCATAGTCAGAACCTTGTAACCATAACTGATCTCTAGATACATAAGCTGAATTAGTATTTTCTAATCCGAAAGCTTCTATTCTCATTGCCATAAAAGATTGTTGAGATTGAGCAGGAGTTCTTGATACAACAGATTCTAATGATTCTAAGAAAGACGTATGTACTTCTATTCCAGAATTTATTAATCCTGTAAAGAATTTATTTCTAGATAATAAATTTTCTATGGTTAATTCTGAATGAGATAAATCATCTTCCAACTATTGAATCTTTTTATTTGTAAAATCATAATCTCCGTCCATTAAATTTATCAATGTCTTTGGAGCTATTCTAGCTAAATAATCAATATCATAGGAATCACTTCTTAAATCTTCAGATACATTATTATTAATTATATCAGAAAATAATTTTGCAAGACTATTTATTTTTCTCACAGCAGATTTATTATTACTAGAATTAATCTATTTTAATAAATCCAATTTATAAGTTAAAAGAGCTTGTTCATATTCTTCTTCATAATCCTCTTTTGTAAATGGAACTCTCTGTGAAAAAACTATTCCAGTATAATTAAATTCATCTAAGAAATGTGTTAAATTTCTGGAATAAATTACTTCAGTTCCTGTAGCTTTATCTTTAAATACTCTTATGTCAGGAATTATATTTCCTGTTTCATCAGTAGTATAGGGAACAGAATATAAACGTTTTCCTAAAGGAGTTATTCTATATAATACTTCTCCATCCAATTCAAAGTTAGTTGGAAATTCTAACTAAACTTCCTACTATATCTAATTATTAGGAATAAAATCGTTAGTTAATCGAGCTAAATAAATATGTTCTCCATTTAATGTTTTTAATTCTAAATCATATGTATTCTAGTTAGCTATTTTAGTTTTCCAATTCTATAACTATCTTCTAACAAAGAACATTTTATCTTTTTCTATATCGGATAAATTATCCTATTCTCTTAATCCAAATTGAGTTTTATATATAGGAGGGAGAATTATACCAAACGGAGTAACTTCTATTTTAGTCTTATCAACTTTTATCTTTCTACCGTTTATTTGTACTTCTGTTTCAATTCCAGAACTAATAGCATTTAATTCTCTTTGAAATTGTCTAGTCAAATAATTTTTAACTCCAAACTATCGAACTTCTTCTGGTAATAGTAACTATTCTATTTCTTCCTACTAATCAGTTCTTAATAAAGATAATAAATCATAATCAACTCCTCCTTTTTTAGGATCAATCTACTATAACTATTTATTTTTAAATATATTAAAAGCTTTCTATAAATCAGTTAGAGTATCCCAATTAGCTTGTAGTCTAACCATAAATGCTATTCTATCTTCTTCGGTTTCTCTAGATGGAATTTTAAATCCGATTTCATTACCTTTTTTATCAATTTGAAGATATTGTAGCATTTTAACAGAATCTAATTCCCAAGAACTATATCTATTACCACTAATATCTGAAAAAACTAATTGATAAGTTGTTAAATCTCTTCCCAATGGTTGATTATCCTTATCAATAAAAGTTTCATAAAAAGTGTGTCCTTGATTTATAAGTTCTCCGATAGCATATATATCAGTAGGTTTATTTATTATGTGTAATTCGTATGTTTCAGAATCTCTATAATTATATCCTAATTTAATATCAGCTATAGAAGTTATAGGATTATTTTTACTTTCTTCTTCTAACTGTAACCATTCATTATTGTGTGTATCATAATATCCAGATAAATGTCCATTAATAACAGTCATTCTTCTATTTGAGGGATTTAATACAAACATTCCTCCTTCGAATTTAAGTTTAATACCTTTTTCTAACTAAGATGCTAAACTAGATAATATTTTATTAAATACAGCAGGATGACTTATTGGAAAATTTTTTGCTATTTCCGATATATTTTTAGAAGAAGGATTTTTTCTGTCTAATAAAGAAGCTGCTAAAGCATTTAACATATCTCCGTCATTATCAGAAGCTTGTAAAAGAGTTTTATATATACTCTTTTCCATTACTTTATCAATAAGTTCTGGATCGTCTGTTTCCATAGATTTTAAAATATCTCCAGTAATATATTCAGCCATATTAGATAAGGCAACATAACACTACATAGCTTCTTGAGAAGTATATCCTCTTGCTCCTAAAGCATTAATAACCTAAGTCATTAGTGATACATGACCATCTTCTGCAGAATGTTCAGCATCAAGTTGTTCTCCTAAATCATAGCTTTTTATTACCATATGTGTAAGATGATAATCATCATTATAATAAGCCTCTTTAGGATTAATATTAGCTCCACCATATTTAACAGCACCACCGGTAGCAACTATGTGAATGCAAGCTTTTTTAAGATACTAATTTACTCCATTCTAATCAAATACTTTCTTAATAGGTTTTCCATTTATAGTTTTTCTAATTCCTACATTATTTACTGCTTTTAGAAGTCTTAAAATAGAACTTTCATCATTTTCATAAACAAGAGTTTCTGTTCCATCAGAATTTTTCTATAAATGTCCAGAATAAGCTCCTCCGAAGGCTTCCCATAAATCATAATTTGAATTTATGGATTTAGGATATTTAACCCATTCTTGATTATTTTGAATTTCTCCATTGGAAAGCACTTTAATCATTTCAATATTATTTCCATTTACTCTATGTTTATACCAAGACCAAGTTCCATCTTGATTTTGTCTATAAGCAAACCATTCTCCATAATTAATTCTATTTCCAAAATAATCAACAGTCCAATTAGGAGTAACTACTGGATCTCCAGGTTTCCAATTAGGATTTATTAATTTTTGGACCTTCGGAGAATCCCATTTAATATCATTCATTTGTTTATTTAAGCGAGCATCAAATTTACTATTTCTAATTCTATCATTAGTATGAGCAAATCCAGCAGTTTTAAGAATAAATCCAATTCCAGATTTTGTTCCTTGATAATGTGCAAAAGGTTTTTTATCAACACCCATTGCATCTCCACCAAGAGAATTATTATCAAGATAATTCATTAAAATATTATAGAAACTAGCACCATCAAATGGTTTATCAGTTCCCGATTCTCCTACAAAGTTAAATGAAAAATCCTTATCATCTTCTATAATAGCAAGATTTATATCTTCAGTAATTCCATTTAAAGCATTTGCTTCTTCTCTATGTTTAGAAGCAGTATAAGCAACATATCTCTTTACAGCATTACCAAATTGTTCAGCTTCTCTTTCAGTAATATTAGAAGATTTTCCAGGCTAAGAAACATGAGTTCCTGTAGTTGAGAGAACAAATTCTTCACTTAATAAGAAATCATATAGATTATGTTTTACAAATTCTGGATTTAATTCTATATTATGTACTGGTTTTTCAATAGATTCTATAAAAGGATTTAAATAAGAATTATCACCATCTGGACCTAATAACATTGGATCCATCAAAGCTTCAATATCATTAATAGTTTCCTTTTTATTTATATAATCAACAAGAGTCTTTTTATCAAGTTTTCCATCTTTAGTAAACTCTTTTTCAATCTTTTTATTAAAATCCTCCTGTAATTTTTCGGCAGGAATATCTCTATTATATTTCCGTCTTGTTATAGAATATAATATAAAAGCCTACTATAAAAGATATTCTCCTTTTGTATTAGATTTCCATTTATCTGGTTTAGACTCTATAATTTTATCAAGAGTTTCTTCTTCAGATAATTTTCTAACAATACTATACTAATCTATAGCTTCCATTATAGCCTATAAATTAGCATCAGGGCTATCAATATTTAATTCAGATGGAATTTCTTTACCATACCAATTTAATAAAGATTTATAAGGATACCAATTCTTAAAATCATCCTTAGTAGCAATTAATAAACTTCTATCATCTTCTGAAACTTTAGCAACTGCTATATTTTCTCCCTTAATCCATCCTTGATTCTTTTGTAGAGCTGTCTGAATAGCAATTCCCTTTTTATCATTTACTCCTTCTTTAACTTGAAGTTCAGTTTCTGTTTGTAAGAAATCTACAAATAACTAATCCTCTTTTCTTTTCCAGAAATCTTCATACTATTCTCCTCCGTCAAGTTTTCCAAATACTTGAAGTTGATGTATTAAAGAAGGATTATTTTGTAATTGCCCATCTTTGACAATATAATGAACCTAATCTATTATTTCGATTTCTTCTCCGGCTCGTTGTGCTAAATAAATAGCTTCTCTTAGAACTTTTTGAGCATCTTTTCCAAATACTTCGTTAAATCTAGCAAATGATGAAAGATAATCAAAACCATATCCTTTAGGATAATTTAATCCTAAAGAATCTATAGCCATATCAACATAACTAGTTCTTAATGAACCTTCTTCTAATATTTCCTCTAAATATCTATTATCAGTAATTATTTTATTCTATTCTTGTAATTGAGATAATGTTGCATTTAAATCTTGTTTTAAAGATATAGAGTCTTTTTCAGTGCCTCCTCTTTCCATATTTCTTTGGATAAATGTTTCATCATCCATTGTAATAATTTTATCAAAATCTTGTGGAAACAATTTTAATAATATATGTGGAGAAGCAACTAATATTTTTCCTTCTAAACGTGCTTTATTTTTAACTCTATTCCATTCTTGTGTATAAAATTCTATAAAATCCTAGTATTTTTCTGGATGTTTTACAGAATCAGTTAAATATTGTTTTTTAACTTTGTTAAATTCTTTACTTCCTATTTCAGTATTAGATTTTTCTGCTATCCAAGCATCTCTTTTTTTATTAAATTCTACATCCCAATCAATTAATTGGTCTTTGTATTTACCATTTTCTACTGACCAAGATTTTCCCATTGCGGGATGTGCCCAAATTATTGCTGATTTATTTAAAACCCCATATTGAGATTGTACATAATTAAGAACATTTTGATAATATTCTCCAAATTCTTCTTTAATAATAGTTTTTAAATCATTTACAGTTAAATCTCTTAATCGAAGTTTAATATTTGGATCTTCAGGTCTTAATAAAGCATTGTATTTTTCTTTTATAGGAGAATCCCAATTATATTTTAATTTAATAAGATTACCTTTATCAGATACAACAGGACCCATTACTCTTAAGATACCTCCACCTTTTTCAACAAGTGTTCCATCCTCTTCGTTGAGTTCCATTAAATCTCCATACATATCATATAAGAAGGATGCAGTCACTAATTCTTCTTCTGTAAATTTTTTAGCTTGTTTATTATTTCCAGGCTCTGCATAATCACGCATTAATTCAGCACCTTCATACATTCCGTATATAGAGAAATGTTTTATAGGAGAATCTGGATTTTTTCCATAATTTTCTATAATTTCATTATATTTAGATAATAATGAAGACAATCCTAAAGTAGAAACTTGTTTTCTTTCTCCATCCTATACAGTATTTATTTCTGAATACCCTTCTAAAATATCTTTAACTTTAGATATTTTTGATAATATACCTTTATAATCAAAATTAGAAATAATTCTAGGTTGAACTGAAGAATAAGCGACAGTAGGATATTTATCATTAGCATTTTTTAATGTATAATAACTCTTAATAACATTATCATATTTACTACTACTAGTATTAATCATATGTTTACTAACCTAGAAATTGTATAACATTCTAGATACTAATCCTAATACTTCTTTTAACTATCCTTTCTAGGTTCTTAATATATTAATAAAAGCTTCGTTAAAATCTAAATCTAATACTTCATTAAATATTGGAATAAAATGTCTTAAATTCTATTCAGTTATAGGAAAAGATTTTCCATTTTCATCTAAAACTTTATAAGTTAAATCAGAATCTACTACAATTTGTTTTCCATCTTTAGTTTTTATAGTAATAGACTTTCCAGAAGGAGATTCGTTATTTTCTTCTTTTTCAAGATTATCAATTATAGAAAACTCCTAAAATTGTTCTTCACCACTACTATTAGTCTAACTAAGTGGATTTAGTTTATCATATTTAGTTTCTAATGCTCTCTGAAATAGTTTTAATCTAGTATTTCCAACTTTATCTCCGAGATTTACAGTAATTATACCTTTTTCTTCATCTTTAAGATACTCTAATTGTTGTTTATTTTCTATATTTAAAAACATTGTATTAACATGTTGAAATATAGAATTATTATTTGGATCAAAACCTTTTTCTCCAGTATTCATAGAAAAAACTGAATAACTTTCTGGAGAATACATTTCATAATATAATGACCTTATAGTTTCTTCTGTTTTACTCTATTTACTAAATATACTAGAATATTTATTTATATCAATATCACTTTTCTTTCCATCAAGTCCTATCTAATATACTGGTTGAGTAAGTCTAAATATTATAGGCATTAATATTTCAGGATAGCGTTTAGCAGCTGCAAGAACCTATTTAAATGTTTTTCCTTTTACATAAGTATCAAGAATCCATCTTAAATAGTTTACTGTTTTTTGTTCATTTTCTTTCTAGTTTAATCTTCCATATCTTTTACTAAAAGAATTTACAGCCTAACCACTTTCAACTTTTCCGTTGTATAAAGAAGCAAATTCATTTTCTATAATACTAGTTATCTTATCATCAATTATATCTTTCGGAAAAGGATTTCCTAAAAAATCAGATCCAGATTGAACATCTAATATTTTCATTAAATGTCCAATAGCTACTTTTACATTAGAAAATTCTAGTGTTTCATCTGTAGCCCTTCCTGATTTATCATGTACCTATAGAGATGAAACAAAAAGCATTGGTAAACTACCTAATTCTTCAGTTTCATCTGCATCAACATCATCATCACGCCATTGGTGAATAACCCTATCAGCAGTTTTTATTGAATATTTATCAGAATTATTTAAATTATATTCTCCAAAATTTTTAATTGAAATAGCCTTCTAAAAAGTCTATGACATTAATTCATCAAAATGTTTTAAAGCAACGTAAGCCTAAAATCCCTTTAATAATATCTTTCCACTTTGTGTTAAACTATCAGAATTAATTTCTGGTAATCTTGCAATTAATATTTTAGGAAAAACATTTTCATCATTAAATATTTCATCAAGAAAATTTTTTATTGCTTCATTAGAATTAATTTTATAAGCAAATTCAAATTGTTCTATAGTCTAAGAATTAGTACGTATTTTAAGTACTTCTATAATATCATTCAATAATCTCTATCTAAAATTCTAAATAGATTCATTTATTTCTTCACCAGAATCCGCTAAATATTTATTATTTTTATCCTCTACAATAAATAAAGAACGAATCGCAGAATTTCTAAACCACTTTTGAAAAAGTAATTTACTTGAAGAATTATATTTAAAATATTTATCTAAAAACTACTATCTAATTTGTGTTTTTTCTTTAAAATCAGTATTTAAAGTTCTCCCGATTTTATCTTTGGGAGAACTTTGATTTTGTTCTGATTCTTGCTTTATATCATCAAACACGTGATCGACAGAATTAATAATATCTTGTGCAATACTATTTAATTCCTAATTATCAAATGTTAATAATGTAATTGCATATTGTCCATATTCATCATCTAAATATTCTTGTACAGACTCTTTGAAATCATCTAAACTATTTTCATATTTAGGAATTAATTTAGATAACTCTGATTTAAAATAATTAACAGGATCCAATGAATTAAAAGAATTTATTATAATTTTATTCATATCGGATATGAATTCATTTAATTCGTCTCCTAATCTACAATTTTTTCCCATAAAATTTTCAATTAAAATTTTGCATTACTACAAGATATGTATTTTTTTCCATCTTCTACATATTTATTATCTGTATTATCTTTTTCGATAATATCTTTCTCTGATAAGTATTTTTGCATTTCTGTCTAAACAGATTCTAATAATTTAACTCCTTCTGAAGTACTTAATAATTCCTATTTCCACTAAGCAAAAGTTTTATCAGTACCTTTAATAGGAATATTTGGATTTAACTTCGCCTGATAACAGAATGGTAATTTAAGTTTAAACATTAAATTAAGAGCTAGAACGTCAGCATTACTAGTATCATTCATAGGGAATATAAATCCATACAACATACTTTTATCTCCTTGTTTATCAACATTAATTAAAGATTGTATTACATCAGGATTTCTTTCTTCAAAACCTGTAAAAGGATTATATAATCTATATTTATTAGAATTACTATCTACCTATTCTATAGCAAGATTTAATGTTTGACCTTTGTTTCCTCTAAGTCTATAAACAGGTCCATATTTAGGACGATCTATTATTTCAAATATAGTCCATTGTCCATCTTCTCCTTGAGATTCTCCTTCTGATGTATATATATCAATAATATCTCCTACTTTATATTTAGATTTTATTATATTCTATTGAGGTTCAGGTAAATTACTTCCAGTTAGAGTATTATATTCAGATATACTACTATCTCCTACAGCTATTCTATTGCCATTTCTATCATATATTTCAATAGCAAAATTATTGTTTCCATGGTCTATCAATTTAGCAGAATATGCATTTGAACTATAGATGGAGTTATTTATAATTTTTACTGCTCCTTCAGGTATAATAAACTTACTATCATCTAATTTAGCCTCATTACTATCTAAAATCCAAGGGTCTCCATTTAAAGTAAATGAAGTAGTACCATCAGAATTAAATTTAACATTTTGAGCTTTTCTAATTTCTTCACTTGTAAAAAATTTATATTTTCCATCATCCTATTTTGAACATAAAATACCTAAAGTCTAATATATAAATTCTCTCGGATCTTCCAAAACTTTTTTACGAGACTCTTCATCAAGTTCAGCAAATTTATCAATAAAATCATTTTTCTTTCCTAAACCTTTTTTAGAAAAATCTCGTGGAGTAATTTCCCTCAATTTTTTAGTATCCTATTCTAACTATTTTTTAGCTAACTTTTCTTCTTCGGTTTCTCTTTCAGATGGAGTTTCTTCATAATAATGAACATTATTACCTTTCTTAATTTGCATCGCTTTGTCAGTAACTGCAAATATATTTTCATTATCCATATTAGTATCAATAACTTCAGAATCTCTACCTAAAGCTCCTGTAAGAATCCATTTTAGCATTGGAACAATATCTAATGAATATTGTGTAGAATCAATTTTTCCATTGATTTGATATTCTCCTCCGTTTTTACCTATAGCATAATCATTACCATAATTAGTTTCAACTAAAGCAACATTTAAATTAGTTTCATCGTCAATTTCAATAGGATCAAAATTACTTCCATTTTTTACTCTAGTATGTAATTGAACTTCTTTCCATTCAATTGTATCAATAAATGATTTAACCCTCTATTCTATTTCTGGTTTTAAATATTCTATATTATCTCCATTTTTTCTAACAACTTTTTCAGAACTGCCTAGAGCAGTATTAAATATCATTTCATTTAATTTTCTCTAAAAAAGATGTCTAAGAGTTAATTTATCATTATTAGTAGGCTATAAAAATCTTGGTTTAGATTCTCCTTCAACATTATATTTTAGTAAATCTAAAATACTCTTTATTTCTGAATTATTCTTATCTAAAGAAGTGATAGGACTATTTAATAAATTATATAAAGAATGTGTATTATTTTTCTTTTCATAATCTAACAAAGCTTTTACTAATTCTTGTAATGCTTTGAATTCTGCTACAGTTTTCTTATATAAATTTACATCCTATCCGTTTATTTTTACTACTTTATCCTTAATATTATCCTTAATAAATTTTTCATATTCAGTTATGAAAGGACTATCCTATTTTAATATAGCCTAAGATAATAATCTAAAAGCAGTATTTTTAGTTCCTAAATCTTTATCAACTTCTTTATTTTTATCCTTATGAGTATTTAAAGCTGTATAAAGATTAAATAAATAACGTTCAGTCTCTAATGAAGGAGGAATTACTTCAACTAATTTAATTCTAGGTTTAGCTGTAGAATCTTTTATTTGTTTAACATATTCTTTTAATAATACTTCAGAACTAACACCCTGCAATAAGGGATCATCAGTTACTAATACAAAAGGTTTACCTGGAGTAATTTGTTTATTATTCTTCTTTATAGGATCTTTATCAACACAAACCATTATTTGACTAACATTTCTCCAAGGCATTAATTTCTTATATTTAGAAAGATTAACCCATTTTCCTCTATAGTAATATTTTTCATTCTGAAGATATTCTTCACCTTTAGGTTTATTAGTAATAGTAATTCCTGTAGGTTTAGCAAATCCCGCCAATGTCCCATTAAATAATTTATTAAGATATGCAATATTATTAAATGCTGTACCTTGATAAATATCTAGTAACATAGCAAACTCTTTTAAATGAGGAATATTTTCTTTATTTATTAAAGCTTGTTTTATAGCTTTTTTAAACTTAGTTAAATTTCCTCCTACATTATCATAAATTTCTTTTATTTCCTCAAACTCTTCTTGACCTAAAAGAGTTAAAGGAGAAGTTAGTTTTGCTAATGGAATTCTTACTAATTTTTTGCCATTTTCTAAAGTAATTACCATAGAAATAACAGCATTTCTAGGTTGACGTATTATAGGTTCCTCATTATCATCGTTAATTATTCCAGAAAGATTTTCATCTTGTCCTTTATAACGCTCTCTATATTTAGATAATTCTTCATCGTTTTCGAAAGCTTCCTTAGTATTTCCATTATAATCCTCATAATACTAGTCATATATAAAATCTATTCCAAGAGCTTTATCAGTTCCTAATAAATTTTGTACTACAGTCACTAAAGTATTATAATCATCACAATTACGTCCAGCTTCTCTAAGTTGATTTAGTAAAGTAATTAACTGTTCTTTACCTTCAGTAATAATTCCCTAATTGTTAATTTTTACTCCACTTACTAGTTTTCCTTCATCATCATATGTTTCAAAAGGAAGTCTAATTCCACTGTTTTCAAATAATTTAACAAGTCCATGAATATTATCAATTCTATCCTCATGAAAATCACCTAACTACAACTAAGCCTCATTCTCCATAGGATCCATAGTTGCATTAAGATTTCCAGAACTATCAATTACTTTACATCCAGTTTCATTACACATAAATGTATGAATAAGGATATTTAATTTTCCTTCTTCTTCATTTTTAATTACTACTGGAGGATCAATATTTCTTTTCTGAACTTCCTCTTTAGAAACTATTTCTTCATCTGGAACCGTTTCTTCTTGTTCGGGTTCTTCTTGCTATTTCTATTCAGTATTAGACCAGTTTATAGAAGGAGTAGCTGCATCTTTATTTTCTATAGCACTATTAATTATATCTCTTCTCTCTTTAGCATTAGCATCTTTAACTGATTGAGATAAATTATTTTCTTGATATTTAGCTTGTGGAATAGATGTAAATATCTTTATATTATCCATTCCAGGATTTCCATAATGTCCAAATATTAAAGAACCCTGTTTAGCTCTAGATATTGCAGTATAAAATCCTTTTATAAAGTTTTGTGCTTTAGTAGCTTCACTTAACCCTTCATTTTGATTATTAGCAGCATCTATTAATGCACTTCCAAAAGTTTTTTGTAAATCTATAATATAATATTGTCCTTCTTGCCCCTAAGATGCTCCAGCTGTTACTGTTTTTATTCTATCTTTATATTTTTCTGATTTAGATAAATTATTAATAGCAATAGCTAATTCACTTCCTGGATTATCAGTTATAAAATTAATTACATTTTTTACAATTTCTTTTTCTCCATTTTTATTTATTTTTACAGTATCAGGAGCAAGAGTATCTAACATTATTTTTATAGTTTCTATAGCTTTATCTATATCTGTTTCTATTTTATCTCCAAATAATCCTCTATTAGGATCTTCATAATATGAAAGAACAATAGGAGAAACTCCATTTTCTATCTTTGCCATATTATCAAATATAGTATTAAACTATAATCCTATTTTAGATATATTTCCAGATTTATAAGAATTATTACTTCTTATAGAGGTTCCTAATTTCCAAGAACCTATAAAATTAGCATTTCCTAAACCTACAAAAACTGGTCTGTTATCTTCTGGATCATAATATTTGTCATATTTAATAATATTACCTTTATTATCTTTTGGTCCATCATTTTTTAATATATATCCAGAAACTCCCAACTATTTAAAATCTCCAGCAGCTAATGAATATAAATTATTTTTTCTTAAGAATTTATCAGACAATAATAAATCTTGTTGTGAAAAAGAAGAAATCTCATCAAAAAGGATAAGTTTTGGAACTTTTACTTCCTTTAAAGTTTCGTTTTTATAATGGAAAATTCCTTTATTATCTTTCGTAACATCATCTTCTAATAGTATAAATTCATCATTTACTATTCTATTCTAATATCCATCATTAATTTCTTCAAAATACTGTTTTTTAGATAATGTTGTAACATGCTCTAACCCTAATTCTTTAGCTGTATTAGCCGCATTTTCTTTTGAATTACTAACTATCCAAACATCTTCTAATAATTCTGGATGATTTTTAGCTAACATTCTTACAATAGTATTATAAGTAGCGGAAGTTTTACCACTTCCAGGATCACCTTCAATTAAAAAATGTCTTGATGATAATATATAATTTGCAACATCAAATCCTTTAATTTTTCCTTCGGCAGTAACCTATTCTTCGACAACTTGATTCACATATCCTTGAAATTCTTCAAAAGTTTTAGGATTTATCAAATAAGAATAAGCTCTTCTTATTGCTTCTTCTTGACCTATAACAGGAGTATATCTTGGATCGTCAGTAGCTTCTATATATTCTTTATAGACAGCTTCTGGATCAGTTGCTATTAAAGATGCTATATACCAGATAAAGTCGGCATTGTCTTCTCTTTTCATATCTACATTTATAGTAGATGTTTTTTCCTCATCAAAATCTAAGAATTCTTTAAATAATTGTTTAAATTGATTTAAATCTTTAATTTGATGTTTCTAAAAGAGATTATATATTGCTTTTTCTATTCTAAGTTTTTCTTTAAATATAGCTTTTCTCTCTTCTAAAGAAAGTTTTTCTTCTTTATCCTTAGTATTCTTTAAAGTAGTAGCATCATTTATAGCTTTAATTAATTCAGATTTTTCTTCTCCCCAATCGTCAGGAATTTCTACAGATAGTTTCTATATATTAGCATAATAAATTTGATTTATTTTAGCTTCTTGTTTTAAATGTTCTGTAAGTTTTGTCGAACTATTAGCATCATATAATTTTTTATAAAAAGTTAAATCATTTCTAAGTTTAGCTAATTCATGAAGCATACTATCAGCAGTTCCAGTTTGTAATTCTGGAAGTTTTTCAACTTTTTTAGTTTTAGATTTCTCTTCAGTTTCTGGAGGATATTTTTCTGCTAGTTCATTTACTGTACTATTATATCCAAAAGTATCACCTATTGTTCCATAATATTCAGTTTTAGCAGCATTTATATGTGCAGCAGCTATATCAATTAATTTAATAGTATTATTTATTTTTCTTTCTACTTCTTCTGAATAAGAAAATTCTCCTAAGTTACTTCCCTGTGCTAAATCATTCATTAACTAAGCTAAATCTGTAACCATTCCTGTAGTATCAAATCCAGACTATGTTAGAGAATAAACCATTTGACTTAATAATTCTTCTAGTGGAGAAGATTTAATAGAATTAATTGCTTGATTTAATCTATCTTTAATTTTCTAATTAGTTACATTTGCTGAGTTAATAAATGTTTTTAAATACTATTTTGTAGCTGGAGTTATATATTTAGCCTACTTAAATATATTAATTAACTAATCCTATACATCAACATTTTGAATAAACTATGATATAAAGTCTTCATAACTTTCAATTTTTTCCTAAACAAACTATTCCTAAATTTTTCTTATAATATTCTAAAAATTTTCTTCAGTATTAGTTGGAATGGGCTGCCATTGTAATACTGTTTCTTTGTAATCATCATTTAACTTCTACCTCTATTCTGAAGTTAAATTCTAATATTCTTCTATAGTCTAGGGTACTTTAAATCCATAATGTTCTTCAAAAGATTCTTTAAAAGAATTTAATTTATTTTCAAAGTCGGAAGATGTATTCTAATCAACTTTTCCTTTTATTCCCTATAATAAAGTATTAAGAATATCTTCAGTAAGTCCAAAATTAGCTACTCCAGCTATTCTTAAACCATCTAATGCATAAAGTTCAGTAGTTCCTATAATATCTCTAGACTATGTTAAAGATTTTTCTCGTCCTCTATCACCTAAAAATATTTCTTCAAGATTTCTTATTACATTTTCTTCATTATCAGTAAAATAATTCTACTCGTATTTTTTAAGAAGATTGTTAAATGCTTGTTGATTATGTTTAAAAACCTAATAATTTCTATGAACTATTTCTCTTCTAGCAATACTTCCATCTGTCCACTATTTTGTTAATTCTTTTATTCTAGCTTTTCCTTCTTCCGTAGAATTGAGTTCTTCATATTTTTTACCTTCAACATCTTCTATCCATTGGACTAATCCTGTAGGTCCATAAACAGAAGAAATAGGAACAGTCATTTCAAATAATGCTTCAGCAATAAACTCATTTGCCATTGTACCATCACGATACATCTTAAGTCTATCTTGGATTTCCTTTAATTCATCTTTACGTTTCTTTAATTCTGCTTCATCAGTTGCTGTCCACTATTCTTTTTCTTTTTTAGCTTCTCTTTCAGCAGAATCCGATTCTCCTTTAGGAACTCCGTTTTTTCTTTTTTCTAACTAATCAACTTTAGCAGCAACATCAACTAATTTAGTAATATAATTCTAATATTCATTAGTATATACTCCTAAAACATTACTACCTAATAAACTATAAAATCTTAATTGTTTTCTAGTAAGTTCATCGAGTAATTGATTGTCAGATAATTTAAATTCTGCTCCATGAGAATTTAAAATATCTTCAATAATATCAGCTTGTTTAATAAGTATTTGTTTAACTTTATAATCCTAACTATCTTCGTAAGAATTAGCTGGTTCATAAGATATAGTCCCATCAGAATTTATTATTTCTCTATCAGATAATGACTCTTTTGCAAAATTCATTTTTCTAACAGTATCTCTATATTCATCTAATTGTCCATTCAATGCTTTATTTACAAGTTTTCTATATGCTTGTGTATTTGCGTCTGGATTATTTATACTTTCAATTATGTCTTTTTGTCTTTGTCTGGCAGCTCTATATCCAGGAAGTCCAGTAGCTATTCCACCACCAATAGCACCTCCTATAAAACTCATTCCGTAACGAGTAGCCATATCTTTCCAATTATCATCAAATTTAGCACCGCTTCCTAATTCAGTAGCAATATTAAATACAGTTTTAGAAAAGTCAAGTAATAATTCTTCTGAGGTTTCTTCTACTCCTTCAGAAAGAGCTGCAGCTGTAGTTATTTTAGCTGTATTAGTGATAGTACTATCTGCATAATGTCCTGTAGCAGCTTGTTTTCCTAAATCAACAATTTTTCTAAAAAGATTTTTCTTTTTTTCTTTAGTAGTTTTTTGATTAATTAAACTTTTTGCCTCTTTGTCGGTAACAGATTCTAATGCTTTAGCAATACTCTAATTTTCAAATTTTTCTAGTTTTAATTCTGGAAGAATCCATTTACCTATATCACTTCTTAATATTTGCCATTCGCCTAAAGAATAGCCTATAGCAAAAGCAGCTGCTTCAAAATCTGTAGCACCTTGCTACTTTGCTTCACCATAAGAACTTGCAGTAGTTATTCCTGTCATGTACGCCATTGAAGCATTTTTAGCAATATTCTATCCAACTTTTAAACGTTCGTTTAAAGCTGCTTTGGCTCTTGCCCATTTAATTCCCTATTCTGATTTTAATATTAAATCTAATTCTTCTTTAGATTTAGCTCTTTTAAGTACATTTAAATTAAATCCTTCTAAAGCTGCTTGAGATTCTAAATAAGCTCGTCTAGCTTTTTCTGCTTCTTTTCCTTCTCCTAATAATTTAGGATTTATTCTAGAAGCAATTGCGTTTCCATATTTAAATAAAAATCTTTGTTCTGCTAATTGAGTGAATACATCAGAAATAAGTTTTAATCCTGTTTCCATTGTCCACGGATCAGCCTCTATTCCTAATTCTTCAGAACCTTGTGTAGAATCAGAAGTGGAGAAACTAAAAGCTTTATTCCATCCTTCTATTTGAGACATTAATTCATTATCACTTCCTAAGAAAATTTTTCCTATTGTAGGAAGTATTTCTGAAAGTCCAAGTCCTACTCTAGCTATCATATATGCAGTATTGACATATGGTATGAATACTGGAACTATTTGAGCTACAGTTCTACTTAAACTTCCAAAAGTAGATTTTTCAATATCATCAGAATCAAAAAAATCATATTCATTCCAAGCAGAACCATCAGTAGTCAAAGTATCAAATCCTGAAAGAACATCTCTTCCATATATATTTCTATCACCTAAAGACTCATAATAATATGTTCCAGTTATAGGATCTATTTTCTTTTCTCCTTTATGATATACTATTTTATCTTTATCGGTTGTTGGATTACCATTTTCATCTGCATCAAAATCCCACTAAGCCAATACTTTAGGATTAAAAAAATTATCCCACCATCTTTCATTAGGACTTTCTAGCCATTGTCCAGTTTTATAATCATATTGTACATTAGCTTCTGCTAATTCTCTAACTGATTTTGTTGGATTTTCCTATATTCCAAAATCTACAAAACCTCTCTACTAACGAAGTGGATTTGCAATTTTAGTTATTTTAAATTCCTAATTTTTATTTTTTAAATTTTCAGGAGCAAATATATCATTTCTATAAAACGGTTTATAAGATTCAGTCAAGTTTGATAATTCATTATATTGCTATAATGCCTATTCATAGGCTAAGTCGAATTTTTTTTCATCAAATTCTCCATTTGTCTAAAACAAATCGAAATTTTGAACAGTTTGAGAATTTTTATATTTATCTTTGTTTAATAATTCAGTATTTGAAGAATCTAGTCCAACCAACTAAAAATCTTTTGGACTAAAAGTTGGATTGGACATTAATTCTAAAAAATAATCATGTTCTTTCATAATTTATGTTCTGGTTTTTTATATGAATTTATCTTAGACTAATCATATCTCTATTCTCGAAGTTCTAAATTTGTAGCTTGAGTCATATATATATCTTGTCCACTACTAATAGCAGAAGCAACTATACTTTCTTTTATTGGGACAAACACAGTTCCTTTATATAGTTCATCTCTATGTCCTATAAATCCTAAGAAGCTATCTGATAATTCAAAATTTTTATCGTTATTTTTTTGTTGTATAAAATTATTATATAATTCTCTTTCCTAATCATTAGCTACTCCTACCATATCTAAAATTACATTTTTATCAACTAATGCGGTATCTGGAGTAGTTACTTGAAATGCTGCAAATCTTTTCCAATTCTATTGATTAAGATTTCCAGAAGAATTATATTTATGAGGAATTCCTAATTTATCACATATTTCATTTATCTATTGCCAGTTTTCTCCATTGTCTTCAATATTATTTAATCTTAACTATTTATCAAGATTTTCTAATTGTTTTAATATTTCAAAATCTGGAATATCTGGATTACTTGGATCAACAGGTAAATCCATTCCTACAACTTCACCGTTATTTAATATTACTTGATTATAAGCAGTAGGAATTATTCTAGAACCTCCTATTGTAGCTTTATTCCAATCTAAATTTCCTTTTACTGTAGATTCAGTTGCTTCTTGCATAGAAGTTCCAGCCCCCATATTTTCTCCACTATTTTTCTAAAATTCAGAATACCTTCCTAACACTTTTACAGCATAACTACTTCCAGGATTTAATTCTATTTCAGATTTATATCCTTTTCCTGTAATTAATGCAGTAGCAGCATTTAATTTTAATCCATCTGAACCATCTTTAGAACTTCCATCTTTACTAGCAGCTTTTCCGCTAACAGCATCTAAAGTATTGCTTTCATCAAGTTCTGCTCCGACCATTGAAGCAATAATTGCATCAGGAGATGTTCCAGTCATAGCTGAATTTACTCTTAATAAATTCTTCATATTACTAGGTAAAATAGAAGTTAAATAATTTATTGCCATTTTAGCCTACTAAACAGAATTCTTATCATTATATTTATAATCTCCATTAGGAGCGTCTTTTAATACTTGAATACCTTGTCTAATAAAATTAGCATCTTGTTTAGTATATCCTTCTATTTCAGAAGAACCTATTTTAGGAAGTTGTGCTTTTAAGAATTTTGCTATTTCTTCCATACTAGTTGCATTTCCAACAACTTGTAATACATTAGAATTAAATGCTAAGTTAGGATCAACTGCTCTTAGATTTAATAAATCTCCGTTAGTAAGAGGATTATTCTTTTTTGGATCAATATCATCTAATTTTTTATATTCAATTTTTCCATTCTCTACGTTCTAAGTAGCAACTCTTCCATACTAATCAATAGCAAATTCAGATATAGCTCCTTTTTCATTTACAATTTTAGAAACATCATCATACTATTTTTTAAAGAATTTAATATTGTTTATTTTCTACATTTGTTGTAAATACATACTAGCAAGATCATCGGAACTAATTTCATTTCCAAATAAATTTTGTTTCTACATTAAATTACTCATTGCTATATATAGACTATTTACATCAGAAGGAATTCCTTCACTAGATAAACTTTTAAATAAATCCTTCATCAAATCTAAAACTCCCGAAGAAGATTTAGTAGTACTTGAAGTACTTTTTTGTGAAGTTGTTGTGGTTTCTCCACCAAGAGTTACTGGTTTGTAAATTGTAAAAGGGGCCACTCCACCCTACTAATATCGTCTAGTCTTTCCTTTGGGGTGTGGTGCGAGCTTTTCTATTTTAGGTTGTTTTCTATTTAAAGCATCTGAAGATAATTTAGACATTTTTCTAAAGTGTTCTACAACATCTTTAGTTGATTTATATAACAAATCGTCTTTCTTTTTATGTGTTATTTTAGTTCCAGATTTTGCAATATCTATAAATGAATTTCTGTTTCTTCTATAATTTCGTAAATTTTTAAGCTATTCTATTTTATGTTTATTTATAAAATTCTAAAATATTCCTCTAGCCTAAATTACATCTGGATCATCATAATCATAACTTTCATCCGATTTTTTATGTTTCTCTAATACATCATTATAAGCTTTATAAGCATCTCTATATTCAGGAGTATATTGAAAACCTTCTTGACCTAATAAGTATATCTAATCTTCTAAAGACTATTGTTCAGCTAATTGCTATCTTTTTCTATATTCAATTCCCTATAAAAAGTTATCAATAGAAGACCACTATGCAGAATGTTTCTCAGAAAGAAGATTATGTTTTAAAGCATTTGCTTGATTTATAGAAGCTATATTATAGTTTGCTACTTCAGTAGCACGTTGTCTATTAGCATCTGAATGTTGAGAAGACTATTCAGAAGTTTCTCTAATCCTTTGATTATCAGCTAAGTCTCCTTGTGCTTTTAGTTCATCTCCTGTTCTTTTAGCCTCTTGCTAATAAGCCATTTGTCTATCAGCATCTGAAGTAAATGGTCTAGAAGCTTTAGTCTATCCTTGTGTCGCTCTCCTGTAATATGCTTGCTTAGTAGCTTCATCACCTACAACTTGTCTGTATGTATTGTAAGTTTGTTTTAATGTAGGTCTTATTCCTTGAATTTGTTCATCATATACTCTTTCGTTATTAGCTAAATTTCCAGCTAATCTACCCATAGCATACAAATTAGGATTAGTTAATATTCCCTAAAGACCTTCTTTTATTTTATTCCAATCAAAACCGTATTTTTTTCCACCTTCACCGGCTGGTACTTGTGTCTTTTTTCTTTCTTCTATTACTTTTTGTATTTTATCATCAATCTCTAATGGTTTTGGTGCTCCTAATTTTTCTTCTTTAATTACTGGAGTAATCTTTAACGGAGTAATCTCGTAGTCTTCCCAATAAACTCCATCATCTCCCCAACCATATTCTACAGGTTCTTTAGAAACCTAATATTTACCAGCATCTTCTGGACTTACCCAATGATACTTTCCTTCGTTATCTACATAAAAATAACGTTTACCTTTATCTAAGAAAACATTATGTCTTCCTCCAGGTAAATTATCATTACGTTCATAGTACAAATAATCTTTTACATTATTAAAACTTTTTCCAGGCCTTCCATAAGTATCATTGTTTGTAGTAGTCCAATTAGATCTCATCTAATTTCCATCATAAACTCTTGCTAAAGAATTTTTTGGAAGAAGATCGTCAGATAATCTTGCATATGCCTTACCTACATTAGATAGAGTTCCGTCTGTATTAAACAATGCATCAGTAAATCTTTTATAATAAGTATTATTTAACTCTATATTTCTAACATAATCTCTAGAAAAACTTGGATTTGGAACATAACGACCTCTACCATAGCCATTAGTTCTAGATGCCCAAGCTTCTCCAAAATTTAACGGATTGACTAATCTAGAAGTATCATAAGCATGGGGATATCTAATTCCATTGTACAAAATATTATTACCTCCCTAAAGCATAGGTATTTTAGGTCTTATTTTCATTTATTTATAAAATTTTTATATCGTTGTATTCTTTGTTTATCTATTCGTCCACCTTGTTTGAGCCATCCTTTAGCTTTAAATTCCTTTAGAAGTTTTCCTACATTTTCCATAGACATTCTATTACCAGATTTGGAACTTGAATTATTCTTTCGAATTTGTTGAACAACTTTAGACATATATTCTTGAATCTCTTTTTGAGATTTTAAATTATGCTACACATGATTATCAGTCATACTTTTATTGGTTGCCTATATTGACCAAGTTCCATCTTTCTATTTTGTAACTTGAAAAATATAATCTCCTATTGTAATAGATTTATTATCCTACAAAGGATTTTTTGAAAAATGTCCTTTTAGTATATCTCTATATGCTTTAGCTTCTGCTGAGAAAGGATCTAAATTTTTATTTTCATAAACAGGTTTTCTTATATCAATAGGATTATATGGTTTTAAAGGAGTAATTTCATTTTTACCTATATTTTTATTCGGAAAGAAAGAAGAATTAGGTTCTGTTGAAGAATCTGTTCTAGAAGTACCTAATTTTTTAGTCAATAAATCATAATCAGTTGGAACATTTTCTCTAACCCATTTTGGAATATATCTATACGTTCCTTTTCCTGCTTTCGCATCTAAATTCTATTGCTATAGCCTTGCTAAATTCTATTGTACTGAAGTACTAAGAGAAGGAGTTTCATAAGTTCTCTAAACCTTTACAGTAGGTTTAGTAATTCCACGTAAAGGATTAAATGCATGACTTCTTATTTTCGCAGAAGTTGCTGAAGGTAATTCTTGTTCTAATACAAGTCCTGCATTTTCATCGTTTTTGACTTCTTTATTTAAGTATTTATTTGCTTCATCTTTACCTCCTTTTTGAACTGCTTCGTTAAGACCTTTTACTTGTTCATCATTAACAGGAATTTCACCTTTATTAGTTTTTACAGTTTGAGTTTTTACTTTAGTTGCAGCTTGTTTTCCTGCATTTCTATATTTATATGCATTATAAGTACCTACTCCTCCTTGTAATATTCCGACTACTGAACTAACTCCTTTAATTATATTTTTACCGTCTTCGACAGTTAAATCAGTTACTTTTCCATCAGCTATTTTACCCCAAGACTATCTAAATGATTCATCTTCCATTAACGAAGCAAATGCTCCAGAAGATATACCTATTCCAATAAGTGATGGAGCCATTCTTGCTAATGTTCTACCCCATTTTCCTGCTCTAAATAATTTACCTCCAGGAAATAATCCTAAAGCAGTAAATGCTGCATTCAAGATGACATTTGTTCCGACTTCTCCCCATGATACACTTGGGTCAGCAACATCTGCTAAAAGTTCTTGTTTAAGAGCATCTAGTGAAAGTCCTGCTGAAATAGCAGTACCATACATTGGTATAAATGCAGCTACTCCAGCACCTATGTCTTCCACTAAGGCACTTAATCTAGCACCATCAATTCCACCATTTTTTGCTGTATTTATCCAATCTATAGAGCCATCTTCATTAAATGTCGGAGTAAACATTTGTCTTTTTCCAGCATTTGCTCTTCTTAACAAGTCCTATTCTTCAGCAGAATATCCTTTTAAAAAATCGTTAAACTAGTTAGCGGCCATCTATTGTTGTTCAGCAGTCTAATATCCTATTAATCTTCCTGTAGGAACATGCCAAACAGCACCTTCGATTCCATTAACTTTCTAAAAATCCTATATTTTAGAATTTTTAAACATTTGAGAAGAAGATTTAATTCTATTAAATAAGTCTTCGTCAATAGATGTTCTATGACCATATTTAAATGTTCCTACTAATTCAGATAGTTCTTCTCCTGAAAGATTTTCTAATCCTCTCTAAGAATATTCATTCATTTTAGAAAGTAAAGCATTAGTATTTCCGTTATATTTTTTACCTAATGCTATTAAATCCTATCCGTTCATTGCAATTGGAGATATGGATAAATGCAATCTATTTTTTTCTAATTCTTCTTTTTTTGCTTTTTCTTCAGCCTATTTCAACTAATTTAACTAACCGTAAGTTACTTGTTGTCCATTATATGTAGTAGTATCACCAGATCCATCGTTGAGCCAATCAGCAGAATTTAAACCTATTGCCTATAATGCTTCTCTATCATCATTAGGATTATCATAAGTTTCTAAAGCAGTTATAGCTTTGTTTAATCTACTATCAAAATCGGTAATATCTTTATAAGGACTACCTTCAAAATTATATTTAGAACCATCTCCTAGTTCTTTTCTATAACTTTTTAATAGTCCTGCTAATTTATCGGCTCTGTTTTTTCTTCCTCTAATTCCAGTATTAGGGTCTCTTTCATCTAAATAATTCCACTAATCTGAACTTCCTCCAATTTGTAAAGGTTGTCCACCATTAAAGGTTTTATTTACATGAGCCTTAAAACTATTATTAAATTCAAATGTCGGAAGTTCTTTTTGCTATTGTTGTTCTTGACTAGTTCTAGTAGGGAGTTTGGACATTTGTTGTCTAATATAATAGGCAGCTTCTTGATACATTTCTTTGTCTTTTTTATCCATAGTATCAAATTGGATATCAGGTCCATTTACATCTAACATCCATTGTCCTGAATTGTTTGAAGCACCTATAATACCTCTATTCATTAAATCTGAATAAGCTGACATAAATTTTTCTTTACGTTTTCTACTCCAGGGCTAATTCTATACATAATTTTGTACATCATTCGCTAAATTATTTAATAATGCCTACTATTCTATTTGCTAATCACCATAATTTAAATATTGTATATCAGCCATATTATATATATTTTAAATAATAAAAGGCAAACACGACTTTTAACGTGTCGTATTTGCCTTAGTTAATCATTTCTAAATCCATCTACTAAGTTTTCCACCTTTTTTATAAATAGGTGCCTAACCTTCTGGTGCAGCTTGTTCTGCTGGAGCACCACCACCAGCCATTTCAACAAGTGCTTGACATACCTATAATGCTAATTGACCATCTTGTGTTTGAACAGCTTGCATTGCAGCCTGAATAATCTATTCTTCTGGACTTCCACCAGCCTATTCTGGAGCTGCTGGAGCTTCTTCTGGTGCTGCTGCTTCCGGAGCTACACCACCTTCTTGCATGAATTTAATAAATTCTTGATTGTTTACTTTAAATTTCATAATATTTAAATATTTAAATAAATTTTAAATGATATATTAATTTTTTAATATCATTTCAATAAAAATATCTATTTTTTAATAGTAATCAAAATTTTAAGATTTATTAATAGATTTAGTTCCAAAATTCGGAACTACTTCTATTCCATATAAGGATAAACATCCTATGAAAACAACTTCTCCAAATTCGGGAACATCTTTATTAAAAATAAATGCAAAAATTAATAATCCAAAACAAATATAACATCCTGTCAAAGCAATTACTCTTTTTGAACTAATTCCTCCACTATTTTTAAGAAAAACAGTTATTAATTTAATTTTATCCATATAATGATCTTGCGTATTCAATTCTTTTCTTTATTTTATTTATTCTTGGATCTTTGTTAGGTCTTTCGAATCTATCCATAAAAGATATTGTAGCTTCTTCAATAGTATTTGTTCTTAATAAATGTTCTAATGCAGATCTTTCTGTAGTATTCAATTCCTACCATACATATTCTAGCTGTGTATCAAAATCTGTTATATCAGTTCCTCTCGAATCAGCTAAAGCTTTTAATCCTCTTTGTCTATCTGGATGCCACTATGCTATACCAAACGCTTTTCCACTATCTCCCTTAGCTTTAGTATTTAAATTACTTTCCTATAAAAGATTTCCTACAATTCCAGCTGCTGTATGTTCGGAAAGTCCTTTATTTATAAAGAACTATTTAGCATATTGTTTTTTATCTGATTTATCAATTGTTATTTTAGGTTCTTCTGATTTCTATTCAGGAGAAGGTGCTGTATTATTTGTTTTAGTAGATGATATTTCTGGATTATTGTTAATTTTTATTTCGCTACTAATATTATTTTTAACTATTGGAGTTCCGGATTTTGTTACTCCTACAGCCCAATCAGAAATATCAATAGGATCATCAGATAAAGGTTGTAATAATTCCACTTTCGGAGTTTCTACATTTTCATATGTAGTAAAATTATTATCTAAAAAGTTATACTATAAATCGGCCATTATTCACCATCCTTTCCTTTTGGACTTTCAACATATTCAGCAGGACGTTCATTCTATCCTTTTAATACTTTAAATATATATTTTCCAAGTGCTTTATAGTCTTTATCTTCTTTTGAATAATTAGCCTTTAAAGCTTTTTTAATAAGAATTTTAGTTTCTTTTCTACTAACTATTCTTTCTCCTGATTCTAAATGCATTTGAACTTCTCCTGTTGGACCTAATACTTTCATTACATATTTTGTAGAATCGTCATCATCTAAATCTGCTTCGTCGCCTTTTTTTATTCCAGAATTAGCGTTTACTTCAAGTACATATGAAGCTATTCCTTCAATTTTATCATCTTCTGGATTACCTCTTTTAACGTCTAATACTTTAAATTCATCATCCATAAATACTAAATCCAAAGGAAATGGTACATTATGCATATGAAAAAATGTTTCAACTGGATTAGTTTCATTTATTACAAATAACATTCCTTCATCAGATGGAAGCGATTCAAAATTTTGTAATCCTTGTTTTTTCTATTCTTCAGATTTAGCAATAAATATATCGTATTCTTGTCCACCAAGTTTTATACTACCTATGTTTTTAGTTTTTTTTGCTTCTATCATATTACATTTTCTATTCCACCTCCTATATTAAATTAGTATTATCTTCAGTATTTTCAAGTATTTCTTTTGTTAAGAATTTTCCTATCTTAATTGCTAATTCGTCTTTTTCAGAATTAGAAATATCTTCAGAATTAAACTTCGTATAAGCTTCTTCTATTTTATCTGTTACTCTTTTACAGAAAATAATTTCTTCGCGTTCAATCTCAGCAACTTGTTCTCCTTTATTATCAATTACAGGAATACCTTTAGCAGTGAAATCTTCTCCAGCACCTTCCATGTTATTTTTTCTAGCATGAAGAGCACCTTCTGGGATAACATTCATTTGTCCACCTTGTTTAAAAGCTTGTGGAGATACTTTATATATTTTTCCATTATAATTTAATATAGAATTAGGTTCATTTTGATTCCAATATTCCACATATTTCTCATAAGGATATAATTGCTGTTGTCTGGGACTTGGATAAAATGTCCACCCTATTTTATCAGAACCTATCCAGCCATATCCCTCATCAGAATATGTAATATGATTAGGTTTTTTAAATCTTCCATCAAGATGTTTTTCTGGAATTGTTCTAAACTATTCTAATTCTTCAAAAGGCAATTCATTATATGCTTTTTCTAAATCATAATTAGTCGTATCGTTTTTTTCTTTCGGAACAGTTTTATACCAATCTTCAAATTTAGGTTTAGGTTTTCCACCTTTCTAAAAACTATCAATTACTTCCCTCTATTCATTCTAGGTTTCTTGTGGTTTATTTTTACTGTATATCCAACAATTTTTTTCTTCATTATAAACTCTAATATATCCTCCAAGTTTAAGTTCTTTAACTAATGGAATTACATCATTATCCCATACTCGAATATCTTTGGCCACAGTTTCATTTTCTTTACCTTTATTAAGATACTCGTATTCATCTGTTTCTTCATTGTAGCCAATCGAGGGTAATTTAATATTATTTTCATCTATTGGTTGTATCAATCCCTACCATAAAGCTTCTTTGTAATCTTTAGGTTTGCCATAAGCTTTCCAAGCAGCCTCTAGACGATAATTATCATCAATCTCTATAGGAAGAGATTTTTTAAACTAATCAAAAGGATTTCCAACTTCTTGTTTATTGGAAATAGTTTTTGATTTATTAATTATATTTTTTAATCTACTGCGCTACATAATATCATTTGTTTATTATCAATTAATGCAGCTGCCGATAATAGTCTCATTCCTATATTATGGTTAGTTGCATTATCAAATATCTTCATTCCTTGTTTACCTATCGCTAAAGGAGAATAGCCACCTTGAATCATTTGAGCATATCTCTAATTATTAATAGATGACATAGCCTAACTTCTGATATTTTGGAGTTCATTCTAATCAGCCATTGATAATACCCTATTCCAAGCATAATTGGCAAAATTGAGATTATCTTGTGCTCTTCTTTTAGCTCCTTGAGCAAAAGTTCCATAAGTTTTACCTGCTTCTCTTCTAGCCTAATCAAATTTATCACCTAAATCTCCGAAAGCATTCTGCATAAAAGAATTTGTTTTTTCGGAATTCTACCAAGACTAATTTTGGAATCCTCCGGTTTTAGAAGAACCTACCATATTCAACCATTTAACAGGAGCGGGCATAAAAGCAGAGCCTAGAATAGCATCCTAAACAGTCATTCCATCAGTTGAACCAAATATATTAGATAGTCCTTTATTAAGAGCCATCGCTCCAGAAATTATTTGACCACCAACTGGTATAAAATTTGCTCCTATAGTTGCAACATCATATGCTGTATCCATAGTTCTTGTAATTCCACCGTATTCACCATTATATTCATTTGATGGTCCAGTAGCAGCTCCTAAAGCAGAACCTAATACTTGTGCTCCTAAAGCATATGGATTAATAGCACTAACTGTAGTACCTAAAGCTTTTGCAGCAGCATTTCCACCTAATGTTCCAGCAGCAGTAGCAAATCCAGAACCAACTGCTCTACCTAATCTAGAATCTCCCATTAAAGAAGTTATTCCTTTTCCCATATAATTAGCAGCAATTCCAGCTCCAGCACCAGCTAAAGAAGCTCCTACATTCTAAGCAAGTCCGTCAGAAAAAATATTACCCTTGATTAAATTATCAACAATAGTATTTCCTGCTGCTGTTACTCCAGAACTAAATAAAGTTCCAGTAGCTCTACCAATTTCAGAATCATCAAATATTTTATCAGAAACTTTATCGGATAGAAAACTAATTCCTGCATTAATTCCAGTACTTAATGGATTATTTAATTGTTGTTTTCTTAATTTAGTACCGCTTGGAGCTAATGGATTGTTAGGTTTGCTTAATTTAGGAGGAGGATAAACTTTATTTAAGTCAAGTCCTAAATTTCCTATATTAGTCTATTTGAGTAATTGATCAGCTGTTGGTATTTCAAATTTTATATCTAGTGCCATAATTATTAACTATAACTTATATTATATAAAGTAATTAAACTGTGTATAACAGCTAAGTTCTTTCCACTATATCTAATTCTTATTTTTATCCATTTATCTCTGATTTTAGTTTCCTTTCTATTAGTCCATTCTCCAACTTCCAAATAATTTCTTAAATCCAAATCTTCTTGTTCGGGATTTATATAAATGTTTGGAAGTTTGTCTTTAGATACTTTTTCAGTTCTTAAATCATTTGGAATATTTTGAGAATTAACTATTATAGGAGGTAAGTCAGTCCAATTTTCATTTTTCTAACTAAATATAATTGAAGGAATTTGAATATTCCATTTTCCCTCTTTATACATAGAATTTCCTCTCATTCTTCCAACTAAATCAATTGGACTATTTTTAATATGAGTAACAATATCAAATTGATTTGAATCTTTAATCCATTTTATTTCTGAACCTGAAAGATTTTTAAAATCGTAATTATTACCTTTCATTTCTGAATAATGATGATAAATATCATTGTATGTATCAATTCTTTCATAGTATAATGGAAATATAGTAGATTTTACTTGTCTAACTAATCCTTTATTTTGTACAGGATATGAATTTTTATAACTTTCATAGTTATTTTTAGTTCCATTGTCAGGATTTATTCCATTACCTCTATAATATTGTTCATAAGTATATCCGTTCGATTTTACATTTTCAAAATCTCTATCATATAATATATCAGAGCCGAGGTTCTAAAATAAATTTTTAGTTGATTCTTGTCTAAAATACATTGTACGTTTATCAGAAGAAAATTCATAATTATCTCCCTCAATTTCAAAATGGAAAGATTCTGGCTCAGCTTTATTTGATATTATTATCAAATTCTAAAATATTTTTTGTTGTGCAATTTTGTCATTTACAACAAATTCAAATTCGAATGGATGATATTCATCATACCAGTGTGTTGGATAAATAGGGTCTTTATCAGTAATTATACCAGACTATCCATGAATATAAAAATGTGTTGTATATTCATTTAATTTATCAGGGATAGTTAAAGCTATACTTTCTGTCTATAAAATAATTTTACCATTATTATTTTCTATATAAGGTGTAATATATATTATAATTATATCATTATTATTAAATAATCCTTTAGCAACTTTAACTTCTCCGGTATTTTCATTAATATTTACCTATTCGTAGTATTTCCAATGATCTTTTTCTAAATGGAATTTAACGTCTTTCTATAAATATCTATTAATTTCTTTTGTAATTAAATTATCTCCAACACCATATATTTCTTTATTAATTGTACAATAATATAATTGTGTTTGATAATAATTATCAGATTCTTTTAATATTGGAGTATCAACTAAAACTCCAGTATTTTCTGGAATAGCATAATTACATTTACTTAATAATGAAAGTTTTTTAGCTGTATTTCTATTAAAAGTAAAGAACTAAGTATCAATATTTTCAGAAAAACTCGGAATCCAACTATAAAATGTTATAAATTGATTTAATAATTCATTATAGCAAAGACTCCATACTTTTTCTTCATCTTTGTAAATATCATCATAAAATGTAAATATTATATCTTTTTTATTATTATTATAATGAGTTTTTACATTTTTAAGACCTATTATTGGATATACTTCTCTTTCACCTAAAGAAATATTATCAATTAAAAATTTATTAACTTTTAAATCAGATAATATTTCTATCTACTATCCTTTAACTTTCCATATCTTTTTAGCGATTGTATCAACACCATAAACATATCCGACTTCAGATTTAATTACAGAATCTCCCCATTGAGTTCCGTATGTATCAGAAATTATTGTTAATTCTTCTGGAAGAACATTTTGTGTATTAATAAATACAGGTTCACCATCTCCATTTCCAGCTAAAACTCTTTCGTTAACTACAGCGACAGCAATGGCGTGTTCGAATATTACTAATAAGTATCCTTCAAATCCTACTAATTTAGTTATTCCTCCGTATTCTTGAGAATAATCTCTAAAATATGTCGATAATGATTCTCTATAATTATTTTTAAAAGAATCCTAAATAGATATTGCAGAATACTATATTCTATTTGAAAAAGAATTTTTTAAATAATTTATATCTTGTAATGTAAAATAACATTTGAATCCAAGTGATGCTCTATATGCATCATTGTATAAATATGAATCTGGCTATTTATTATTTCCTTTCCACATTACTTTCTAACGAGGATAAAAACTTCTAGGACTTCCCATCAACGCTTCTTCAGAAACGTATGAATGATCTTCAGAACGAAGAGCATAATTCATATAACTTCTTACTTTAAATGTAATCCAACTTCCCATCTAAATTGCATTTAAATCAGACCTAGAAATTTTTTCCCATTTTGTCTAGTCTTCAGCATCATAATTATTTAACCAAGTTTTTTCATCAATAATAGTATCATTATTTGGTAAAGTTGGATCATTGAAATTTCTATTTAATCTATAAGTAAAAGTATTTAAATAACAGTCACCTCTCCAACAAGTTACAATTTTTGTATTTGAGATTGTATCTAAATCTTCAAAATTATATCTATCACTTATAGCATAAAATGGTTCAGATGAATCCATTCTATTTTGAAATTCTTGTATAATATTAATTACATTTTCTCGATATATATTATAAAGAGCATTTACGTTTAACGGCTAAGAAGAATATATAGCTAAAAACGGGGAATATATTCCTCTTACAATATTAGTTGCTTTAGTTACATCTTCTGAAGAACCTTCTCCTAAAGTATAACTACTATTATCCTATTCAGCATATTTAAATCTAAAAACCTCTTCAGCATATCCCTTATTTAAACTAAAAATCTAATCATTTATAGCAACCTGAGAAACATTTTCAGTAACTGAACATATTTTAACTAAATTAAGATTTTTATTTACTTCATATTTAGTATCCTCTTTTTCTTTATAATATCTTGAATTACTTACTAATTCAGAATTGGATTTTGAGATTTGTTGTATTCTGAATTTTCCTCCGTTAAAAATTTGATTATAATAAGGCTAATTTAAAAGAAAATCAGGACAAATAGCAGCATAAGCATTTTTACTTATATTATCTGTTTTATTCTAATATTTATAAAGTCTAGATTTATAATCATGTCTTATCAATCTATCATTTTGTGTTACAAAACATTCAGTTTGATATTCATTTCCAATTTTAATTACAGGTGCTTCTAATATTTTATCTAAAGGCATTAGATAACATTGAGCTAAAACATTAGGAATTCTTTTTTGTCTTACGAAAAATAATCCTCTTACACCTAAATCTTTTTTTAAATAATCTATAACTTCTATAGGGATTTCAAATTTAATTCCGAAAATTTTAGAATCGTTATACTCCTTGTTATATTTAAACTAACATACACCTCTAGCATTTAAATTCTATCCAATTTCATTTTTAATCCATCCAAAATCATCAATTTTAATATATTGTCTAATTCTTAAACCTTCATTATTATTAACAAATAATTGAGTTTTTATTTTGCAATTATTTTCTTTATTTTCTTTATCTTCTGGACTTAAAGTACATCCTAATGTATTGTAAACATTAGATAATGTTCCGTTTTTATAAATGAATACTATTCCAAATCTATAGAATTCTTGATCGAAATATCCAACCTGATTATATATATTTATAGAATTATAATAACAATATGTTTGATTAGATTCATAATCGTTATTAAGTTTCTCGAAGTCTTTCTCATATACTTTTGGAATAATTCTTAAAGCACAATCCTATAACTCAGTATAATTATCAGTATTTTTTACAATATTTCCAAAAAATAACATATTTTTACATTGTGCTTGTGTTAATATACTTTTTGGATTAAATCTTTGTATATTTAAGATATTTGGATCAATATCTTCAGCTTCTTCATTTCCAGTTATTTGAAGATATAATAGGTTAGAATTTATAGGATATTTTTGATAAATTTTTTTACATTCATAAACCCTATTTTGTTCATAATCTGCAAAATATCTTACATAATATACTTTTAAATAATTATAAGATTTGTCTATATTATTAAGTCTTAATCTAATACCTTTATTAGAATTTTGATTCTTTATCCCTCCATCTATTGAGTTAGGATCAGAATCTGAACCAATAAATACAGGTATTAATCCAGATTCTGCAATATAATCGGATTCATTATCATCAGCATCACAATATGTAAAATAAAAACAATATTGTCCTACTGGTAATATTCCATTTATAAATCCTAAATATTTTATAACAGGATTTGTTTCACACTAAAAATATAATGAAGTATCTTTATCAAAAGTATCTGAATTATATATATTAGTATCATTTTCACCTATTCTATCTACTATTTCGTATGTATTTTTCTCTCTTACAGAAAATCTAGAATTAATTAATCTTGGAATATTTTTGTCATCATTAAGAATTAAATTTACAGAACCGTCATAAGATGGTTGTATTGTTATATCAACAGGATGATTTAAATCGAAATTTAATTTGTCAGTATCTAAATCAATTAAAGAACCTGCTGGATATAATATTTCTGAAGGAACACTTTCAAATTTTCCTCCATTAATATAATGACCATCCCAAGTAATATAATTTTCAATTATTCTGCTTCTTTTATCTACCCAATAACTTCCATTTTCAATTTTATTAAGGAGTTCACCATTATCTAAATTTATTGCTTGTTTATATGGAATACAATATTCTATTCCATCTTTTTCTACTTTATATATGTCTACACTAGTTTGATAATTGTGAAATGGATGATATTCGTATGCTATATTTCCTTTTTGTTTTAAGGATTTCTAATAAATTTGTAAATTCATATTATGTAAAATCGCTAGCTCCAATAGTTGTTATTATACTTCCCGTAAATTCTAGTCCTCCTTTTATAGCACTATTATTTGATAGTAAATATTTAAAATTATCATTTCTTTCGATATTAGTTGGAGAACATAATAGAATATTATGATCAGTATTAGCAGAACTTGTTTCAACAACTACTGGAATTGAAATTGGATTTAAATTATTATCATATATCTAAGTTCTCTTTAATAAATTTCCATTTGCATCTCTTATAGCACCTGTTTCTAGATATATTCCATCCACATTACCTGTTATTGCTTTTTGTATATCATCTTGGAAAGCAAGACTAGATTCAACAGGAATTTCTATATTTTCAGAGAAAGGAGTAGATTCTAAATGAAAATCTAATATTTTACTAATTTCATCATCAACCTTTTGTAATTTGTTTGAAGAAATTATATTTATATTACAATTAACATTGCCTTTATAATATTCATTATACTTGCAATTGATTGGAATTTTAAAATCATTACTAAATTTATCATACTAATTATATGCACAATAAACATAATTATCTTTTTTATTTCCAAACATTGTAGTTATAATACTATCACTCTTATTACGCTCAATTAATCCATCTACTAAAGTCCATTCGTGATTTTTATTTCTCCACCATAATTTTGAATAATATCTAGCACTATAGTCTGTTGTATGTGGAAGTCCGTCATCATTTAGTTCATTTACATAATAAATATCAGTAAGACCACTATCACTACTTTGTTTTACAAATAAATATACAAGATTACAGTTTTGATTAACAGAATTAAAAATATCATGATAATAATCAGCTATTCTTGTATCATTAAAATTCAATATTACATGATTTTCTATAAAAAACGATTCAGTATAACCAGATATATTATCATCCATATTAACTGTTTTATTATAATAATTTATAACTCTTTTATAATGTTTACCGCTACCAGAAGGATGAAAATATATTCCAGAATAAGAAGGATTTCCTATTATGATGTCTTTACAATTAATAATTTTATCAAATGCTCTTGATATATTAATGTTCTATGTTCCTCTACTTCCAGTAAATGTATCAGTAACTGTTAATGTGAGTTTATTAGTACCATAACTTCCAGTTACAATATTATTGTCAGAAATAATATTAACTCCTTGTATTTCTAAAGAACTATCTTCTAAACTTAAGAATGAAGGATATTCATTTTTAATTTTTGCTGTTTTTTTATTAATTAAAGAATATTTTGTAGTTGTAGTATATTTATATTCTACATTTCCAGACTTAGGAGGAAATAATTTTCCAGTAGTTTTAACTGTAGTATCTTCTTTTTTAAAAGTTATATCACCATCAGTTTCTAATTCTACTTTTAGTTTATTATAAATTATATCTTGTTCATTATTAGCAGTATGTTCCCATCCATAATCCTACAATTTATTATAACAATCATTAAATAACGGAGTTGTTAATATCCATCTATTAACATTAGTGTTTTCACCTAAAATTTGTACTTTCTTATTACCGATTTTGTAGAACATATTTATTTTATATAATCTTCTTTCTGTTAATGGACTATCAAAATCAGAATTACTAAAATAAATAGTTCTTCTACCAGTCGTAACTGGATAAGTTGAATTTAATTTATGACGTGAATTATTATCTATAACGTCAATAAATTCAAAATTAATTTCACTATATTGTTTATTAGAATTTAGATATACATCTAATGAGTAAGTAAGCATTATATTTCCAGAATCATACTTATATCTCCAAGCAGAAAGTTTTGCTTCATCAGTTCCGATTAAAGATAATTCTATTGTTCCAGAATCATTTAGTTTTTCTATATATGTTGATTCACCTGTATATGTTAATAATGGACTTTTTACTTTAATAGTATAAGGTATTTCAAATTTATCAGGTGATAATTCTTCTATTCTATATTTACCTTCTATTGTTGTATAATATAAATTAGTTTCTTTATTATAAGTTACGGAAAAAGTTTTATCCTTATTTAGTGGTTCTTTTTTACCATCAATAAACAAATCAAATCCAAAAACATTTGAATTTTTTACATTACCATTTTCATAAGTATAATAGGTATCATCTCCAGGTTCCCATTTCTCTACCTCGTTCTAGGGAACAACATATCCATCTGGACAATTATAAATTAATGTTCCTGATATAGAAAATTCTAAGCATTTTTTATCTTCTTTTGTTGTTATTTCAGCATCCTATATACTATAACTAAAATCCTAAACATAGTTAGTTTGAATCTTTAAATATAGAGGACCAACTAATTTATATGAATATATATTTACTACTTTATTATAATCTAAATTTTTTGGATCAATTATTGTTGGAATAAAATATCCACTATTAAATTTATATAATTCTGAATCGTTATCAGTAAATTTAATTATATTTCCATTAGCATTATATCTTTTTAAGGAAGATGTAATATCTACAAATTGATTCTAAGAATTTAATATTCCGATTGAATAGGTATAAAGTTTATTTTTCGGAGATTTTATTTTATTTCCATATATGTTATTATAGTTAGTAATATTCGATGAATCTAAATTGTCTTTAGAATAAACTAGAAAATTATCTCCAGCATGAAGAATATCATCAGTCAATTTAATTAATCTAGACTCTAATGATGTTGATTTTTCGATTTCTTGTTTATTTTCTGTGTTATCATCGAAAATTATTTGAGGAGAAGGAAAACTTCCAATTTGAGATTTATTAGTAATGGGGTTATAGGCAGCTACATAAATAATGCCTCCATATTCTTTCATTCCTACTGGCTAATATCCAGCAGGTAAAAAAGCTTTGTGTACTTTTCCATTACCCATATCATTTTGTAAAATAAGTTCATTACCATTCATAGTAATTACTGTACCATTCAGACAGTCTGTCAATGAATCATTTCCCTAAATCATAGGGTTAGTATCAAGTTGTAGACCTTTACTAAATGTATTCGTTGCCTATTCCATATTACTATTGTATATATTTAAATTTATTCTAAGATGTAAGTAAATCTTTCATCTTTAAAGGATCTCTCTAAATTATTAATTCGGCTTTATCAGATTTAATTTCTTTGTAAAATTTCTACATCCACTGTGTTTTATCTTCTGATAACCTAAATATATATTGTTTAGAGTGTTCTTTTATTTTACATTCATCTAATAATTTATAAAGCATTACATTTTGAAATACTTTATATTTTTTCTTGTTCTAACTTAAGTAATTTAAATACTAATCTTCTGTTCTAGCAAAATAATAATATCCATCCCATTTAGATTTAGTTCTTCTAAACATATATTGTATTCTTTTTGCAAGTTTATAACAATAAGTGTTAAAAGCAGCTAAAGCAGAACTTGGAATTTTACCAATGAATAAAAAGAATTTATTAGACATGATAGATATATCATTTCCAAAACTTATATACTATAATATCATTTTAAAGCCATAAACTAAAATTCTTTTTATTTCATCTTTTGGAATTTCTGGATATTTTTCACATACAGCATCAACATAATCATCTATAGTAGTTATCTTCATTAACAATAAATTTGTCCGTTATTGGCAAGAGTTTCTAATTTTTCTTTATAAAATTTATTCATATAAATAGGATATTTTCTTCTAGCTAAGAAATTGTCTCTTTTTCCGTGTAAATATAGATAAAGCTGATATCCAGTAAACATAGTCTCTAAAAAATCTATTCCAGAGAATTTACCTTTAGATCTTAAATTTATAAATTCTTCTCCTTTAACAGGTTCAAAGTGAATTTCTCCACCATAATAACCTAAAGAAGGAAGTTGAAATGTAGAATTATTTTCTATAATATCATTCAAAATTATTTCAACTCCCGTTCTAAAGATTTGCTTTATTTTCTATCTCTATTCATTTTTAGTTTTATAAATTTGAATTAAGTGTTTACATTTTTCGTATGGAAATCGAACAAAAATATCATTAAGATTACAAGCCCAACCTAACGCCCAATGCATTAATGTATAGGTTTATAAGATAAACCATAATTGTGACGATTCCAACTATCTTTTATGTTTAGTATTTCATTCATATCATTTTGACTTAATGGAGTTACTCTTGCCTAATCACACTGTTTAAGCCATTTCTATTCTAAATTATTAGCAAGATTAATTATTCCTGTATTATTTGTTTTTAAACCTTCTTTATATTTTAAATAATATGCGATATAAGTAGCTATTGCCATAGCTTCTTTATTTGAAAGCATTGGCAAACCTTCTTCGTCAACTAAAATACCTTTATATAAGATATTCAGTGTACCATAATTTCCAGTAAAATATAAAGTATCGTCTACTAATTCATAAGGAATTAATTTTCCAGACATATAATAAGGACTTCTGTAAATTTTTTCTGCTTCTATATGATTTTCTATGAATGATGTTCTTTGATCTCCGTTTTCTGAATAGTTTGTAATTCTTTTCCAATCTTCATAAGAAGTTGTAACGGATTCTACAGAAGATGCATTACAAGGTAATTTTATTGAATTATTAGAATCGGGACAAGTCCTAAATTGATAAAGTTTAGTATTTTTATTTCCGATTAATTCCCATCCCATTAAACCCATTTCTTCTAATTCCTCATCTTCTAATTCTAACCCATAAAACTAATCTAGAAGTACTGCTATATAATGAAAATTATTTAAATTCATAATCATCCGGCGCTATAAGTCTAATCGTTAGGAAGAATTGGAGCCTAATATTGACGATAATATCTTAATTTTTGCTATGTAAGTCTATCTTTTATAATAATATCCAAAAAATTAAAATTAATATCCATCTAATTATCTTCACTTCCGTCACAATTACACTGAAATTCTTCTAACTATCTAGGATCTTTAAATATAGCTACAACAGAAACTTGCTTAATAAGAGGTGCTCCAAAAATATAACAATCTAATAATCCTTCAGAATTTGGAGTTACATCAACATAAACCCAAGGTTTATTTTTTCCTCTTTTTCTATATTTTTGATATGTATTTATTTTATCTATAGGTTTAGTATATACTAAAAAAGAATGTCTTTTATCAGAAGATCCTATATATTTTATAGATTTTCCTAAACCATAATCAAATAGTATCTAAGGTATTTGAAAATGTGCTGTAGGTTCTCCACAAACTAATCCTCCACATTTACATTTGTCTAAAGTATCACAATCTACTGGAACACAATTAATAGACATTAATAAATCGTCTATCGGAAGTATTCCTTTTAACATATATTCTTTAATAACTGCTAGCCTCATTTGAACAATTTCTTCTTCTAATTGTTCTTTTGACATTGACATATTCTAGTGATAACCACGAAGTCCACTAACTATATCATTAAATACAGCATCAGCTAGCCGTTTAATTGATGTCCAAGCCATATAAAATAAAAAAGCTAGACTAGACCTTTTTAGGCCTGGTCTAGCTTATTAAAATAATTATAAGTATCTACTAAAATTTGTTTACGCCGCGGCGATTGCTTTTTCTAGATGACGACTTGAGTGTGTCATTACGGTTTGGTAAAGATGACGTTCGGGTTAGCGATGGGGTCAGCATTCGGATTTGGTTGAAGTTCAACGATTTGACCTGCCTCAAAAGGTGTGTCAAAATCGTTTGAGACCCAATAATTCCACACTGAAATTGCGTAAGGGTCGTTTGGATTTGCCGTAGTTGGTCCAAATGCTTCCAGGAGAGTGCCTGCTTGCTGTGTACTTCCTACAGCCCAACCTCCATTAAATCCCCACGGCACATTAATTCGAGCATAAACCGTTGCGACAGAGCCGTCAGCGTATCGTGTGCATTCGGGGTCGTCAAAGATTTGTACGTCACCCTCTACCGGGATAGGCGTAGGTGTTGGTGAGGGGGTTACACCTCCCCCGTTTAAAAAGGGCTTTGAAGAGCAGTATCAGCATCAGTTTTAATTTTTGCTGTTACACCATCAAGAGCTTTGAAAGCGTCTAATACGGTCTTAGCAGCACCTGCTGTTGGTTTTCCAGCAACATAAAGAACATGAGTAGTTACAGAAGTACCTCTAGCACCAACAATTTCTCCCATGATTCCATCACGTTCCTTAATCATACGAATAATAATCTAAGTATATTGTTGTCCAGGAACAGGAATTTCTCCCATTCTATTTGCAGGAGACCAGGGATAATAATTTGCAGCAGTTGGAAGTCTTAGGTTATGGATTAACCAATTGTAATCACCAAATGCTTCAAGACCTGGAGTAATTGCTACTTCATTTTCTTCAAGAGCAACTGTATTGCCATCAGCATCGATCTTATTATTACTTGTAGTTACTACACCATCAGCATCTGTAGTATAAACTACAGGAACACCGGTAATTACATCAATATATTCACCTTGATTAGAGCAGCAATCTACTGTTTTAGCTTCAGGATCATATTTCTGAAGAATAGCTTTCTTAATCTATTGATAACCATTTACACCTGTAAATGTAATTGTACCTGTAGCAGGATCATCACCAGAAGCAGCAGTACCTTCAAAAGTTACATCAAGAATCTTTTCAGTACCCATCATAACAAGTAGATACTTATCTGCGATATTTTTTACTCTCTTTGCTAGTAAATCAACAGTATCAGTTTTCTTAACGGGAAATTCGATGAATAAAGGTTTTCCTTTATATACAAAGTCATTTGCATAGAAAGCATCTTGACTATTCATAGAAAGTCCAACATAAAGAACAATTCTTGCTGTTATTTCATTATCAGTAGAATTCTATGGAATAAGAACCTTAGATAAATCAAAAGTTACTTTAGCTAGATTTTCTACTGTAGGATTTTTAACTTGAATATCTAAAATACTATCTGCATCAAATCTAGTATTACCAACTCTTATAGCTGGCTTTTTTCCATTTGCTGCTACATACAAGTTTTTATTTGCACCTGTAGTAGAAATCTAATTGTAAACTGTTTGAGTTGTGAAATTAAACATAATTTAAAATTATTTTTATTGAGCACTCTAACCCTGTGCCTATGGGGCCTATGCCTGAGCTGGATTAGCAATAGACTAACTAACTACTGGGAATGTTTGGAGCTTAGGATCAGAGATATGCTCCATGATAAGAATTACCAACTCATTTAATATCTCTTGACATACATAATCTGGAAACTCTAATATTTGAGATTGATCCTCTGTATAATCAATTTGTTTTTGTGTAAGACGTATATGCTAAGGAGCTTTTATATAATCAATATATATTTTTCCTCCTTTATTAAGTGGAGAGTTTGGATTATCAGAGTGATCTAAAGTAAATACAGAAGTATCAGTACCATAACGAATTTCCATTCTTACTTTAGAAACATTTCCGTAACGTACTCCAGCAGTTCTCTATACTAAAGAAGCTTGTATAGTACTAGACAAACTATTTCTTAAATCAATACTCTAAATTATACCTCCATCCTATTCTACTATAGATACACCATTTGCATCTTTTTTTGTTGTATCTTTTACTGCATTTATATCAGTTCCAAATTCATTATCAGAATTATAAGGATTAGTTGGATTTGTATTATATTGATTTACAGTATGTATATAATAATAAGGTCTTCTATATGTAGGTTTAGTCCAAAAATTATCAATAACTTGTGAATAAGCATCTGCGGTTAATTTTGTGGCAGCTGCTCTCCAAGTATCTCCAGCATTATAACATTTATATGTTTTTGTAATATTATATATACAAATACAATTTAATAAATGTAAGTAATCAGATGGTAGTTCAACATAATATGTAGCCATTCCAGAATCAACTAATGTTAGTCCATCATATATGTCTTTTACTTTTTTAGGGATTAAAATAGCATTTGATTTTAATACTCTTAAATCATCAGTAGTCTGTTGATTTGTATCATATATGTTATAACGCTTATTTACATACTGATTTACAGCTTTATTAGCAAAATAATTAAAGTCTTCAAGTAAGATATTAGGGGCACTTTCTTTTTGTAATTCTATTAGAACCCCTTCATAAAGTTCTCTCGCTGTCATGCTAAGAATTATTTTTCTTTTTTACCCATTAATTCAGGAAAAGTTTCCTCTTTAATAAGTTTTAAAACATTAGCATTTTTAGGATCTTTTAGATATAATATAGCAGCATCATCAGTTGCTCCTAGAAGTATATCTGCATACATGTAAAGTTTATCTTTATAACGAATGACTTTTTTATCTCTAGCTTCTATAAATAATAATCTAACAGCTGAATCTCCTCCTGTATAAAGATTAATAATCTTTTGAGGATCTTTTTCAGCAACTTGTAATAGATAATCTGTTACATCAGCATCTGCCATTCCATCCATTCTGTGTCCAAGTAACTTAGTTTTAAGTACTCTTCCATCATAACCTCTTTCATCATTATAAATATATGTTTCAGCATCGTGTTTGAGTTTCTTACGAGATACTCTACGATTAGCTTCAACTCCAGGACGTTCAACATAAAGTTCTGCAATACCAAAACGTCTTGGATTTCTATTTAAATAATCTTTTAAGGTATAATCTCCAGGAGTTCCGTTAATTAATGAATTTCCATTTTTGTCCTTAGCATAATATTCTGGAGCAATTAACGGACAATGACGAATAGCTTCCCAAATAAATCTTTGTTTAGTATCAGTTAAATCGAAAGTAGTTCCATCAACTACATCAAATGTTGCTGTTTCTTTTATAAAATATACTCTATTGGGATCATTTTTCTCCTTTTCTGAGAGAATCATATCATTGTTAGAATCTACTCTCTTAACACAATCTGCATATTCTCCAGTTTCAGGATCTACACAAGGTTGAATTTTTATTACATTTCCTACTTTACCACGTACACTTCTAAGTATGATTTTTGAAGATAAATCAATTTCTTTTTTACTTTCTGCCATATTATTTCTTATTAACATATAAAAATTTTAAAATATGACTAGACAAGCACAATTGAGTGGTTGTCTAGTCATTATCTATTATTAATCAATTATTTTAAGCATCAAAGCTCTCTCATAACATACGATCTGTAAGGATTAAATACAGCTAAGCTTGAATATCCCCACATAATTAGTTTAGAACCAGCTACAGGTGAAGAAACTTCACCAGAAGATAATCCGTTCAATCCACCTACACCAATATATTTGTTAGAGATCATATCTCCACCCTTTAAAGTAAATAATGCAATAGGAGGTTGAGCAGAAGTCTTGTCTGCTGTTAAATCTAATGCTAACATATAACCTTTTTGATAACCATATTCACGAGAGAATGTTCTATCAACTTTAAAGCTAATAGAATTTCCACCGTAATTATATGTATCGAATCCTTTAGCACCTACAGAAACATAATCTCCTGCCTTAGCAGACCAAAGATAAGTTCCATCAGTATGATATTGTGCTAAGTATGTATCTAATACATCTTGTAGGTCATACCAAGCTTTTTCGTTGACAATAAACATATAGTGGTTTCCAGTAGGCTTTTCTGCTTTTTCATTAAGTGCTTGTAAAGCAGTCTTAAATACATTTATAGTAAGTTTATTGTAAGCATATTTACTTGCATAAGCTTCTACTTGAGGAATAAGTCCATCTGAAATGTAAATAGGTCTATTAGTATCAGGATCAACTATAGTAGGCTTTTCTGTTTGAGGATTTACGTTTCCTTTAGAGAAAAGTAAAGCTTGGTTACGTCCTGTAAGGAAGGTTTCAAGTAAGTTCTTCTAAACTGTATCCATTTTATAAATAGTTTCAGTTAGACTACCCTAATCTTTACCTTCTGAAATTTTAATAAATACATCTTCTAATGCAGCATACTGTGCTGAATAAGAAGCGTCAAATCTGTGGGTCTGTATATAACCACGGTGTTTTTCTACATTAGATTGCCATTTTGTATACATAACCGATCGTGTTTCCACGTCGCCTGACTATATCTTAATCTAAATATTTAAATACGAATCCTTTACAATGTTCTCTTTGTCCTAAAGCTACTAATTTAGCATTTTTATATCCAGCTTTAACACAATCTGTCATTGTTTCAAATGTCTCTAAGAGATTTCCATCATCATCATATCTTCCAACTTTTCCTCCAACATAAGGTCTTTCAACAGTAGACATTTTTCTATGTTTAGTTAAATTTTTTAATTTTTCAACCTTTTCATAAGAAAATTGGTGTCCATGATATTGATGACCTTGATTTATTGCTCTTATTATATGACTTCCTCCTCTTTGATTATGGTCAGGATTTACATATCTTACTGCTTCATTAATCCCTTTAAATTCCATTTCAAAATTTCCTTCTAAGTCATACATATATATTGGAGTTTGATGTGTTATATGAAATTTTCCACCTTCAACTAAATTATATACATCTGCTCGTCTTAAAAATTCTTCATTAACAATTTTTTTCTCTAATTCAAAAGCTTCTTCTTCTGTATCAAATTTAGCTAACGTTGTCCTAATAAAGGCTCCTGTTCCATATTTTTTAACAGCATATTGAAAAGGAGTTTTAGGATTCATATAAGTACAAGGTTGAGTAATTCTTACTCCACAACCTATATAACCATCAAATCCATCAGGATTATTAGTACAATGAACTCCAATATAAATTTTATTATTAATTTTATTAGTTGTTTGATATACAATATATTTTTCCATATTTAAATTTTAGATTTATTCCATTTCGGAGTATTCTTCTCCTACGTCTATTCAGACTAGTCGATGAACGTTCCTAAGCATCTCTCTATGAGTTCATGTTATCTTAGGCTTCGCTGCTGATTAGCGTATCTTAAAAGACTTAGCTTTCCAGCAATTAAGAATATTTATTTAATTTTACACTTAAGCAACTAAGCGGAGGAGAGCCATACCAATGGCTAGGATTTCTAAACCCTCCTCGTGTAATTCGGGCATATGAGCACTAATCCAACGTGTTTTGTCGCCAGGTTGACAAGCACTTACATCAAGAACAGTATCATAGTTATTATCAACTAATCTTACTACTACTTCCCAATAATTATCTCCCTTTCTTACAGGACGACCTACTACCATACACTATTGACCAGAATTTTCAATTTTGAAGGTATCATACTTTTCGTAATATCTTTCTCTGAAAGCCATTACAATTTCTGTACCACCTGCACCATCACCTTCAGGTACTGCTGCAAATTCAATTCTTTTGATATAGTTGCTAGTTATATCCCAGTCATATGCTAAAGCATTAATACTTTGATATTTGTTACCGCTTCCTTTAGCATCTTGATAGAAAATATTCTTTAAAGATTCAGTAAGGAATGAAGCTGTTAAATCATCATACATTCTTGATACAACACCAAGACGTTGAGGTTTAAATCCAAGGTACTTATAAAAGTCCTCATAAGTTCTAGTATCACCCATTGTGGGGATATTAGAAGTAAATGAAGCAATTTTCATATATTCTATTATCCATTATATCAATCGTCATCATCTAGATCTTCTATTGTTTTATAAGATGGACGATTTATTTGTTTATTATTTTTACTAATAACTACCTAAGGTCTGGAAGGAGTCTATCCATTTTTTCCTTCTTCAAAACCTTTTTTGTATTGGTTATCTGAAACCAATTTGATCTACTTTACAAAATAATCTGAAATTCCATTTAAGGCCTCTTCCCCATTAAGAATAAACCAAGCAGCTTTCACTAAAGTTTCTGGGTCCTATAAAGCCTACCACAAATAGTTATTTCCAGCTTCATCTCTAGATAACATAAACTATGCAAGTTCTTCTCTATCTGAATCATCAAAGTTTAAATCTAAATTTCCAATACTATTAAATTGGTTTATAGACTCAATAACAGTATCCTAGAATTGATTATAAGCTTCTTGTTTTTCTTGTTCAACTCTAGCTTCTTCCCTCTGAGTCTCATAATCTTCTCTTTCTTTATATTCTCTACGAATTCCTTCTACTTGTTTTTTAAATAAATCTTCATTTTGCTTAGCATTTGCTAATGCCTAAGCTTCTGCTTCTTCAGATAGATCTCCAACTCTAGATTCTAAGTCTAGTAAAAATAATTCATCGTCTGATAAATCATCTACTTTATATTGAGGTTCTATCTAAACTTGTTGATTTTTAATTCCTTCTACGAATTGATTAGGAGTTAGATTAGATTGTCTAATTTGATTAATAAAATCAATTTCTTCCTAAGTTAATTCATTAGACTTATTATCTTCATGAGTTTCTAGAGGAGTATTTAAAATGTTAATTTTCTCTTCTTTTGATAAAGAATTCCAATCTCTTTCTTCTATACCTCCATCATCTCCTTCAAATTTGATTTTAGAAGGATCATCTATACCTCTAGTTTTCAAAAAATCTGATAAGAAATCATCATCATCGTCGTGCTCCTAATGTCGAGGTTCCTAACCTGGAGGAGGAGTCTAACTTGATGGTTCAAATCCCATACCGAAATCATCATCATCTAAATCATTAATACCTATATTCATAATTTTTAAATATTTTTAAATTCTCAGGACATTCTGAGAAATTTGTCTAAATCATTTTTATTCCAAGAAAGTTCTTTGAAACCTTGCCGTTTCTTTCCTTTCGGAATTAATCCTTTCGCTATATAATTATCAAAAGTAGCTCTAGAAACTCCAATATAGTTAGCAGATTCTATTTTAGATAACTCTTTAGAATTTATTTTCTAAAATAATTCAATAATCTACTACTATTCATCTTCTGATATATTTGAATTTTCAGAATCGATGTCATTTAATAACTATAACAATAAAGTTTTTAATATATTCAACATGATATTATTCTTCCGATAAGTTTTGTTCCCTAATTTTTTTATCTATAAAAGAACCTGTATAATTAGGTATATAAAAACTTACATTCTTTCCAATAAAGAGCTAAAGATTAACTGTACCTTCTACCTAAGTTAATGATGAAATTACTTTATTTTCCGAATCTCCTGCTATTGTTGGAGTTAGGTAAGAATTTTCATCAGCTAATACAATAGCCTTTATCTAATTATCATTGTTTGTTCCTTCTATCCAAACATAAGTTCCATTTGTAAATAATTTATAATCATTTGTATATCCGGATTCCGCAAGCATATTTAATATTTTCTAATATTCTGTAACGGGAGGAATAATATTATCAGAAACTGAATAGCAAGGTCCTCCTAATCGTTGAATAAATTTCATTTTAATTTAAATTTAACGTAATAAAAAGAATACCCTATAATCATTAAACAAATAAAAAGTATATGAATAACTAATAAATTAAATTCAGATATGGGAATTCCGATATAATAATCTACACAAGTTATTAATTCATTTAATCCAATATAATATATTGGAAGTCTATGAACATAACAATATTTGAATCTAAATGATGTGAATAAAAGTTGTATCCAAATTAACAATGATACATGAAATACACATCCCATTAAATTCCAATCTATTCCATAAAATCCTAATAAAGTATAAATTGCGTATAAAATTGCAACTATATGTGGAATATATTTAGTATAAATAAGAAAGATCTTATTTAGAAGTCTATTTCCCAACTCTACCTCCTTTTCCATAAGGTTTACCCTTACTAATTCCAGGTTTGTGAGATAACGGTTTTGGTCTAGCCATATTTATTATAAATTTAGATCTTTTATTCAAAAATATTATATATTAAGATAAGACCAAAAAAAAAGTAGATTCTTAATAAGAACCTACTTTTTTATTTAATTTTTCTACAAATTTATAAGAACGCATATTTAAATCTCCATTTAAATAAGCTAATTCTTCTTCATCTTTAATCTTAAATGCCTTTGCAATATGATATATTAAATGAAAATATTCATGTGAAATTGTATTTATTAATTGAGCAAATGAACTTGTTTTATTAACTACTATAACAGAACTTTTTATTTTTAAATTTGAATATGTTAAGCCTATATTTAAATTACAAGTTTCTAAATTTTCTATTGCTTCTTTTATATATTTTTTAGGACAATAAATTCCTTCTAAAGTTTCAATTATATAATCAATATCATCACAAGTACATTCATACAATATAGTTACTTCCCAGTCATGAATTGAAAAAGAATCTTTAATCATAACATTTCTTCCCATTCAATAGGAGTTCCAGAAGTTACTGTATCAGCATACCATCTATTGAATACAATTCCATCATATCCATCTTTATCGTCAATAACATCTTTTACATATAATGCTAAATGTTTCTCATCTGGAATACTACTTCCTAGAAAATCATTATTTCCCATATTATAGACATATACATAGTCATATAATTCATTATATTCTAAATTAATATTATATTTACTAAGTATTTCATCCACTTTATCTTTTGTAACAGGAGTTTTTCCATGATCCATTTTAGAAATAGCAAATTCACAAAGTTTTTTATTAAAGTGTTGTCCGTAATATTTTAAATATCTTTTCATTGAAGTAGGTCTATCGTCGTAATAATCAAGAGGTTTTCTAGTCATGATTAATAACGTCTACCACCACGACGACTGCCATAGCGAGAACCGTACATATCATCATCGTCATAATGCTTACGATTTCCCATTCTTTCGTCATATTCGGAATCTTCAGTTAAATCTTCAAATATAGCAGCAAGGCATTCAGAATGCTTTCCAATTTCAGAAACAGCTTTCATAAGTTTGCCATATTTATCCTCAGTTACTTCTAATACTATCATTTCTATATTAAGTTAAAAATTTTATCCAATTTAGATTCGACACCATCAAATCTATTTTCTAAATTTAATAGTCTATCGTCTCTTTCCTTATCTTTAGCAAATTGTGGATTTAACTACTTAAGAATTTCTTCACAATCCGAAATATTCTACTTATAAACATCTATATTATCAATAATTTTCTTACTATTTTCAAGTATAGATTCTACTTCGTTTTGAATTCCCTATTTAGTTTCACTAATAATAACTTTTCCTCCATTATAGGTATTTATACTATTAATGCTTAATAAGTTACTGAATTCCTATGTAGTATTATCCACATTAACTCTTAAATCTACAGTAGACTAACCATTAAAATTAATTTTAGGCTAACTTACTCCAACAACTTCTCCTATTGAATATTTAGGAGAGGAAGTTTTGTCTAATATATAGACAGAACTTCCCTAAGTTAATGCTGAAAACATTATATATTTATTAACTACATTAAGTTAGCGTTTTTATCATAATAAATAATATAAACACCAACTGCAGAAATATCTGTACCTGTTGCAGCAGTACCTCCTACTAAAGTAAGAGGTTGAGTAAATTCATTTGAAGAGAATAGAATGGGAAGAGTGGTATTAGTAATTTCAGTATTTAATCTAAATAGAATCAATCCAGTTCCACTAAGAAATCTAAATGCTCTACTTGGAATATTAATTACAACATTAGTATCTGTAACATTAACTGAACTACTTTCAATCATAGGTATTCCCATTTTATTTGCAAAATTAAATGGATAATTAGTTGTTGCTCCAAACATATTCTTTCCTCCTATTTTTAATTAATTCCAAAAATTAGTTTGTCCATAACCCCAAGCTCCTCCGATATAAGGAGTAGCATTTACACCGATAAGATTAGGCCACTGAACAGGAACAGTATTTGGCTGTTTTGCAGCAATAGCATCGATCTTGTCATCAAGAGCATGGAAAGCAGCATTAAACTGGAGAGTTTGATGATCGTTGCTAATTTGATTTCTTAACTGAGTAATAATATCGCCTTGGGTATTAATCTTATTTTGTAATTCTCTTTCTTTAAGGTCACAGAACTCTTTTGTAATGAGTGTATTCTGACCAGCAATAGCATTAAGAATACTATTAGTATTTCTATCAGACTAATTAGTAAGAGTATTAGTCTACTGGCAAACAGCTAATTGATCTGCAGCTTCAATTTGTGCATTTTGTAATTGATCAGCAGCATGATTCTAAGAAGCAAGTAGAATAGCATCAGAATGATTAGCAGCAGCTTGAGCCTGAATAGCATTAGTTTGATTTGCAATAGCTAATCTATTTTCACAGCAACAATTACATAATTGTTGACTAAGAGCTGCATTTCCATTCTAAATAGAATTAATAACTTGCTGTCCAGACATACCAACTTGAGCACCTACACTCTGAATAGCTGATTGAATAGCATTTACACCATTCTAAACTTGGCTTACACTAGTATTAAGAATACCTGCTAATTGATTTAATGAATCTGCTCTACCATTGATTGCTTGTAAAAGTAAATCTCTACCAGCATCATTGTTTAATTGATTTGATAAGAATCCAGTTCCCATAACATTTCCTGCTCCACCGAAGCCTCCGAATCCACCAAATCCTCCGTTGAACATCCAAGGGAACATAAAGAAAAGAAACATAGGCCACATCCAATTCATTCCATTACCAAAACCTCCGTTTTGAGAAAGTGCTAACATTAAGGCAGGATTAATACTGTTGTTTCCATCGGGAACATTAAAAACTTTTGTTTCAGACATAAATAAATAATTTTAGTTTTAATTTTAAATAAAGTATCTAGTTGCAACTAAAATTAAATTATTTATGACCTTATAAATGAGAAAACATTACTAAAAATTTTTTAACTTATTGATTATCAGATAGTTACATTTAGTAACAAAAAAAGAGAGCCATTTCTGACTCTCTTTAATTATAGTAATAACAATAAAGCACAAATACTAATAAAAGTACAACTGATTACATCAGCAAACCAATCAGAAGAAGTTGACGATTTATATTTTATTTCGTCATAAATTTCTTTTCCGATTCCGAATAAAAATCCTACGAGCCATCCATAAGCACATGACTCTAATCCACATCCAAAAAGTTTAAATATTACTATAGAAACAAGTGTAATTAACATTTCTATATCTAAGTGTAATAATTTATCTTTTGGAATATTTATTATCCAATTATAAAATTTTTTCATATAATTATTCAAAAGTATACCATTTACTTATTTTTTCTTTATACTAATCTGGAAGTTCTGAAAGAGGTTTTAATCTTGTTCCATTAAACATTGTAGCAATAGTACTCCATACGAATTCTGTTTTATAGTTTTCTATCGCCGAATCGGGTACGTAGTATGTATAAGCACCGAGTACATAAACTGATGGTACTGCTGTTTTATCAGTGCCTTCAGTTGTTTTTGCACCATTATTCCAGCTTTGCCATTTTGGCGGAGTAGTTGCGGTTAACACAAAAATTCCACCATTATCTTCCTAATTACTCTCTGAAAAAGGACTTCCTAAAGCTTTTAATTTATCTCCTACAAATATAAATTTTCTGTGATATGAAATACCATTAGCTGTACCATAAGCCGATCCTGTACCATTACCAAGATATTCTAAATTTGGGAAATATGCTTCTTCGAAACCGAGCGAACGTGTAGCATAATCAGCAATAGCTTTTATATTTTCACCAATTATAATTTTAGCATATGTTTCGTTAGCAATTCTGGCATTAAAACTCTAATTCATAATATAATCGCCATTAACTGCCGATTCTATATTACCGAAATTAAGAATGTTGAATTTACAATAGTTTATTATATCATTAGAATTAGTATTAAGATAAATACTTTTCATATTCGTAAATGACGAAAAATCTACATATTCAAATTCTTTGTTCTAAAAGCTATTTCTAAACGTGTAGTACCAAGATGTAACCTATTTAGCTTGAGTTTCAGTTATATGTCCCCCAGATCCGGCTATGCCAGAAATATAAGTTTCGAATTCTTTATCCTAAAACCAAACCCAATAATCTTGTGACTATATATGAAAATTAGGATACGTAGTTGTCAAATATAAAGCCTATTCTTTATAACAAGCAGGTACATTGATTGTTCCTATAAAATTATTAGAAGAATTTTTAGATTTATCATATAGTTCTTCTACAACAGAAGAATCAACATATTCTACTACGCCTTCATTCTATTCTATTCTTAAATGTGTCATAATATTATTAAATGTTTGAATTAATTTGTTATAATTATAATGAACAACAAAATTCTTTATATTGTCGTATTATTCAGAAAGTTTGCCGTAATTACATATATTCTTCTATTAAACCTATCTATCCAGCTTCAGCTTGTGCTATTGTTATTCTAGGACATTCTGAAAGTGGTTTTATCTTACTTGCCTATGAAGAGTATAAAGAATTATTTTTATAATCATCTACAGCACTGTCAGGAACATATATATTAAGAATATCAGTAATGTTTGCAAATACATCAGTTGTTGCAGTAGGTATTCCGGTCCATTCACTTACTGGTGCGTTATTTATTACAAGCGTTGGTGGAGTTGTATTATTTATTATAAGTGTATTTATATTAACACTATTAAATGTGCATACTCCAAAACTTATAATATCTTTTAAATATAATAACTACATAGGATGACTTTCATATCTATATGAGAACTATGAGCTCTAAGGTCCACTAAACCATGTTCCGTCAGCGACTACTGTACTAGTTATTTTAGGAAGATAGATAGCAAAATTAGGTCCACCTAAATAACGAGGCATCTCTCCAGATACATTTGGAAAATACAAAGGTTTTTTCAAAGATGTAAGTGTGTGTGGAAATGAAGCTTGACCTAACGAAGTTAATGTAGTCGGGATGTTTATATTTGTTAATTTAGTACATCCAGCAAACATACGATAGGTAGTATTTGTTAAATTCTATGGTAGAACAACTCTTTCAAGTTTTGTACAACTCTCAAATGCACCAAGACCACCAAATGTAAAATCTCCTCCAATAGTAGTAATTCTATCATTTAATGTAGCTTCTTCTAGATTAGTACAATATGCAAACGTACCGTTTCCATCAAATTCAGTAACATTTGGAAGATTTACTGTTTTTATAGAAGTTATTCCACGAAATGTACAGTCACCTATAGTTCTACAATTAGGAAGATTTAGATTTTCTACCTATAATATCTAATTATTTTGTTTTTTTCCACAAAATCCTCCATCCCTACTTCCATAAAATGTTATAATATTTATAATATCGTCTAATGTTAGAGTTATAGGAACATTTTCAAAAGATCCAGCATTCACAACAGTAATTTTACTTAAATTAGGAAAATAAGAATTACTTTCTTCACTTGCCCAATCATCCACTGATGAGTTATATTGTTTTATTGTAGTTAACGATGTACAATTATAAAAAGTATACCTTCCAATTTCAGTACATTCATAAGGTAAACATACTTCCTACAAATTTGTACATTGATAAAACATACTCCCAGATATTTTATTTATTTTTCCTAAATTTTTAACTTTTGTAATACTACTACATTCTCTAAACTACGAAAGTCCATTACACGTTATTAATTTAGGAAGGTTTAATTCTCCATAAATACTAGTACGATAAAAACAATATTCTCCTAACTATGTAACATTTGGTAAAATTGCAGCAATGCTGAGATTCTAGTCTCCATTAAAATTATTATTTATTATAACGGCTCTAGATAAATCTATATCAGTTAAATTACTACATCCTGAAAATAAATCGCGAGGTGGATTAGTATTTGCTTTTGTAAAATACTTAAATTCTTTAAAAGTAGTTATATTAGTATTATTTTTAAATTTATTACTAAGTTCTGCAGTTGCTGCTTGATCTTCAGTTATTCCAACTCCATCTCCCCAATTAGTAACACATATCTACTAAACGACAGGATCTTCAAATGATATATATCTAACAGTCGCATCAATAACTAAATCTGGACCAAAATTGTCATTTAAATAATCAACCTAATCTCCATAAGCCTTATTTACTTTTAAATATCCAGATAATTCTACGTTTTCTCCGTTTTTGGCCAATTCGTATAATTTAGCAATCACTGGAGTAGTAACTATTTCTATACTACTATTTGTCTATTTTATTTTTAAATTTGTCATGATATTCCCATTATTCTACTAAATGCTGTAAATGACTTAACATTAGGTATATTTACCAATTCAAGTGAATCTATATTACTAGAATCATCTACATGCAAATGATTATCATCTGTAGTAATTGCAGTAGGATTGATAAGACTTATCTCTGTAGGAGTACCTAATACATATTGTGTAATACCAGTACCTTCAGGTAATACTATATTTATAGTAGTTCCGTCGGCAATAACTGATATTAAATTCGGACAATTAGTTAAATCTATATCTTCTGTCAAACTAGAACAATTTGATAATACTAATGTTTGTAGATTAGTCATTTTATCAAATGTGAACAAGTTTATAGTCTCTCCTCCAGGAACAGTATAAGTACTAGTTAACGAAGTACACCCTGTAAATACAAGTCCCGTTATATTAGGTAAATAATTGAATAATGTACTACCATTATTAGTATATACATTTAATATAGAAGAATCGAATGTAAGTGTTCCGTCTAACTACATTAAATCACTACGATATATTGTACTACGACCTATTGCTTCACCATATTTCTATGTCCATCTATTATTAACTGCATTATACATAGCAGTTTGAACACTTATTATGATAGCAGCGTCGTTCATTATAATAATATTATAATTTATTTGCATTGATTTTCCAGATAAGAATCTTATAGTAGCTGTAACCTAATATTGATAAATTGTATCATCATTAGGAACACCACTAGAACAATTCAAATATATTCCCTTCTTACTAGTAGATTTATTTACTTCTAAATATAGATTATTCCAATTCTAATCGGAAGCATAATCTGTTAAAGTATCATAAGTAAACACATCTGTTCCGTCAGTAATTCTATAAGTAATATTTCTTATTTTAGCGGTATATTGTATAGAGTCTAAATCTAAATACAAATCAAATTGTGTTCCATTAAGATAAATAGTTGCACTTCCTGTAGATAATCTAGGTCTATATTGTCCTTTAATATCTAATGCAAAATTTATATTACTAGGATACTAAACTCCAATCATGTGAATTATTACATAAACAGATTGTCCATTTGCTGTATACCATACTTTAATATCATAATTACCTCCGAGTTGTGATTCAGCAGTCTATAAATAAGTGTGTCCGTCAGCACTTTCTTCTGCATTTATAATACGTATTCCTCTATCAGTAATACCATTAGAAGACTATTGTACATCTGTAACAGAAGCATAAGATACTGTCCAAATTCCATCATCTGTATCACTTTCAGCAAGTGCAAATTTAGTAGCATTTAATGAAGCTCTACTATCTTCGTTTAAATAAAGTTCATTATTATCCATCTAAATATCACCACCAACATTAATTTGAACATATTCTAACATATGATCAATTACAAGTCCAGATGAATTTTTAGTAAAGACTGTATCACCAAACCAGTTTTTGATTTGAGTAAGTTGTTCTGTAGTAAGATGTGTTCCATTTTCATTTCTAAGAACAATATATCCTTTAAGATTATGATTTTTCTTACCTGTTACAGGATCTGGATCTCCATTTAATTGAGCAATTAAAGCTAATTCGTCATATGTAAGTAGATTATTATCACCTCCTACAGAATCAGAAGTCCAGTATATTTTATTTGCTTCGAAAGTATGATTCTTTAATCCTTCAACTCCTTCTGTAGTAATTATTGCCTACAACCATTCTCTAATAAACTAAATAGAATTATAGTCTTGACAACTTGTTCCATTTAATCTAACGGTTTGTAAATTAGAAGAGATTCCTGTAGGTGTAATAGTAGCAGCACTATTATTTATTTCTGTATGCCAGAATGTAAGATTATTCCAATTAGTATTATTTATATCAAAAATACTAACTGTATCAGGTAATTGTAAAATATTAAATTTATTACCAGATTCAGAACTCCAGAAATTAGTAATACCTGATCCCATAGCATAGAAATTTTTCAATTCTACTAAATCATAATCTCTTATAAATCTAGTGTCTATAAAGTTTCTCTATCCTGCAACATTCAAAGTCTATAAATTCTAAAGAGTTCTAGCATTACCACGAATACTACCACCAAGAGTAGCAACGGTTCCTGTATAGGTATCGTCAGTCTATGTAAAGTTTACTCCAATATTTAAAGATTTTAAAGGAGAACCTAATACATTAGAATAAACACCATTAATATCAATAGTATCAAGTCCTGTAGCTATTTCACTAAGATTTATATCTTCCATAAAATTAGCACCATATACAAAGAAAGGAGCTTTTGTATTTAAATTAGGAACTGTATAAACTAGTGGATTATTAGGTGTAACAGGAACAGTACCTTGTACAACTACACTTTCTGGATCTGGATCAGTTTGTTCATCTGGCATATAGTTGATAGCAGTAGTCATATAAGTATCTTTGTTAGGAGTAATTCTTATTTTTGCTCCACTACCTTCTGATACGTTAGCTGTAATATAAATATAGTGATTTTTATAATCACCACAGAACCATTTAGCATCATAATAGTCCATAGAAGTGCTTAACCACCAGTGTCTATGTGTCATACGAGAACCTTGTAACCAGGATAACCATTTTGTATCAAAGTTACCAGATTCAATATATTTAAAGAATCCACTCTTATTATATATTATTTCACACCAAGCACTAGCATATTCTTCATCGAACATTTTACTTATATTATCATAAGTAAGTCCTGCATTATATAATGCATCAGCAACTTTTGGAACTATTGTATTCATCCAATAAGGCCATGCTTCAAGAGCATCAAATAACCAGTTAGATGTCACTATTTCTCCAGTATCTTTATTTCCACTTTTTCCAGAATATGCATATGTAGAAATACTTCCAGGAAGTTTTGTATTACGATCGATAGGAGGATCATAAGCAATACCACCATCGTTCTTATTACCTAATGCAATATCCATATCCCATGGTTCATAATGGAAATGAATTCCATCATATGTTTTTATTTGTGCATTACGTTCAAGTGAGTCAACAAGACCAAATCTTAATGCAAAAATATAATAAGCAGCTATCTTATACAAATCAAGATGTTGTGCTGCTTCTTGTCTAAATTTAGTATGATTATTTCTAGTACTTACTAACCAGTTATACCAATCTACAAAAGGTTTAGCTGCAATAGCAAATGCTGAATCTGGATCAAATTTATTTTTACCTTCTTTAGTATCTTTTTCATTTAAATCATCGGGATCGGGATAAATCATTTCGAAAGCAGTTTCCCATCCATAACGACTTCCATTTCTTTCATTAAATCCTTCAGTAGACATATAAGATGAATATCTATTGTTAGATTCAAGTACTTCTATTCTAAGAACATTTTTATTATCCCATATTTTATTTTCTTTGGTATCATCTTTAGCATGAGTAGTAGTTAAGCAGAACGGATCAGTTGGAATTTTATATATACTACGTTCACCGTATAAGAAATCAGATTTCTTATCATCCATAAATACATACTATCCTAAGAATGTACGTTGCTGTGTTCCTGCTTCATCATAATAAAATACTACACAAGGGAAAGAATCAGGAGAGATTCTTATATCATAAGGAAACTCTGTTCTAGGAGAATAATAATTCCAATTATGTCCTTCTTCATTAAGACCATCTATATTATCATTAACATCGTTTAATTCGACAGAATTATGAGTAACTGTTTGATTTGTTGTAAATAATTGAGGTAAAGTTCTTAACTTATATTCTCCATCAATTTTAGCATTAAACCAAGATGACTGAATTAGTCTTAATAAACTTCCATTATGAACTCCAGAAGAGTCAGCATAGTTGGCTTGAAGAACAAACTTATTCTATGGAATAGAGGTTTCTTTCATCTTATATCTATTCTTATTATAAGAGTATTTCTATTGTGGTACTATTTCAAATATGGGTTGTATTCCAGATTTGGATTTATTAAACCACATTTTCATAGAAGTAATAGGATAATTTAATGTAGATTGTCCATGTTTTCTAAGCTAAGCATTATTAATTTTAAAATTTTTAGTAGTATCATAAGGACATATTCTTTCAATTGTTACATCTGTAGTAGAATCTTGTTTATCACTATTCTAATTAAGAATATTACTTAAATCTCCGGATATAAGAATTGTATCAAGTTTATTTTTGCATAAATCAAAACTAATTTCTCCAGAAGTACCTAATACATTATTATCATTTACAATATCAACTTTATTTTCACTATCATAAACATAATTATTATAAGCATCAGAATAAGTAATAGCATAATTATAAATTCTCATATTATATACTCTAATTCCAGAGTTAGACCCACCTATTTTAATATTTCCACTTGTATTAAAAGCATATCCAGAAGCAGAAGCTGCTCTTTCCAATATTCCATTATTGATAATATAAGCAAGTCCTGATTCCACAGTTTTTTCTCCTACAGAAATAGGATTTATAATAAATGCAATTTTGATGCGTTCATTTGATTTATAATTAGTATGAACAACTTCAGTTCCATCATTAGAATATAACGATGCTCTTACAGGAGTAATTTCGATTCTAGCAGCATAAGGACTTCCAATTATAATTAATTTATCATTATCAGAATTGGTTTTTTCTGTTTCAAATTCAATTTCAATAGTTTTTCCGTTATTAAATGAAAATCCATAAAAAGGACTATAATTTATTTCTGCATATTCATTAGTTCCGACAGTTCTAAAAGTATTGTTATACCATCCAGAGTTAGTATTCCATTGAATACCTGTAAAATTAGTATCTATATTATGTTCAGAATCTATCCATTCATTTTTATCTGAACTATCATTTGTTCTACCATAAGCAGATAATTTAAGAACAAATGCTCCAGTTTCATATATCTATATATCACTATTTTGTTGAATTTGTATTGGAATTCTTATTAATTCGTTATTGTTCCATTGAGCAGATAAATATGAAAGAGGTTGAGAACCATCATCATATTCAGAATATATTGTTGGAATATAAGATAACGATGGAGCAATCTATCTACTATTTGCAGTAGCATTGCCTAATAAATCAGGATTTTCATCATCCTAATTTTCATATAATTTCCATGTAACTTGTATCTAAGTATCTGTTTGTTCTGCATCAGTATAATATCCCCAATTAAGAATTGAAGGAAGATATTGTTTAGCTTGTAAAACCAAATTAGTCATTGGAAATGATCCAGAATCAAAAGAAGTAGAAATACATATATATTTTTGAACAGAAATTTCAGGTGTAGCAATAACAAATGTATAATATAACATATTACTATTTATAATAATAGTTCCATCGTTATAAGCCGCTTCTGCCCATATTTGTAGTGTATGTAATCCAGGATCTAAATTTGGAACAACTCTTTGAGTAGCATTAATTTGAGTTCCTGTATTTTTCAATACTTGATAAATCCATTCTTTTCCGTTTCCGCCTTCATCTATAACAAAATGTATATTAGCAGTTCCATCTTGATTATTACGAGTAAATGTACAAGGAAAAGTAATTTGATCTCCGTTAGCATATTTTTCCATAAAATCAAATGTACTACTTACATTAAGCTAAAGTAATACTATATTGAATGTAGCACTATTTCTAGCACCTGTTGTAGAACCTCTAGCTGAAATAGTTATAGTATTTGTTCCTGGTTCTAGGTATTGATATATACTAAAATCTACAGCCTCACCTTTGTTATACCATCTTGTAAATGTTGTTGTTTTACCTGATGCTTCGTTTACAATTGTATATGTTGCAGTAAGTCCATCTGTAGACTCTCCTTCATCATTTCTTATATCCCAAGTATATTGTATTCTAGTATTTAAATTTGAACTATCTCCATATCTTACAAACCTATTATTACTATTAATTATAATGTTTAATTTATAATCACTAGGTCTAACAAAATTAAATAGTTCGAGATCAGCATTATCAGACGGATTTTCTAACCACATCTAATAAGCAGTTTCACTAGAGAACATTCTATACAAGTTATTTTCAATATCTTCTTTTAATACAAACGGACTTCTTAATCTTTCCTATAGTAACTATCTAATACTTCCTCCAGATACTTTTAATTGATCGGTTTCATTTTGTCCAGTTATAATATTATCTCCTGTTAACCAATCTATAAATTCATTTATTTTTCCGTTATATAAGTCCATAATTAATCACTCCAAGATGTATCATCTGTCCAAGGATATTCATCCATCCAATATCCATTGTAATAACAAGATAAAATTTCATCAATTATCTCTTTTATTGTCCAAATTAACTATCTCTATGTATAAACGGATAGAACACTCTACCCGTTTATATACATAGCAATTACATTTTTATTATTTATTTTAATCATACCGTAGCCCAAGGTCCAGAGTTATTATTTTTCATGTAGTTTACAAGCTTAATCATATCCAAAATTGAACACGAAGCTACTTCTGCGGTTTGTCCAGGTTCTATGGTTATTCCTTCCACAACTAACTAACTAGTAGCGTTATTATTCACACCGACTACCTTAACTATACCACAATTCTTTGTAGCACCCTTTTTAGTGAGCTTATATTGGACTTCAATACCGTTATCTGTCTCACCAAAATTAAATGAGCTTCCGAAGTCAAGTTCGCCGCCAAACTTAATTTTATTTTGTGCAGTAATTTTGATATTTGAATCACTTTCGATATTTATGTCTGGTGAAGACACTTTGGTAAATTTCACAAAGTCTGAACTCGATTCATCGATACTCTGTAAAATATCATAGACGATTTCTACTGCATCCATTTGATTTACTGTATCTACGCTTAATACGACGTCTTCACTATCGATAAGTTCATATGTCTCAGTGCCAAAACAAGATAAAAGTTCGGTAAGTGTGTGAGGAGTGTTTGGAAGATTAGCAGGATGTAACTTTGTAAGACGATCGGCAGAAACAATTCCGACTTGTGTATACGTCAGTTCCTGATCTTCAAGTACCTGCCACATAGCATTACTCTCAATCTCCAAGTTGCCTTTACTTGTCATATGAGTATGAATACCAGACGTTCCGTTTAATGCAGCAGCTGTCTTGATAATATCTTTTGTAGTGCATTGTTCATCAGCAACATCTATAATATCGTAGAAGTCATCTGCTTGTTTAACATATTTCTATGCAGCAGTAGACTATTTTCCAGTAGGAGTATTATCATCATATACAGTTTTAGTATTTGGAGTAGTTTCTCTTGTGGCCATTTTCCAAACACCATCTTTTTTGAAACGATATTCGTCTGTATAAAGTGAAGTTTTTTCTGTGTTAAATGTTCCAAATTCAAGTCCGTCTCCACCACCATGCTCAAATTTAATTTTATTCATGTTACCATCTTCATCATAACCTTTAGGCTATAATGCAATTCCTCCATGTTTTTCACACCGGAGGTCAATAGCTTGAGCACGAACTTTTAAATAGCCCCTTTCTTCTCTTTCATCATCAGTTCCTGCATCTAAAGTGGTTCCTGTAAGTATTCTGACATCGAAAGTTTTAGCGTCTGAACTTTTAAACATTGGTTCAGAAGTATCTAATCCAGTATTTTTATCTTTCTTTTTAGTAGCAGTTTTAGGGTTTTTTGAAGTACCTACTGCTAAATCAAGTTCTCCTGCGACAACTTGCATTTTTACTGGATTATCAGAACCATCAATGTTTTTTACAACAATTTTATCTCTCTTTTTAGGTTCTCTATGATGAGAACAAAGTTGAATATCATCTCCTGGTTTTAAAGCAATATCTCCATAATTTCCAGTATAACTTTGTTCATTATTATTCCAAGCAGGTTCAATATTAACATTTTTAGTACTACCTAATGTAACATTTCCTTTCGAACTTACTGAAATAACACCAGAAGTATCTATTGGTTCTCCAGAACCACCTTCATTGACTGAATCTACAAGTTCATTAGTTTTACTAATTAAACTATTAAATTCGGATGCTTCTAAAGCATCTCCTGAATTTTTAATAGGTATATTTAATTTATTCATAATTATTTAAGTATAAAAGGAAAAGAATCTCCAAATTTACTTTCAGAAGATTCTATGATTATATAAAGTACATTATGTTCAGGAATATCTATTTTATCATAATCTTCCTAAGTAAGAATTATATGTTTAATACTATCTTGTGAAGGATTTTTTTCTAATTCTTCTATTCTTTTACTTAAAGACTATTCTTCTTCTGTAGCTCTGTTTATTTCTGTGTTTAAACCCTCATTTAATCTTCTTATAGATTCAGACTAATCTAATTCAGATATAATTTCATCTTTTAATTCATTTATAATTGTTTCTAAATTAGATTTATCAATTTTTTTGTTTAAAGCTTCTGTTATTACTTTGTTCTATACTGGATTTTCAGAATTTAGGGATAAAGAAGAATCTGCTTTTATTTTTTCTTCAACTGCTTGTAAAATAGTATCCCATAAAGTTTGTGTAATATTATCAATTTCCTATTTAGTATAATATTTCAACAAAGATCTATATACAGAATCACTACTTAATACTTTATCATAATTTCCAGAAGTTGGCTAAGAATCCCAAGTAATTCCTCCAGCCTATATAACTTTTGAATCAATTAAATTTTTTAAAAGTTCGAGTCTGTCTAATATTCCTAAGTTGTATAAAACTCTATACTAATCTTCTTCAGAATTATAATCAGATAAGTAATTTTCTTTAAGAAGATATTTAAACATATCTTTTCTATAATCAGGATAAACACAAGACTACTATGCTTCTTTATTTCTATTGTTATAATACTAATAATTTTTATCCATTTTCCATTATATCAACTAAAGAAATTTCTTCTAGTAAAAATTCTAAATCTTCTTGAATTCCACACTCTAATTTATTAATTATATCTAAATATTCATAAATTATTTTCTCTTTTAATTCACAAATATTATGTTCTAAAGGAAACAATTCTGGAAATTTAGTATTCCCGTGAATTGGTTTATCACAAGGAATACTAAATTCAAAAGGCTCCTATATCGGATTACAACATTTTAATAAACTCATTTGCATCCACAATCTTTAGGAACAGACTTACATCCACAACCACTATTAGGACATAATCCGTTACATCTTGTTATTTTTTCTAATAATCTTTCTGCTTCTTCAAACTAATCTTGTTCTGCCATATATTTTATCACATTAAGAGCAGACCAAACTAAATCTCTTTTATACACCAATTCTTTATCTAAATTTGATTTATTACAATCTATATTAGCCTACGAATCAAAGATTTTCTAACATATTGAAACATAGCATTGTCTTAAATGACAAGTCTAGAAGTAATAATCATAATTAACTTCAACTTCAGAAATTTCTGGATTTACATTAATAATTTCTGATAGTTCTACTTCTTTTATATTCTTATAAAATTTTCCATTCTTATAATAATAAGGTTTAGAAATATCAGTAGATATTTTGATAGTAATTAGTGTATAAAATCCGTCTAAACCTAAATCAAACTTTATTTCATCATCAATATTTGTTCTAATAATAGTTTGATTTTTAGTATCATATGTTTGATTTAATTGTAATATGTAAACATAAACGTATCCTTCTTCAAAAGTATCATTTACTATAGTATTACAATTTTTATCAAAATATATTTTATTACAGTTATTCATAGTTTATTAAGGTATTGCAGCAAAGATTTGTGCCCATGTTTTAGTAGTGCCGTTATAAGTAATACCATCTTGAGTGATGCTTACAGGAGAGCTGCCACTTTGAAAAACTATAGCTGCGTCTGAATAAGAATTTAATTTAATCTGACCTGGAGTAATTTCTGTAACCGCATCTGTATTAGCCTTAGTACTGTCTGTATACTGTTCGCATGAAATACGAGAACCATCGAGTAAAGTACCTGTATAATTTCCTTGGGTTTCGTCATACATTGTTACACCTTTGGTAGTTATACTATTTACATCAAGATTGCCTCCTGAAGTCTTTACTGCATTATTAGCAGCATCTATAATATCTGACCAAGAGGCATATCCACCAGATTTTGTAACTCCATCTACATGTAAAAAACACATGTTTGATATATCCGGAGCCATCATTATAACACCACCCGAGCTTAACGATGTTTCTTTATAATTATTTCCAGACGCTCCGTTGTCAATAAAAAGATTACCATTGTTAAAGTAAGCTGGTCCTATTTTTACATCTGCACTTAAATTTATACTTTGAACGTTACCAGAAGAAGTATGGTTTATTTTTAAAATTTCTGTTTTATTACCAGATCCGACGGAGTAATAAATTCCATCATAATCATATTCAAAACCTTCACGAGTACCTCCGACATATCCGAAGAACTTTAAACCTTCCCCATCCAACTCGACAATACCATCTCTACGTTGAGTAGGATCATTTGCAGCAATCATAAGCATCTTAGGAAAAAGACTTGCGGTAAACCATTCATCAGAATCGTCATCTTCATGTAATGTAATTTCTTGGCTATTTATAGTAACATTCTTTGTATTAAGGTAGTCGTCTAATTCGCTATTAACATCAGAATAAGTAGCATATCCACTTAGTTCTGCATCATTAAGATAGATTTTACCACTCCTCATATCTAATGCAAATTGTGGGATGAAATTATCATTATAATAAGTATGAGTTGAATCAGTACATCTACTATTTGGACAAGCAGGATCAAAATGCTGATATTCAGAACTTGGAGAAGTACTTGTTGCTACTCTACTAATCATCCAGTCGCCATTAATGATAGCAGAACCAAACTCTGCCTAATCTCCGAAGAAAGCTTTCGCTATATAATAATTTCTATCTCCAGCCATTTGTTCCCATTTAGAACTACTTGCTGAAGGAGTAGTTGTATTGGCAACTCCATCATCTTCAAGATTCATATAGAAACCATCATTGTACTTTACATAATATCCAATGTTAGCACTGTTAGTTACAGAATTTATATCATTTGGTCCCCAAACACCAGCATATTCATACCATTTACTAACACTTCCGCTTGTTCCACGATCTCCTTTATCTCCAGTTAAACAGATATAACTTACAGATTGTAATGTTCCAGCACTATCATAATTTTGAACTCTCATCCAAATAAAGGTTCCGAAAGTTCTTTGTGGAGGTGTCGTTTGCCAACTTGATATATCAGAAGGACCAGAAGCACCTGCTGTAGAGTAACTACTTTTGCCATACATTATATCTGCATAAGGTGCATTGTCACCATCGTCACCTTTCTATCCTTTTTCACCTGTTATTTTAATAGGAGTTGTCCATGTTCCATATTGTCCTTCTCCAGATACGAATGTTTGAGTCATCCATGTATATTCTCCTATATTAAAATTAGGGGATGATGGATTTCTTGTCCATCCAGCAGAAATGGCATCATTAATTGTCTAACCTTCTGTTAAAGGAGTAGGATCAGTTATACTGTTTTTATACGCAAACTCCCAATGTCCACCATTAGAACCGGAAGGTGCATATCTACTCCACAACGATGGTGTTGAATAAGCACCCCACAAACCATTTACTTTTTTACGTGTAGATACATATTCATACATCTATGTTGAATTAACACCTTGTGGATCATCACTCCATTCATATCCTGTTGGTCCATAAAATTCATCATTTTGACTTACTTGCCAATTTGCTGGATTATTATCGTCAGGATTCCAAGTCTGTGTTGTAGTAAATCTTTTGTATATGTATTCATATCCATCTCCATCTTGTCCTTTCTCACCCCATTTAGACCATATTACAGGAGTAGTAAATTTACCAAACGAATTACCATCATATGTACGTGTTGCTACATATTCATATTGTAATGTATTATTTACTCCTTGTGGATTATCGCTCCATTCATATCCCGAAGGTCCAAAATAATCTTTTACTTGATTAGCTAACCAATATGCAGGATTGTTGTTATCGTTTATAAATGTCTGAGGTGAATCAAATCTTTTATAAATAAATTCAACATATTCTCCATTTTTACCATCTTTACCTCTAAATGGACTCCAATAATATTTTGTTGGATCATCACTATCAGCTTGAGTATTATCTGTATAAACGCCAATATATTTATAATCATCTCCGTCTTCTATGGAAGTGGTAAAATCAGTATAATTAGTTAAGTCATTACAATATGCAAAATGAACATAGGCGTTTGCACCATCATTACCTGTATCACCTTTTTCTCCTCTAAATTGTCCACAGTTTTTCCATTCTTCTCCGTTCCAAACATATATATTTAGTCCAACAGTATATGCATCACCTGCTTTATTATAAGATGTTGGTAAATCATCAGTACTGTCAAAACTTCCTTTAATATTAATACCTAGTCCATCTTTACCATCAGTACCAGGAGTTCCTTTAATAAGCACCCATTTATAGTCACTAAAAGTAGTACTATCTTTTTGATTAAAGTCTACATACTGACCTAAATAGTTACCAGGAGTTTCACCATTATTTAAAGTAAATGTTCTTCCGTCATCAGAATATTTAATATGCAAATATGATGTTTTACCATCTGTTCCATTAGCTCCAGGAATTCCATCTTCTCCATCTCTACCCTGTGCTCCTTTTACAAGCATCCAATGATATTTATTTGAATCAAGAGAATCAGATCTTGTTTGATCTACATAAGTTCCTATATATTCACGATCAGTAGGATCGTCTAAACTGAACTATATTATATTTCCAAATTCATCTTTATTAGCATAAGCAACATGGAAATAATCACTTGTTCCACTAGCTCCATCTACACCATCTCTACCATTCAACCCATCTTGTCCGTCATGACCATCAATTCCATTTACTCCATCTTTACCTTTGAATAAACTCCATTTATAATCATTTGGATCATTTGAGCCTGAAATAATATTGTCTGTGTAAATTCCAATATATTTTCTATCAGTGGAATTAGTAGTACTGAAATCTTCCCATGCTCCATTATTATAATTTGCATATGCTATATGTACATAACTACTTATTCCAGAATCTCCTTTAAGAGATTTTAACCAGCTCTATTCCGAACCAATAAATCCATTATCTAAAGCAATATCATATGCAGATTTTCCTTCAATTCCAGCAACATTAACTCCAGTACTTTTTCCGTCTATATATAAAATATTATTTTTTACTTCAAATATTTCAGAAAAATTAGGAAGTTTGTTGCTTGGAATTTTAGATGACTCATATATTAATGCCCAAGGTGCTACCCATTTTTTTATTTCATCTAGTAAAAACTAGTCTTTGCTATTTTTTGAACAAGTTTTAAACATTTCTTACTTCATCATTATAAGGATTTCCATCATATAACTACATAAGTTCAATTTGAGTTCTCTTTGTATCATTTTCAGCTTGAGTTTCTTTGAAAGTTCTTTCGGTCTTAGCTTTATAATCATCAATTTGATATTGAAGCTGAATTTTCTATTGTTCGATTTGAAGTTTTGCTTCATTAAGAGATTCTATTTTACTTTGAGCCTATTGTAGCTATTGTTGGGCTTGTTGTAAATTATTCTATAATTCTTCAACTTGTTGAGTAAGTTGTTGTATCTAATTGTTTTCTAACTTCTATCTTTTAATAGATTGTTTAACTTTTGTTTTCATTTCTGTTAAACTCTTTGAAGTCATAATATCTACTATAATATCAGGACTAACTATTCCTCCTTTTATAAATTCAGGCACAACGGCTTTTATTTGTTCTATTTCTTTTGTTATTTCAGCAGAGGTAGTTAGATGTATATCAAAATCTGTTAAAGTATAATGCTCTGGAAGTGCTGTGAATATTTTTTGAAGTTTTCCTAATATTAATGTTCCAGTTAATCCTTTTTTATATACAATTTTTGCACAATCTAAACAATCTAAAAGAATTTCTCTAGTAACTAAATCCATCTGAAATTGCCATTGTTTTGTAATTGTAAAAGAATTATTAATTCCTACTTGAACATTTGTAACAGCATCTCTCTGTTGTATTCCATTAAGTCTTTCTCTAAAAACTCCTGTAATAGATGATGCTGTAGCTTCAATAGAATCTATTGCCATTTGAATCGCTTGTACTGCTTGTGCTTTTATAGTATCATCAAATCCATTAACAAGTGTATTTATTGGAGCCTATCCCGTATTAAGTTGTCCTTCTTGAGAAGTGTCCATTAATCCAATTCCTTGCTTTTTATAGGCTAACCATTTCATAATTCTTTCTTCAAGACTATCTCCTAAAAAAGTAGGTAATGTTGGCATATTAATCCAGTCTCCAACAGAACCAGAATTAGCTATTAATCTATCTCTATAAAAACAAGCTAAATCGTATTTATCCTACAAAACCATACAAGCATTTACCATTGAATATGGTTCTCCACTTCTATTATTAAACCAAACTCCGTTAACACTCAATCCACATTTATCTGGAGCATCTTTAGTTCTAATAACATTATCATCTTTACCTTTAATAATATATATTTCTTCTCCTATACGTACTGTAGAATATCTTTGCATTATAAAATTTTTATCTGTTTCTATCCATTCTACTTCATATACAGGAACTATATTATTATCGTATCTATACCAGTGCTATTCTGGATAACCTGGAGTAACTTCCTCTCCTGCTCTAATACCATCTGTAGCTGGAACACCACAAGAATTAGTTAGACCTCTAACATAAATGGAATTCGAATAATCTAAATGGTCTTCCCATAATTCTTTTATTTTCGAAATATCTTCTTTAGATAAATCTTTTCCGTATTTATTAAGAACTTCATTTCTAGTAAGATATTTTCGTACAACTATTCTATAAGAATCTTTAATATAAGGAGAATCATAATTCAAATCAGGAAATACATTTAATGGATTTAAACATTCTATCTAAATGTTCTATCCAGCAGGAGAGGGAAGTACTCTATAAAAATTAAACCCAGTTACTAAAACATCTATAAATAACTATTTTAATTTAGTAACTAAATCTGTATTTCTAGATTGAATTATATATTCAACTATATTTTGTCCAGCTATTTCATATTGAGAAATAAAATTTTCATTTATATCCTCAATTAAATTATCTAATTGTTCTTTTATATTTAAATCTGTCATATCTTTGTTACCAAGAACCTTTAATAAATTATTTTTTAGATTTCTTTGTAACAGTTGAAAACATTCAGTAGATATTTTTAACTACTTTTCTCTAAATATATTATTTATAGTTTCTTCATCTTTACAAGAAACTTTAGGAAGAATTGGAATATCTAAATATTCTCCAACAAGAGCATCAACGTGTTTTCTTATTAAAGGAATAAATTCTACAGCAGTAGGTTGTCCTATTCCATAATTTTCTTCCAAATATTTAAACTATTCCTGATCTCGTTTACAATTATAATAGTTATAAGATTTTCTTAATTTCTCTTTATCATAAACAAGTTCACCTATAGCCAAATTAGTTTTTGCAATCAATTCTTCTCTATTCATCTTCTGGATAATTTACAACTCCTCTAAAAAATTGTACTCTTTCTAATTGTCTAGATATGAGTTCTTGTTCGATATATTTTAAAAAATCTTCTTCTGAATTACAATCAACAGATATTTGTATTATCCTTTTATCTGGATTACCTAAATCCAAAACTAATTTATATCCTGATATTAATCTAGTTACAATTATACCTCCAGTATATTTTCGTTTATAACGATTTTCAATAATATCTAAGATAGCTTTTTCTAAATTATTCATCTATATTCAGGATTACTATTTCTATTTCCTCCATCAGAATTATCCCATTTAACTTGAATTTTCTATTCTTCCTATCTTGGAATTATTCCAAAACGAGTATATCCATTTTTATCTTTATAATATCCAATATCCTAAAATTTTCGTTTAGCTTCTTTAACCTATACTGGAACTAATTCAGATAGTTCTTCATCTGCAATTTCAGCCATCTAACAAGCTGCTACAATATCGAACTTTCCTTTATTCTCGTAAGAATATTTAAGAAACTAATTTAGCATATCTAAAAACCATATATTATGAAAATATTCTTCTATATATGAAGCTATTAAATCTAGTCCATGCTATATCATAGCAACAGCAGTCGTTGTTCCATAAGGTGCATTACCAGAAGGTCTTTTAGCTGGATCACCGGAACATACTCTTGGTCTTCGCATAAAGTAATTAATCCATTTTTCTTTTTTAGCCCAAGTTAAAACTCCGACTTTAGACGCTTCTATATTTCCTTTAGCATTATAATAATACATTAATGCTAGAGTCTACTCATAAGCTTCTTCTATTCGCTAAGGTCTATCTAAATAATATGCTACATACATAGGCTCTTTCATTCCATGAACTCTTCTTTTAATAACAGTACAAAATTTAGATGGATTTTTAGTATAATCAGAAGTATCTTCCTATCCTAAATCAATTCCGTCTATTCCTGCTACATACAAATTATTCATTTTACTATAAGCTACTTGTTCTTCTGATGATTTTCTGTAAGAATATTCTTCATCTGTTTCACCAGGTTCTATATCCTATCCTGTTGGGATTTCCCAAAGAGGATGTTGCAATATATAAACAGGTCCATTCGGATGTGGCTTAAATCTGACTCCTTTAATACTATCTCTTTTGTGATTTGGATCACTATATACAAATTCCATATATCCTCTTTCGATATTTGGAACAATTGCTTTTTTAAACTTAATTGCAGATATTTGTTCTACTAATTTTACTTTATTAAAATTGTTTTGTCCTTCAAGAGCAAATGCTTCAGATGGATATAGACAATATTCTGCTTTATAGTCTACTAAAGCTTTTGGAGTAGCTTCAAGTTTAGCTCTTTCATTCATATAAAATTCTGTAGTTTTCTTTATATCGCAAACTCCTCTTTTGTCTACATAACCATCTCTATAGAAAGCAATATTAGCTGGAATAAAAAATGCAGTTTTTACCCATTCTCCATCTTCAGTATAGTTATTAAGAAAGGGTAAAATGTTGTAAGATTCTGGATTATAAAACATATCAGATAATCCTTCAAGCCCATCAACATCACCACCAGTACCGCCAACGACTCTAATACCAAACCTGTTACCTCCAATTTCTACTAGAGCATTACCTTTAATATAAGATTTTCTTAAAACAGGATTAGATCCAGCTTCTTCATATACTAATAAATCTACACGATCACCACGAATTTTTCTATCATTATCAGCAACAATTGCTTCAATCATAGACATCCATCCATCTTCAATTTTTTGTCCATTTACTATTTTATAATAAGAAGCTTTCTTAATCATTTGTTTGTCAAGTACTTGTCGAAGTTTAAAGAATCCTCCATCTGTATTATCATTTGCAAATGTAAGACCTCCCCATACTTTATCAAGAGATTTATCAACATAATTCTAAGCAAATGCTGAAATCATACATACTGAATTAGGATAACAGTTATAAATCTAATCACAAATAGCAGCATTTATCTCACTAAAACCTATACCTCTAGATTTAAACATACAAACATCTTTTTTAAGTATTTTACATAATTCAAAATAATGAAAAAACTCATATTGAGCAGTATAGAACTCTGGAAATATATCAGAACGACTAGTACCAAGTTTTTTAACTTCAGTCTGAGGCAATTGATAATAATTAAGAAAATAATAATATGTTCCAGGAATTGTATATCCGTTAACTGTCATTCCTTCTCTACATCTTTTATATTCTTGATTCCAAAAATCTCTATATGCTTTTGAACCAAAATAATAAGATGTATAATGTCCAGTTTTTATTTTATTATCTCTAGCTTCAGTAAACCAACTTGGATCAAAATCTAATCCTTGTGTTTCTGTAATAGGTCTATAGCCTGTTATTTCATAAGATAATCTTTTATCAAAATATTCAATAGAATCATTTATTTTAACATCCCATTCGCCTTCTTTAGAACGAATTTCTTCTTTAACTATTGTTTCTTTTTGGAGCTACTAACTTTTTTCTTGAACTTCATTTACTAAAGACTAAATTTCTTCAGGGAGAATAGGATTTTTACGAGGTCTACCTCTTTTCTTTTTAATTTGTTCTTCCATTAAAAATCAGGAACAAATCCTTCTGTAGCTCCAGCACGAATCTGACTTTGTTCAGCAATTTCTTTCTTAACAAGAGATTCTATCATTTTTAATGTTTCTATTTGTTTAGAAGCGTTTTCCATAGCTTTTTGTATATCAGCTACTTTATTAACATATTTACCAGTTTGTTCATCACGTTCTTCTAAATCTACATTATTAAAATAATCGATAATTTTATCAGTTACCAATTCAGCAGATTTAAGAAGTCTTACGTAACGATTAGACTCTTGTAATGCTCTGTATTTTCTACAAGCTGCTCTAAAAGAAGGATCATTCCATTCTTCTTCAGTAATATGAGCATCTTGTAATGCTGCTTCATGTCTCTCTTGTTCTGAATATCCATTATAAGGAGATTTCCAATCAATTGCTAAATATATATAAGTAAATTCTCTATCAGCACGATCTTTATCTCTTTTAATGATTGTTTTAAATTCATCAATAAGAGCAAGATCCGCTGAATTGAGAATTACTTTTCCAGTTCTCTAATCATAATCAAAAACATTTAAATTCATATTTACATTAACATTTATTTAATTAATTAAAGGATTCCACCTCTCATTTTAAATTTAGCAATAGCACATCCTATTCCCGCAGAATGAACTTTTCCACATTTAGGACATACTTCTCCGCCTTTCTTTTGAAGTTTCATTTTAGAACCACCACACATGTGATCAATTTTTACTGTTCCTTTGTTAGTATCTTTTTTATCAGATAATTTAGGTCTTTTAATTTTAGGTTCTTTTGGTTCTTCTCTTTTTGGTTTTTCACCTTGTTCTTTTTTATCAAGATTTCTGTTTTTAAATCTATTTATAGGATTATCCTTTTTTTCAACAGGACCACCTTCTTCCATTTTCTTTTTACAACCGCAATCTACAGAACCACCTCTTTTGAAATAAACAACTTCTTCATCTTCTGCACATTGATGTTTTAAAGATTTGATATATTGAAGTTTAGCACCATGACGAGCTGATTGAGTTTGCTATTGCATTTCCTACATAAATTGACCTAATGCTTGCTCTAAAGCTTGAGGGTTATTTTGTAACTAATTAATATCTACACCTTTCTATTGTGCCCATTGTGCAAAAGCCTACATAATCTACTACTGTTGTTCCTAAGGTAACTGTTGAAGTTGCGCTAAAATTCCACCTTGTTGAAATTTGTTTATCATAATTTAATTAAATCTTTTGTTGAGAAGATAGCTTCTTGTAACTATCCACTTATAGTAAACCAACGACACTTAACTCCTCTTAAATAGCTTTGTTCGTCTTTTTTTAATAATGATCTCTCTATTTTTATTACCATCATCTTAGGTTTATTAGGAATATCCTATTTTATTTGACATATATCTCCAGGCTGAAAAAATGTTTTTTCATCTGGAGAATTAACATAATTATTTTCCATTTTCTTTTATCTTATTAAATCTTTCAGTAAGAAACTCATTTACTACAGCAAGAACTCTAGTTTCATTAACTTGTATAAGTTTTTGTTTATAGAATGGAACAGGTACAGCAGATGGAACAGTGTAAAATACTGCATCTCCAGGTTGTAGATATTTACATTCAGGTCCAACTTCTTGAACAACGCCTACTAATATAAACGGTTTTTCTTCTTCAATTTCTCCATTATCTGTATTTTTATATTCTGGAGCAAGTCCGCCTGTATCAATAATAAGTCCAGATTTCGAATCTCTAACAATTCTTTGAAAAGGATTTTCATCAAATTGTTTTACAAGAACATAATTACCAAGAGGCATTATCTCTATATTCTGGACATTTTCATTTATTTTATTAGCAAATTCTTTAATGTTAGTAGATCTTTGTTCGAATTTTTCTGAATATTGATCTATCATATCATTAAGTTTCTCAGTATTTCTTTTATTAATGACATCTTCTGCTGTTGTTCCATCTAAAGCTACGATTCTTGTTGTGCTTTCTCCTGCTAAATCCATTGCTAATTTTTCTTTCATATTACCATTTATTCATTAAACATTTTTCTGATTCCACTGCTGTTTTACTATTTATTATACATCCGCACTGGTCACAGATTCTTGTCCCACTAAATTTAATATTGTGTTCACAAGATTTACATATCTATCTTCTACGTTTTATTTCATCTGAAGTATAACCGGTTAAATTTCTCCAGTTACCAATTATTATATTTCGTATTTTAAGAAAGAGATTTCTTACCATTTTCCTGCTATACAATGATTATAACGATTTTTCGCTTTTATTGAAATAATACAATTACATCCTCTAATAAATCCTATTCTAGCATAAGTACTTACCTCATTTGTATCAGGATTAATCCATAAATTAGAGTTACATCTTCCATTATTAAATATCGGACATTTTTTACATATAGCTAATCTTTCATCAATATTCAATTCTTGCATATTTCTTTTTCTGATTTTCAAGTTTTTGCTGTCTAGCAAAATGTTTTAACATTTTCTCTACATCATCTTTTAAATATGGAACTTCGTATAAAGTTTCATTTCCTTCGTGATCAAAATGATATATAAATAATCTTTTAATATTAAAGTTAGGATTGATTTTTTGAATCATCCAAGCATAAGTAGATAGTTGTAAATAATAATGCCAAAGATTACAATCTTCTATATTAGTTAAAGGATATTTCATTTTCTTTGTACTTCTTGTAGAAGTATTGTAGAATCCTTTCTGATCTATTTTAGCATTAGTTTTCCAGTCTCCTATAATTATATCATTACCATCTTTTATTAAAAGATCAATTTGTCCTGCTATATGTAAATTTATTTTAGGATTATCATAGTAAATAAGATATTCTGGATATACTCCATATTCTAAGTCAAGTTCGGAATAATTCTTTTTACAAACAAATTTTCCACCTATTCCGAATTTATTTAATGTAACATTAGAACCTGCTTTGTAAAAACTATTTTCTAATTGAGCATGAATTTTAGTTCCTCTTTCACAAGATTCTCTATTTACTTGTGCCCATTCATCAAGAATATCTTGTTGCACTTTATTTAATTCTTTTTCAGATATTTCATATACTTCTAAAAAATCATTAGGAATTTTATGGTTTTTCCAAATAGCTCCTTTTTCTTTTTTCCAAATATCTGAAGGAAGAAGTTTTTCAAGTGCTTTATATTTACTTATAAATTCTTTATCGAATTCATTTTCATACTTTCCAATTAAAGTAGTAACACTAGTATATTTTATTGAAGAATCGTTAATATTTCCATAGACATGATCAGATTCTCTAAACCATACATCTTTATTTATCTTATCATAATTCATAATACATAATCATTTTTAATTCTTTTTAATTATCTTGAATATATTTTAGTATTCCTTCTACATGAAGTCTTACTATCTAATGAAATCCGATGTTACTTTTTAAATATTCAACATCTTCTTTATTATCTTGAAAGAAATTTTCTGTAAGAACAGCTGGACAATTTGTATGTTTGAGAACATAAAAATTTGATTCTATATCAGGATCTCCATCTGTCATTTCAGTTCTTATTTTCTTTCCTTTTAAATTCTTTTTAGCAGCATCATATAAACAATTGGCTAGTTTATCAGCACTAGTAACTCCAGTCGATGTATACGCAGACCATCCCGTAGCGTTCATCCAGTTAGTTCCATTTCCAGCAGCATTAACATGAATAGAAACATAAATACAATTTTTATATGTTTTTTGTAAGTCGTTAACAATTTTACATCTTAAATTTAATTCTCTATTTTGATTAACATCTAAGTCATCATCTTCAATATCAATAAAAACTTGATAATCCATATTTTGTAAAATTGCTTTTATAGCTTTACATACTTCTCTAGAGTATTGATATTCATAAAAACTTTTATCTGGAGAACACTTTCCAGGAGTACTTTTTAAATGAGCTGTTCCTAAAATTATAGTTTTCATTCTTTTATTGTATCATAATCTAATAATATAGCTAATTTCTAAATACACGGTAATATTCTTTTAGCATAAGCCTAATCATATTTTTTATTAGTTTTGTATAAAATTACAATTAATCCTATTGGAGAATTATGCCCTTCTATTGTGAAAAATGTAATAGCTTTAGCATCACTAGATTTAACTAATCTATATAGTTTTGGTAACTAATACTACATTCTTTCAATATCTTCAAATTTAACAAAGCTTTGACTGTGTATTTTAGCTAACTCATCTGCATAATAGATATAATCTATTCTATTCCACTACTATTTCATTAATGGAGTATCTAAATCTCTTGGAGCTTCAGTGAGACAAGATAAATACAAATATTTATAGCCCTGTAAACTTTGAGTATTATTATGATAATTTAAAAGTAATACATCAAAAGCATCCTAATCTTTTTCTGCTATTAACTATACCTATTCATTTAATTCAATTGATTTTTCCATAGAATATTGTTCTGCTTTTTTATTACAGATTACTTCTTGATTGGATTTTTCATTAATCATTTTTTCAGTAAAGTCAGTTATCTAAGAATACAAAATATATCCAAAAAGTAAAATAATTATTAAACTTCTAGTTTCTGGATTTATTTTATTAATGTATTCCCATACATTTTTTAAAATTTTTAGTTTTTCTAACATTTATCTAATTAAATAAAAAATATTTGTATTTATCCTAAATTATTGATATTATTATTAATGTCAAAATAATTAATAAAATTAAACAAAAAATAAATAAAATTATGGGAATATTTGATAAAAACTGGCAAAAAAATGCTAAATAGTCATTAATAAAGGTAAAAAGAATTGTTCCTGGTCTTTATCAATTTGCTACAAATAAGGCCGGAGAATATACTAATTCGGATATACAAATGGAAAAAAGAGCTTAGCAAAAGGCAGATGAATGGACAAACCGTATTGTAGAAGATTATGACACAGCAAATCGATTAGGAATACCTTTAGATGATGCGACTCAATTAAATAATGTTAGAGGTAGAAATATTACAGGTAACTAGTATAATCAAGGTGAAATAACATAGAAAACTAACGATGTAATAGATAATACTATTGATTATATAAAAAATATAGGAGGAACAAATAGTGAAAACGGGTTATATCATTTAATATCAAAAACTCCTATAGGATATACTCCTGCTTGGTTTGGTTTAGAAGCAGGTTTAGAACTTGCTGGATCTAATGGACTTAGAAAAACTATTAATACTTTAAACGAAGGTAAAATTTTAGAAGGAGCAGGTTCTGGAGCAATGGATGCTTTAAATGCAGCAACGGTTAAAGTAGGTGGTGTTTCTAAAATATCTAAATTAGCATCTAAACCTGCTAAATTTCTATGGAATGAAGGAAAAATTATTCAAAGACATATGCCATTTAATCCTAATAACTTTTATAGAACAGTAGGAAAAGATGCGATTCAAGATGCTAAAAATACTGGAATAATTAGAACTAATAATCCAGATTTACATTTTGGTCCTTATTTTGGAAAAGGAGAGGTTCCGTTTGCAGAAAAATATGTAATTGAAGGAAAACCTGATGCAACTACTTGGATTAATGGTGGAAAATATGTTGATTATCAATATAATCTAAGAGATGCTACTCCTAGATAGATGAAGGAAATGTATGGTGAAGGGTATAATCCAATTCAAGTATTAGATTCAAATGCTTCTCTTGGAGTAGAAGCTTTTCCATATAATAATGGTTCTGTAAATTCACAACCTATAAATTCTGGATTTAAATATTATAAGAAACATCCTATTATAGGGTGGAGACCTCATGAATTTAAGAAAGGTGGAAGAATTCATATAAAGAAAGAGAATAGAGGAAAGTTTACAGAATATTGTGGAGGAAAAGTAACTCAAGAATGTATTTAGAAGGGTAAAAATTCTTCTAATCCTGCTATTAGAAAAAGAGCTACTTTTGCTTAGAACGCAAGGCACTTCAAACATAGGAACGGAGGAAGTATTGTAGATGAATTCAAATTAAAGAGATAGATTTATAGTAACTTAGGAAATTTATTAATTAACTAACACATTTAGTGAATTAGTTTTACCATCAGTAAAATCCAATTTTACCGATGGAAAAGTTCAAGTTTACTGAATAATTAAATATTTTTAATATGGTTAGAAAATATCAATAGGGTAAACCAATTACTACTGGAGGTTCTGGATATTTTCCATAGTTTAATCAAGAAACTATTGAAAATATAGGATATAGATATATGACCGGAGGACTTCCTATTTCTATTGTTAGACAAAGATTATATAATAATTTATATCCACACGGTTATAATGATGTAATAGGTAGATTTAGAAATGCTGTAGTTAATAACGAAAAAGATAGAAGAATAAAAAGGGGTGACAATAAACATGCTTATTTAAATGAACAAAGAGATCCCATTTTTGCAGAGTATTTAAATATTCCAGAAAAGGACAGACATGAGAGTGAGTATAAATTAGTAGAATCCAAATATTAGCCGACTATAGGAAAATCAGGAAGTAAATATTATGCTTCTCCTACTGTTACTGCTTGGAGAGAAAAAGGATACCATTAGGGAAGTATATCACATTTAATATCTTCTATGTATAATTCAAGAAGATATGATAAACCTCTTAATATAGGAGAATCTAGAGTTGATACCTCTTTATCTTAGGATTTAGGAAACCATACTATAAGTAGGGGATATGATGATAAAGGAGAATATGTTTCTTATTATGATAAATGGGATTTATCTCCGTTTGGAGGATCCGCAGGAGAAAGAGATGATTCTAGAGGAATAGGTACTCCAGTTTCTTTTTATGATAGAATATATTTAGATGATTATTATGGAGTTAAAACCCCAACACATTCCACATATTTACCTGAAGTAACTGTTAAAGGAAGAAAACATAAGTTTGGAGGCATTATTAAAGCTTAGGAAGGATAGAAAATTGGAAACTTTTTAAATAGCGATACTGGAAAATCTATTATTAGTTTAGGATCTCAATTATATAATGGAATTTCATCTAGTATTGAACAATAGGAATTAAATAAAAAATTATAGAGATGGAAACAATCTTATATTAATTCTATTCAACCTGAAGATTTTTCTTAGTAGATAAAATAGGAAGAAGAAAGACTTAAATAGGAAAATCCAGATTATAATTCTAGTCCTATTGTTACAGCATATAACCGAAATCGATTAGCTTCTAATGCTTTAATAGCTGCTAGACAAAAAGCTTCTCAAGAAGCAGATTAGTATATTCAATAGTAGTTATTACAACAGACTCCACCTTTTGGAGATATTATTGCTCAAGGACTTGGAACAGTTGGAACTTTATTATCAAATAAAAAATAGGCAACTTCCTAAAAAGGAGGCTGCCTATTTTTATTGTCTATCAACATCTTCACTATATTTATTTAACATGTCTTTCCAATGAAGGTAATATCCATTATCAAGCATATTGTGATCTATAGATAATTGTTCTATAGCTTTAATTTCATCAATATTAGCTTCATAAAGCTAACGAAATAATTCAGTTCTCATAATACATTGTCATTAATTCTTCTTCAAAATATAAATTGTTTAAAATATCTTTAATTGGAGGTCTTTCTCCTTTTTTAACATAACATATTCTTCTAATATCATCTTTTGTAGAACGTATAATAACTTGTTCTTTGTCTAGCATATAATCTTCTATTCCAGAATCATTTTTCTTTTTCTCGGGAATAATTTCAATATCATTGATTGTTATTCCCATTTTTTTAAGTTTTTTCTCTAAATTTGAAGGATTATATATCCTTCCATTATATATGAATTTCATTAAGTTTAATGGTTTATATATTAACATAATTCATTTACGTCTAGTTGGGGTGGCAGGATTCGAACCCGCGTAATGCAGAGATTTAGAGTCTCCAGTCTGAAGCCGCTCGACTACGCCCCAATAAAATCTCTTAGATGCCTTTCTAAGAGTATAAAATTTTAATATTTATCATCACTGGCCAATATTAAAATTTAATTGCTTTAAGATATTTAATCTTTTCATCTATAATTTCTTTAGTTTTAGATTTTACTTTATTAATAGCTTGTTTATAATTTTCAGAATTATAAAGTTCATTTAAATCTCCATCACTATTAACTTCTTCTAAAACTTCAGATAATATATCATCATCTATACTTTCTAACCATTTTTCAAACTGTTCCTTATCTTTATTTTCTAAAAGTTGTACTTTAATTGTTAAAGTATTACCTTCTTTCTAAGAATCTACTACAAAGTGAGTATCTTTATCTTGATATTCTTGATGTAGTTCATCCAATTCCATCAACTCTTTCACAAGAGTTTTAATCATTTCTTCTTGTTTCATATGATATTAAATTATTATCAATTTATAAAACTCAAATTTAAAAAATGTTAATACCAATTAACTGATGTGTTTTGTACATATTTTGAAAAATCTGGATATTTACTTCTAATATCTTCTCTTTCTTTACACCAATTAAATGATGGAGATACTGCAATTTTTGATGCTGGATTACCTACTTCAGCTTTTAATGGAATTAATTGATGTTCTTTCATTACTGTTATTTCGATATTCCAAGGAGCAATAATTCTATCAAGTATAAAAGATACTGGTTTTCTAGAACATATTCCTGTATTCACCATTACTGAACGTGGAACTCCAAATAATTCATGTACTTCTTTTCCTTCTATATATAAAGGTAAAGTTCCACCTGCTGCTAAAACTGTAATTTTTGTCTTACCATCTGTTTCATATGTTGCATCAAATACAATATCATTAAAATCAAAATCAGTACCAACACTTAAATCTTCACATATAATACGAACTGCTGGTTTTGGCAAATCCTTTCCTGGACTAATTTTTATAATCCAATCATTATAAATATAATCTCTGTCTACTTGTTGATTGGTATTAGTACCATTTGCACAAAAATCAAATCCTACATAGTATGCACCATCAATAAATGCTATTAAATATTCATAATGCTGTTTATTGTCTGTTGAATTATGATAACCAAAACGAGAAGTAGAAGAATTAGTCATTAATGAAATTTCATCATTCCAATATTTTTTCCAATTATTTTTATCTACATTTGGAATCTCAACATATGAATAATTAACATATGTATTACTACCTTTGCCATTATTAAAATTGTAAATATGTTCATCATTACCACATGTTAAATAATCCATATGATCTGAACCTTTTCCTACACTTCCATTATTCTTGGCTGTATAAGTTGATTCTCCTTTATAAACTTGTTGTACAAAGAAATCTGACCAATTAACTTGTTCTGAAATATCTATTTTACGTTCTTGTGAAAAATAGGTTTTAACTTTTTCTCTTTCTTCATCTGTTATTTTTAAAGGAACTGTCCATCCATTCTATGCCCAGTTATTTGCGTTAGTATCATATCCACGAGTAGTAGAAGTATTTCCAAATCCCCAATCTTGATCTAAAGCAGGCTAACCAAAAGAAGTTATAAATGCTTTATTATAATTATCTTCTGCTTGTGAATTATAAAGTATCTCATGTTTGTTACATCCTACAAACATAAAAGCCGTTAATAAAATTAATATTTTTTTCATAACTCATATTTTATATTTAATTTTTGAATTTCAAAATTTTTAATTTTTTTTTGAAAATTTTTTAATTTTTTTAAAAATTTTTTGTGTTATATGACTAAGACGACACCCTAGCGGGTAGCCCCCTGGGCCCCGCTATGGGAAAACGTAGTCAATGTGTAAAGTGTGTACATACCTACAGGTATGAACGCGTATGCCGCTCTGCCGACACAACATTATTCATTTAAATTTAATCGCTTTATGAAGAAATCTGAAATCGCAGGCATTCGCCCTGCAACCGTTGATGAAATTAATACCAAGTCTGCCGAACAAATTCGTTATCAGCAGGCTTTAACTCTCGTTCCCAAGGGGACTTACACTCTTGAACTCAAGGGTGGTTCAGGGGCTGACAAAAATAAAGTCAACATTTACTATCCCGAGTACGTTGGTACTGATGGACAGCCACATTCTTTTATGGCTGTTTGTCTGAAGGAAACAGGGGATTTAATTCCCGTGGCTAACTTAGAACAAACTACCTATGTCGATGACCGTAACAACTTCGTGGTGTCGCAAGGTTTCACGTCTGAGAAAGACGATGATGCCTCACGTTGGGAAGCACTCAACGCTACCACCAAGAAGTTTAATTTCGATGTGAAGAAATTGCGTCGTGTTGGTGGTCGCCGTGCTATGAACAAGGCGCTTGTTACATTCATCTAAACATTTGGGGCGGTGCATACGACCGCCCCATTTTTTTCCACCGACCCCAAGGCAATAGGTAAAACGTAGCCATATGTATAGCATATTAATATCTTTAGCAGAGCAGCATATATATGTTGTTTTTCTGTAGTAGTTTAAAGACTACATCCTCACGAGAAGAGTGCGATTGAGGTTGGAGTACGTAAGAAGTTTTTGAAGTTTCTAGACTCCGTAATTGAATTGAAACGTTCCACAAGTCTCTGTAAGTGCAGTGAGACACATGATGGTGATAACACTAGTCCATCTTATCTAAGAAAATTTACCAAAAAGAAATAGAGCTTCGTCCGTTGTGCTTTGAACAGCGGACCGTTTATGCTTACGTTAATAGTAGTAATTAACAACATTTATTAACAATTAAAACTTTCAAAAAAATGAAGAAAGAAGATGTTATTAAGAGTAGCAAGGCTGCAGTTGAGCTTGCTGCTAAGCGTATGGGCGTTAACAATGTTGGCGCTAGTCTCGAGAGTGATTTGGTAGAGCGTACCAAGAGCGATCCTGCCGGTGCTCAGTATCAGAAGGGTGACATCCTGTATGTTCCTGCAAATGGTGATACTCTGTTCAAGAGTGTATTCCGGGGAGGCGAGAGTTATGGTGTAATTTGTCCCGCTGAGTCAGCTGGTGTAGCTACCAGTAAGAACCTGTTCTTCAGTGCGCTCGATCGTAACGTTCCTGAGTACAAGGCAGATCTGACTCCTTCGGGTCGTATTGTACCTGCTTCAACTAAGGAGCATCACGATGTGTATGACGCCGTCGCCGCCTGCGCCAATGACCAGGAGGTCTGGAATGCAATCAAGGGTAAGACTCTGGTTGTTGCTGACCTTGTTCCGGTGAAGGCCGCACGTTACAACCGTGACGGCCAGATTACCGGCACTCGCGACCGTAAGCTGCCGGTATTCACTTTCGGTAAGTAATCGTCATATGATTACAGTATTTGGTGTGGTGAAGGATAGTAGCCACATCATTACCGATAATTATGTGCTCTCAGTAATCGGGCTTCCTGACTGGATTGTTGGGAAGTCCGGTTACTTTCTCCTCGAGAAGAGGGGTTTCTACTGGAAATTTTTGAATTTTATGAGTGAATAATGTTTTAGTGTAATTAGTTCCCAGTTCGAGATGAATAGGGAACTAATTTTATTTAATACTAAGATATAGTTTCACAATAACTCAAGTTAAGTATATGTTCCACAGTGTTGAGAGTATGTTTTATGCAAAATTTGTATGTAAGAGATATACTCAAAAGGACTGTCAACATCGCCAACTCAATTAACAATTTTCAAACAATTCGATTTCGAAAATTGGCTATCTTATACATATTTTCATAAGATAGAAAATTTATGTTTGAAAATTATTTATTTCTGAAGTGTTAGAAAATTTTTAAAAAATTAGTTGAGTATAAACTAACAGAATTTTTAAAATCCTGTAAAAATACCAAGGTCTCAAGTTTGTTCCAAACTTAAGACTCCGTCATTCTGGAAGACATTAAAAAGGTTTGCTGATGAGGCCAGAACGAAACGAAAAAATATATTCGTACAAACAAACAAACAATTAACAATATGAAAGCAAAACAAATTCCTGTAACAACAGGTCCTGCAGGTGGGACCTTTGTAACCAAAGTAGAATCTAATTCTGGTGAATTACTTGGATTTATTCGAGTAGTTGAATGTGATTGGACAGCTGTTTTAGGTGGAAGTACAATGTATATAGCACATCAATGCTATACTGCTGACACATTAGAAAATAGTAGATATGGTGTAGAAGCATTTAAAACTCTTGCTGATGCATATTCTTTTTTGGGTGTAACAATGGAAGATTTAGACAATTCTTCTATGGGAGAATATCCCTTTAACGAGAAAATTCCTTTCGGATATTGGAAAACTCATAAAATGGATTAATTATGACTTGTGCCATGAGGGCATGCTAACCATATAAGGGCAGTATTTCCTATCGTCCCTAGGTTTCACGCGAACATCGTAGAGCGTGGTAAAAGTTACGATGTAGGCTTGTAGGTTTCAGTACAACATAGAACCTTCCGTAATGAGCATAACAGGTACGTTAAGCCTGTAAAAAACTCAATATAAAATATTCTAACGTGGAGTTGTCCTGGCTTAACATATAGATACTATATGGTCATGTGGCGTAAAACAGTTAGGATTTCCAAGATGTTGAGGACGCCAGTTTCTTGTTCTTTCAGCTCCATCAAGACAATAAGGAGAATAATATTCTACCGTGGATATTGAACAAGTTTTAGGTGTAAAACACAATTCGTAAAACCAGAAGTATAGTAAGGTTTCCCTAGTCCACAGTCGGAGGGGTTGTGACTCGCCATCAATATGAGGGTACGTTAGGTTAGCGGTATAATTAGCCATCTGAGGTCCTACAGCTCTATTCTGTAGTAACTTAACAATATGAAGAATACAACATTTTCAGAGACTGAAAAAGGTGTGTTGATGTCTTTTGATCTGCTTATTCCGAAAAAGTGTAAACCTGCTGGTTCTGACTTTGATTTGGATAAAGCACAGCAGAGGGGTATTAATCTTATGATAGATATCATAGGAGCATTTTCACCACGTATCATTGCTTCATTAGAGAGACGCATGCAAGCATGTCAGTCATTACTCATTGCTCATATCAATGACATTGAGTATAATGATGGAAAACATATTTGTTGGCGTCGTAAGGATGGAACTGGCGGTGATTTCAATATTCCATCATTTGAGGCCATGCAGAAATGTATAAAAGCTTTAGAGAATTCTGATTTTAAGATATTCTGTACTAGAAGATCTTGGATTGATCAAACTCTTAAAGCTCTTCTCAATGATACAGAACAGGATCATTCTGATATGGGTGGATTTCGTTATTCACAGCTTGTAAGTGTTCTTTGTGAACTTCAAGCTTTTCCTCCAGAATGTATAAAATAAGAGTGTGTTTTTCATAGTTTAGAGAGTAACAGTCTGTGAAGATAGTTACTCTCAAATAATTTTTCAAAACAAATAATTAACAATATGAAATATCCTGATTATTTAAGTATTGGTAACTGGCTCTTTCAGCATCTTAAAAAAGATGAATTTGAAACTAGACCAGTAGGTGGACCTATTCCAGAGAATCTTTACATTTCTCTTTCAAGATGGAGAGCAATAGATTTATCTAAGGATTTAAGAACATATGAAGGTCTTATAGAAGCAGGTGCAACAGAACCTGATGATAAAGAGTTGTTAAGGTTATTAAAATAAAAACTTCCTATAACCAAGAAGGGAAGTAAAATAAAAAGCTTGGCGCATTATAGGACTGCGTACTATAAATGTGTAAAATGGCCTCAGAAGCTAAGGGCGGACAGAGCAGCATGTGATAAAATGCACATGAAAATACTTAGCGAATGTTCACAATATATGCCAGTATATTGTGTTCCGTATCTGTCCATGCTGGCACATGGAATTGACGTAAGTAGACTTAACTACTCAATAAGAGTCTCTGAATGTTAAGCTCGATCTCCAAGGAAGTGAGGAGATAATATTTAATGACCTATTTACATCCTTGAAATTATAGGCTCTGTCGTAATATTAGGCATTAACCCTCAAATGTACGTGAGAGGATTAATTTTTAATAATATGGATTTTTAGTTTTAAATTTAAAAGGTGTAGCCGAACTTCATTTGTTACCAACTGAATGGTGGAGTTCATATGGCTGAGGAGGAGGCAGTTGGAAGTTGCACACATGGCTTATACGAAAAGTAGCAAGAAGGATAGTAAGTGTTGATTTCCCTTGCGTTATTATACTTAGTAATAAGTTGGCAGCTCGGAATAGACGGCAAAATTTTAGTTCGAACCAGTATCTTGAAAATGGATACACCAGTTGTGGGAAGGTAAACACAAGGGTAAACATGCATACCTAGTTATGTCAAAGAGGAGATCATGGGTTTCGTAGTCCTCCAGAAAGTTGATAGCCTAGACTTTCATTTTTAAAAATTAACAATCTGAGAAATTAACAATTTGAAAAACTCGGAATTTCACTGATGATTACTGCCAATTAATGGGCAGATTTGCCACGATGTTCAGGATAACATGTAGGTAGGCCGTCTCCCGAGTATAAATAATCGGCCGAAATTGTTAAGTTTGTTTGGTCTCCATATCAATACGGGTATGGAGACATTTTTAACAAATTAATAATATGAAACTTTAAAAACAAACAATTATGAAAAAAGAATTAGAATTAGTTTTAAGTACGATTTATGTACTTGTAATATTAGCATTGTCAACAGTAATTGTCTATATAACGCAATGAAATTATTAAGATTCAATGATGTTCCGGTTGAATTTTCAGAAGAAGATTTAATTGGAATTGATCCTGAGGGTCCGTTAATTAGGGTCACAAGAAAAACAAATAACGGAATAGTATCTAATCTTGGATACCATGTGGTATCCAAATAAACAAACAACAAACAATATGAAAAATAAAATTAACACAGAAGAAGTCTCAGCGAGGTATAACTTAGTTCGAGATAAGAACAAAGGGAAAAAATTCTCAAATGAACAGGTAATTAAGCTTTTAAAAGAAGCTGGATTAAGTGGAGTTATGGCATCAAAAATTGTTGCTAATCCTACTCTTCTTCAAAAATTTAAAAGAGAGGGAATGGGTAGAGGAAATCATATTGGATATATGTTTCCATATAATCCAATCCATAAAACTTGGTTTGAGAATTGGATTTATCCTCCACATTCAGAGAAGTCCAAAGTTTCAGAAAAAGACGCAGACTTCGAGTCTGAGTGTGCTACTTACTTAAAGCAGCAAGGATACCAGCTCAAAAAATGTGTAGGTTTTGATGAGGAATCCTTTAAAAAGGATTATCCTCAGCTTTGGAGTAAATATTTAATTTACGAAGAAGTATAGCAAAGAAGTATAATCTTGAGTATGAGATCCGTTAGGAACTCAACTCAAGATTATCTTCCGAGTAAACATTAGAGGAATGGGATATATTTATAGTATGTATTGATATTATAAAAACCGATAATCAAGGATACATTATGAAAAAAGAAGAAATTACAGAAGAACTCAAGAAGAGAATTCATCAAAGAATACCTTTTAAAAGTGTTCCTACCCTAAATTCACCAGACGCATGGATGATGAATATTGATGAATGTTCAGTAAATGATTTTCGGTAATCAATCTGTTCAAGAATAGGATATAAACTAGATTGCCAAAGAAAAATATCTTTAACTTGCTGGTACAATATATTACAGCAGACATAAGAGGCTCAATATTAGATTTTAGGCAGATAGACATTTGGATAATTAATCTGATGTAAACCTGAAAGTAAAACCTAAATTGATATTAGACTGCTTGTCCAAAGTATCTAGTTTTCGGTAACCAATCCGAGCTCTAGAGTGTTCCTATTAAATCATTGCAGGAACTAAAAAATGCAAGGGTTTAAAAATCTCTAACTAGAATTAGCTACTCTAGTCAATAGAGAGTCCAGGTTTTCGGCGTGCTGCTTTTACTGGACATCTTATAATCCGAAAGGATTTGAGATTTTATTAATAGCTAAATAAACAAATAAAATAATATGAAAAGAACAATAATATTACAATTTGAGGTAGATACACCTTTAACATATCAAGAAATGGATAAGTTAAAGGAAAACATAAGTGAAACATTATATGATATGGAATTTCATGTTTCATCAAAAGAAATAAAAACATTTGAAGAAAGATAACAAAAATAGCTAAATAAACAAAACAACAATATGAAAAAGATTAAAGATACTTTATGGAATAGATTATTCCATTCAAAAGCTCTTAAAGAATATCAAGAGTGGAAAGAAACTGCGGATTCTATTATAGGATGGAATAAGCAGTTAAATGAAGATCTTAGGAGAGCTAAAACTCTTCAAGATCTTATTAATGTCCATAAACATGCTTGGGATATTGGATATAGAAATTCAAATCTTTCACCATGTTCTTGGGGAATGTTTCGTTGTGACAGTATTTCAGCATTAACTCTAGATAATCTCTATCTTGGAGATATTTGGGGTTTATGGACTAATACTGGTAAGTTCTGGGAGGAACACAAGGATGAAACTATGGCTGGAAATGGTTTCGGAATTGATCCCAATAAAAAAGTCTATGATCTTATTATGCAGCAGTATAGGCAACATTTAAGATCAAATATAAATGCGATTGCAGATACTCTAAAGTCTTGAAGTCTGTTTCAATAATTTCTTTTGGACTTCATTTAAGAAGAAATTTGGGCCCCATCTGATTATTTTCGGAAAAGTTTGGTAATTCAGATGTTGTTAAATTAAGTTACAAACTCCTCAGTATGTGATTCAACTGATACGGAATCATAATAAGAAGATAAAAAATGCGAAGCTTGAGCTTAGGTGACCACGAAATGTGTATCAGACTTTTGACTCTGCAGGTATTTGAGTAAAAATTATATTTACATAATTCAAACCTAATCAGATAGGACATGCACTGGAAGCCATACATGAAGGAGACTCCGAAAATTAAATAAAAGTACGGATAAAGTATGGTAAGGCCGTACAATTTAGCCAGATAGCTCAGATAATATAAGAGCGTTCCCGGGAGGGTGAAAGGTCGTTGGTGTAAATCCAACTCTGGCTACTAAGAGAATCTACACTCTATAATATAGGACCGGTATGTCCGGATAGCATGTTTGGTAGCTTTGTAGATGTTACTCGCCTTTATACCGAATTCTCGAATAATGAATTCACAATAGAGTAATGAGAAGACCTCTTCACTGAGAAACTCCTATATTTATTTTTAATAACTTAAAACAAACAGCAATATGAAATGTCCAACTTGCGGTAAAGAACTAGGAACTGATAGTTTCATTGGTTCTGATGGACGCTCTATAAAAGAGCGTGGAGAATGTTTTGAATGTTCTTTCTGGCGTGAGCGTCTTTCTTTAGTAGGAAGACCTGATGTAGCTATCATTGATGGTATATTTTATACCATTGATGACGAAGACTCTAAAGATCCTTTTAGAGGATTTGGCGGTGATAAGTTTGAAATCCGTTTTAAGGATGGTAGAAAAGTTACTACTACTAATTTATGGTGTGGTGGTCACATCCCTGAATATTGGAAATCTTTGTTTCCCAATAATGCTGATTTTGATTGGCAATGGAAGAAAATTGGTAGTTGTAATCACCTTGTCTTAAAGGAATTAGACAAAGCAAAATTATTTTAATAAAATCAAAAGTAGAACTTAATTATTGTAAACGAATGAAACCAACAGAAAGAAAATTCGCTTGTGAGTTAATCTCACTTGTTGCAAATGCTGTTTTTACTGGAACAATTCCAGAAGCAGAAGACTACCTTGTAGAACATTACCAAGGTATTGACAACGAATTGATAGAGCATTCTTTGAATGTAATGTCACAAATCTATAATAAACAACAAACAATATGAAAAGAATTTCAACTCTCTTGACACACAATGATTTGGAATTGTCTTGTGTGATTTTATCTGAGAAATCTCTTTTTCCAACAGGAAAAGAGGTTATTGCTTATGCTCAAAATCGTCTATTCAAAGGATATATTGAAGATGATGATGATTCATTAGTAGCAGAATTAGATGTAATTGTCGAATTTTGCATCATACCAGAGCTAGAGGAATTGATTAAAGAATCTGAAGAAATGTATAGAGTAATAACATCAAATTATAAAGTAATTCCTTTTGAGAGATTGTATGAGGCATTCTCTTTTAAAAAGGAGAATGGTGGTACGATTTATCAAAAAATTGGAAGCTATGGAGGAGGAAATTGAAGGTTATATTTTACGAGCAATTACAGATATTGCTCGTAAATGTAATACAGATAATCTAACTATAATTAAAATAATTAAAAAAGTTTTAACAATATGAAAATAAATTTCACAAAAGAGCATTACAGCAAGATGTGTGAGCTTGCTCTTAAGATGCTCATGACAAACAGTACAATCTCTACTAAAATGGGTGCTCCACTTAACATTGTAGAGTTGATTCACACAACAAGTATTAACACCCTGAACAATATCAAGGCTGGTCTTTCAACTAAGATTCAGAATCTTGAGAACAAGGATGAATGGGTAGAAGTTAACACTACTGAACTCGATTCTCTCAAGGAGATGAAGGAACTTGTAAATCTCATTGTAGGTTTCAAGCGCTACCATCTTGAACTCGCAGAGAGTCGCCGTAAGAAGGCAGAGCTTACTGAGAAGCTCGCTGAACTTAAAGAGTCCACCAAAACTCCTGAGGATCGTATTAAGGAGATGGAGGCAGAGCTTGCTGCTATGGATTCTACGGAAGAGTTCAACTAAACAAGAATAAGAGTGAAGCTTGATACCGGAACCACGTGTGCGGAAACTATAGCGCGGGTGAAGTAGAGATAAAACCGCTCGAAGCCACTCTTTTTCAGATAAAATACTATCTATTGGTCGAATTGGAGGCATATTAACTTATGCTAGGGAGAAAAGGGTGTTGCCAACTCCTGCGTTTATAGCGTTAGATAGTATTTTAATTTATAATAAATTTCCGAGGGCTGAAGGGAATTCCAATATTGAACCTTCAATGGGCATACTGAATTGACAGTTGAAAGACCTTGTAGTGGCAAACATGTGATTGAGGTCATTGTGATACGTAAAGCAACGTGATGGAGACTGTAAAATAGAAAAGCAGTGAGAATCTGCACTTTAGTAGAATCTCTTTAGTAGATTGAACGAGTTAATTGCTATAAAACAGATGTAGGAAATTTATTTAATTAGTTACTTACAAATAATAAATTTAAAACAATGGTACAAGTAGAACTTAATAAAAAAAGTAACAATCCGTTTTACGGACTTCGCAGATGTCTGCAACTTCAGCAGGCATCAACTGATGCAGTTATTTCAGAGGTTCTTCTGAATGATGCATGGCTTGAAGTAAAGAACTCTAAAGAAAAGAGAGAACTTTTCTTCTCAATCCTGTTCTCTATTGGAGACATTACTAATCGTCAGCACAACATCTTTAAAAAGAAGAAGGTTGACAGTGGTGGTAATGCCAATCGTGAGGCTTTCTATACTATCACAACCTGGCTTTGGAAAAAAGATAAGAAACAATTCATCAAGTTTTTAAATGCACAACTCTTTAATGAGTATACATGCTTTGATGTTTTGTTCCGTAATCGAGTTCAAACTAAGGGTTCGAAGGTACTGAAAATATATCATGCATTTCAAGATAAAGAGTATGTGAAGGCTCTTCTTGACTATACATATGCTGTGATTAACGGTTCTAATCCGTTCAATAAGACATTGATTGCCAAGTTCTTGACTATCCCAAGAACCAGTAAGCGTCAAGGTCATAAGAGAGTTCTTCCTGAGACTATTCAGGTAATGAATGAGAAAAAGAACTTCTTAACTGAACTCTCTAAGATGATGGGATGGGAACTGGAATATTTTAAGGGTTATCGTGAGTGGCGAAAGCAGTACAATGGCTCTCTTGAATCTGTACTTTTCTCTACTGGCAAGATAAATGAGTTTGACAAGCAGCAATTCATCGACTGGTTTGACAAGCTCCCATCTCAGGCTAGGTTCAGGGTTAAGAACAGAATCCTCTATTCCAAGGTAGTAGGTGCAGACTGTGAGACAGCTGGATTGGATGGAAAGTCTAATGTAGCTATTGCAGAAGTATCTAAGTGGGCTAAGTTCCAGCCTTGGATCAAGGAATGGGAAACTTATAAGGAGCAGAAGCAACAAGAACAACGTATTCTGGAAGAGAAGGTTCGTCAAGGTCAGGCTAGTGAGGAGGATAAGGTTAAATTGGAGAAAGTGAAGAAAGAGGCCAAGGTAACAATTGGTGCTACTAACTTTACTGAACTCTACAACCAGATTCTTAGTGGCACAATTGATAAGTTGAAGATTGAGTCCTTTATGAATAAGGTTAATCTTCCTTATAATTCACTGACCATTATTGACAGTTCTGGTTCTATGAGTGGTACACCATTCAGATTTGCTGCCTTTATTACTGCAGTATGTATGGTTAAGAATCCCGATGATGATGCTCGTAATCTCGTTGGTATGTTTGATGGAACATCTCGTTTCTATTCTTACATTGATTCTCAGGCTACATCTCAGAACTCAATCTTAAGAAGTAAGGTAGCTAAGACTAAGGCACAACCATTCGTTGATCCTAAACTTAGTTTCCTGGATAATTACAAGAGGATTTCTGCTTTCCTTCAAAGTAAGTTCCAGGGATGGAATACTGATATTTCATGTATTCCTAAGGGATTGAACCAGGCTTGTCAGGCAAATCCTGAGATTAAGGATGCTCTTCGTAACTATCCTGTATGGACAATCATGTCTGATGGTATGTTCAATAATATGTATTCACCAGAGGCGAGTATGAACGATTTCTTCCGTCAGTGTGAGGGGTTCTTTGGATTCCGTCCTTACGTAATCCTTATGGATGTTACTGGTGCTGTTGGCTCTCGTGCTAGTGCTGGAGCAGACCGATTTAGTGGAATTGACAACATGATGTACATACCTTCGAATCCAGCAATGATTGAGCAATTCCTGACTAACTTCAAGGATATGGATGTCTTTGATGTCTATACTCCACTGTTGAGTCTCTATAGAAGCAATAGGTATGAACTCGTGAGAGCAAATACCCTTTGATTTTTTTAATAAGCATCACGACTAGAGGAGGTTCGATTCCTCCTCTAGTTTCTAATTAAGTTACTTACAATATCAAGAATCAGCTTTGTAAGCCGTGTGTCGTTGGTTCAAATCCAACTCCTGAGGGTTTCGGGATAGCTCAGCTTGGTTTAGAGCAACGTTTTTTACTAAGTAACTTTTACTTTATAATAATTACTTTCATAATAAATAGGATACTTATAATACTAAATTGCTAGTAAGCACCTAACTTTTAATTGGGACATTTTTAGTATCCTTTTAAACAAATTTAATAATATGAATGAAATTTATTGGATTACAAGATTTGATTCAATCAGTACTGTTTTAACAATATTCCTTGTTACTAGTATTATTCTTTCTATAGCATTTTTTATAGTATATTTAGTAAACTATTGCAATGAAGTTGAGGACCAACGTACTGAATACAAAATGTATCAAAAATTGTCAATTAAAATTCTTAGGTTTACAATACCTATTTTCTTTGTTTGCTGTCTAGGAGAAATATTTATTCCTACAACAAATCAAGCACTTCTTATTTATGGAGTTGGTGGAACTATTGATTATGTTAAATCAAATCCAACTGCAAAACAACTTCCAGATAAATGTATAAAAGCTTTAGACAAATGGGTAGATAGTTGGTCTATTAATAAAAATGATAGTATAAAATGATTTAGATGTGCATCAGATAAAAGAAAAACTGCATCATAATTTCTTTATTTGAGACGAATAAGATACTTACAATAATATAACCACATTAGCTCATTTGGTTAGAGCATCAGCCGTAACGCCGAGTGTACTTGGTTCGATTCCAAGATGTATTTTCTAGTATCTTAATTAGGGGAGTTTGGGCATGGTTAAGCCCGATTATGTTGAGTAGTAAATTATTACTTACAAAAACATCTTTCATAATTTCTGGGATTTTCCAGAAGTGCAAGTTCGACTCTTGTACTCCCCGCTGCATAATTTGTTATGTTTTTTAAGGTTTGACAGTAGTAATTGGTCTGTGAAGATAGATTACTAATTTTAATTTGGAGGGATTGAAATATTGGTAACGACGAGTATCATATGATACTTACCATTCAATCATAGTAAATTTCTAATCATGCGTAAAATGACTATAATGTAGGTTCGATTCCTGCTCCCTCCACTAATCCAAACTAACAGCGATATTGAAATTGGCGGTCAGATATAATGTAACTAAACGTAGGTAGTTTCATTGAATCTGTAAAAATTAGGATAACACGCACCTATAATGAAGAAAGAAACTGTTTCTGTACAGAGTTTGGATTAAATTGGCCGGATAACTCAACATAAAAATTGATTCTAGTAATTTCGTGAGTTACTTATAATTTAATAAATTCAAGAGGTTAGAGTATTTGTCTATTAAACAAAGTGTTGTTGGTTCGAGTCCAACTCTCCTTCCGATTTATTATATGGGGGATGGTGTAGTGGTAACATGTAAGAAAATAAAAGCATTAGTATCATTTTGATACCTACAACATCTTAAAGCATAATAAAATAAGGATTTCATAAATCTAAGTCCCAGGTTCGATTCCTGGTCCCCCGACTATTTATTTTACACACTAATAATATACGCGTTAAAAATAGTGTGGTTTTCCTATTCAACCTGGGTGGGTACGTTGGTATATCTTCTAAGGTCGAAAGTTCTGCGATTAGATTCTAAAGGAAGTGAGGATAGTGAAAAATTTTTTGAAAATGTAATTGAAAATCATAATAGAACTAATTCAAATTTTTAAAATTTATGGAGAAGCAGTGGCTTTTCATCTACAAGAAAGAAGTCCGTTGTGAAACGCACTTCTTATTTTTAAACAAACAACAAACAATATGGAAAAAGTTGAATATTTTGTTAAATGTATTAATGATGATAATTTCCAATTATGGAGACATCGTTATTTTAAACAACAATTTGCTCCTTTATGGGAAAAACTAAATCCTAAAGAAGATGATATTGAAGAAATCATTAAAACTCATAAGTATAAATATGATACTTATCCAGATAATGATTATTTTCATACTATTATAGAATATACTATAGAAATTAAAAAAGTAACAACGATCATAGAATATATTTAATGGAAAAATATAGAATTGCTTTTACAGTTCAGGATTATTACGATTATATCGGGACTAATCCGAATTACTCTATTAAAGACAGAATGCTTTTCTCTATTCCAGATATTTTTAAAGAGAATGGATACAATATTAAATTTAAAGTCATAAAACATAGACTTTTTTCTTGGGATAAATTTTACAGAGTACATATGTCTGTTAGAATGAGTGAAGAAGAAATTAAGAAAGTTTTTAAATTTGAATCTAAATGTATGAGAAAATTTGATAACTATTCTTATAAATTAATAACAAAACATTTTTAAAATATGTCAAAAGGAAAAGGAAATATTGTAGTCCGTAGAAGAATGGCACTACAAAGGTTGGAAGTAGTTTACGAAAAATTTAAAGCTGCTGGTGAAGACAAGAAACCTTGGACTTCAACACGAAATGGTAGAACTATCTATCATAAAGGACGTAGTTATAATGAAGAATGTGAACGATTAAAGACTGAAATCGCTAGCATAAAACAGAATCTATCTAAACTGATTTAACATCTTTTAACTATAGATTTTAAAAATTAAGTAATAAATTTATTTACGTTCATCTTGAGATACTTATAAATATTTATTTAATTAAACATAAATATAGGAACAACGTGTTGGTAAAAGATAAATTTAAGTATCTCAAATGCGACAGTGGTGGAATGGTGTACACAAGGGACTTAGAAAATTGAGTGCTATGGCGAGAAATCCCATAGTAGAATCTCCTAAATTCGGTGGAAATCCTTGAGGTGAAAGCAGTGCATAATTTAATCCAATACTGTACACTAACAAATAATGTGTAGGACTATACCGAGCGAAAATAAGAAGTGTAGGCAGGTAATGGTATCCTGTGCACCTACGGGTGCGTAAAGTTGGGTTCGATTCCCAACCCATATTCTTAGGAATATTTTTCTTATAATCGTGTAGAGACTGAACGGGAGATACCTAAGTTGAAATTTATAAGGACAAAAGAAAATGGTTTTTGATAACCCTCAATATATAGAGATAAGTCACGAACTTGCAAGAATTTCAATATGGTAAAGAGACAGTCCAGACCACAACAAACAAAAGCCTGCATTAACTTCTTTGAAGGGTGAAATCAGATGGAAGTTAAGAACTTGCTCGGCTTTAAACGACAAAATGTGTTTGTTTGGCTATGGTAACATAGAGTGGTAAGAAAATCCCTCAGGTCTGTAGAGATCTTGCGGGTTCGATCCCCGCCTGTCGTACGATGTCGTGATGACATTAATAAACTATTTAAACTGTTTTAACACTCGTTGGCTACTCACGAGATGAAAAGTAGTAGTAAATTGGAGATTAGCATAGCGGTAATGCCTCAGATTTTGGTCCTGATTAGAGAGGTCCGACTCCTCTATCTCCAACTATAAGTTACTTACAATATTAGTTAAAAATATTATACTTAAAAAAGTATCAGTGGTTCGAATCCATTATCTGCTCCATGTTTGCGGATTAGCATAGTGGTTTAATGCAAATATTTATTAAGTAACTTTCTCATAAAAGAATATTTAAGACCCTCTAACTAAGGTAAAGACTGCCGTTAGAGTTATGGGTTTTTCGCGAATCAAGCCTCATAATACCCGGTGAGAGTAACTATAAAGTTGTGCACAAGTGAAATTACTCTTAGAACATAACAATTGAATACATAGAGCGTTATGTAATGTCAAATATTCTTTTTTAATATCGCGGTGGTGGAGCAATGGTAGCTCGCAAGGCTCATAACCTTGAAACGGTGTTCGAATCACACGACCGCAACTCCTTTTTTGGCATAATTATAATATAAGATACTTACAATTTTTATTACTTTCATAGTTTGTAAATTGTTTAGGTTAGTTGTTGAAAGTATCTTGTATCGTCGGTTCGTCTAGTGGTTAGGACTACAGGTTTTCAACCTGCCAAGAAGGGTTCAATTCCCTTACCGATGACTAGTCCGAGTAAGCCTTTGAACTCGTTAAAGAATAAAAGGAGTTCTGATAGTTAATACCTTAAAAGCTATCCGTGTTAGAGGGAAAATAACCCAGATTACCACATAGTAACTAGAGTAATCAATTAAATTCCTAGTATAAACTAGTAGTACCCAAAGCAAACAAAATGGATGACTATTTAAATTTTATTTACTTGGGTAGTTGCGACCATAGCTCAGTAGGCTAGAGCAACGGATTTTTAATCCGTGTGGCCTGGGTTCGAGTCCCAGTGATCGCACTTTTAAGGGCTTGTAGTTCTAATTTGGCTAGAACGTCTGGTTTGCAACCAGAAGGTTGAGGGATCATGCCCCTCCAGGTCCACTATTAACTGGAGTAATTAACTCACCTCTCCCTAACAGAGGAGTTTTTGGATAATCCAGAGTTAATAAAGATACTTACAACTATTTTTAATAAAACATAAATATAGGATGGTTATAAAAATAAGTATCTTTTTAAGCACCAGTAGCTCAGCTGGATTAGAGCAACTGCCTTCTATAAATAAATTGGATGCATGGGCACGAAAGTCCTATGTAGAATCTCCCTAAAACGGTGGAAGTCCTTTTTCTAAGAGTGTGAGCAATGATGTTAACAATTCGCTCATTAAGCTGTTAAATCAGTACAGGATTAACAACACTAATCAATAATGTGTAAGGATAATACCGTGCTAAATTAAGAAATACCATTGTATTGTATGATGGAAGCATTAGCTTATATAGCGAAAGGTGTTGTAGGAGTGGACACTTATTTCTTATAAACGTGTAGAGAGTATAGAGGAGATACCTAAATTGAAATTACTAAGAAGACACCCGAGAAATCAGAAATGATGGAAATGAGAAGGGAATGAACGGACTTAGTTACTTGCAAGGATTTCAATATGGTAATAATGTATTCCAGACTACAACAAACAAAATGCGTGGTGAAATGCCTAGCAGGATGGAAATCTAATCGTCTAAGAATAGGACATTGTTTGGCTATGGCAACATAGAGTAGTATGAAGCAGTAGGTCGTAGGTTCGAATCCTACCTGGTGTACTAAATTGTATTATTTTATAATTGTTAAAATTTCTTAAATTTATAAGTTTAAGTTTGATTTTTCGAACTCAAAATGTATATTTATAGTACGAAGATTAAAAACCCTTCGTTTGTAAATATGTCAAAATGGGATTCTGAAAAAGAAGAATTAGAAAGACTTATAAATATAGAAAAAGTCAGTTATGAAGAAATAGGTAGAAGATATGGTTGTTCTGGAAGTAATATTAAAAAAGTTGCTAGAAAATTAGGAATTGAATTACCTCGAAGAAGAATAATTAATGAATCTGAAACCTTTAACAAAGGCAGAACAGATATACATGAAAAAAATCCTAATAAGATTTGTCCTATATGTGGAAAGCCTAAAGATGTACATTCTGAAATATGTTTGGAATGTTATAACAAGAAAAGGGGAACAATAGGAGAAAAAACTTTAGGATATTATATTTCAGGACAAAAATATCTCACAACTAAATGTGGAGAAATTAGGAAAAACGCAAGAAAAATATTAGAAAAATCTGATAAAGAAAAAGTTTGTGCTTATTGTAAAAATCATGAATTTGATGAAATACTTGAAGTACATCATATAAAAGGAATTTTAGAATTTTCAGAAGACACTTTAATTAAAGAAATAAATAATGAAAATAATTTAGTTTGGCTATGCCCTAATCATCATGCAATGTTAGAAAAAGGTTTAATAAATCTATAAGATAATGGTCTATTCGTTCATTGGTTAGGATACTACTCTGTCACAGTAGTGAGGACGGATCGTAACCGTCATAGACCGCACCCATCTTAATTCTAGATGTAAAACAGAATTTGTGACTAGATTTAGCAATGTAAGAGCGAAATCGGGGTTATTTCTTGACCATATGAAGAGACGAGTTTTGTTAGTGGTTGCGTGACGAAAACTAATAGGTTTACTAAATTCTAGATTTTTGGTAAATAACAGATGATGTCTGGTAAACATCATCTTTTTTATTTGAAGCTATTTGTTTTAGAGAATAGAGATACTTACAACACTGATTTTGATCGATTAGCTCATATGGATAGAGCGCAATTTTGTTAAAATTGAAGTAGCAGGTTCAAATCCTGCATTGATTATTATAAAGTATCTCTCTTAACGCATAGGTATGCAAGTGGTTTAAGCATCTAGTATTACAAACTAGCTTTCGTAGGTTCGAATCCTACCCTATGTACATAGATTTTTAAGGGAGTTCGGTGGAGTTTTCCATTGGACTCCCTTTCTTTTTTTATAAATTAAGTGAAAATTTGAACTACTAAAGAAATAAAGCGTATGAAAAGTATAAAAGAAAAGGCAGAAGAATATACTTCTGACATAACAAATCCAGTAACTAACAATGCTGCATTTTTGGCATATAAGACAGGTGCAAACTATGTGCTTGATGAAATAGAGGAGGTTCTTCCAAAAGAAGACAAACTTCTCAATGACTACGGTAAGGCTCTTTTATGGATAATCAAAGATACTATTGAACAACTAAAAAAATAAGACTATGAAAAAGATTATTCTATTAGTACTTGCCGTCTTGATGTTTGGGTGTGGTGATAATATGACAATGGAAGGTTTGGATATTATTAACGGAGCAAAATATGTAGTAATATCAAAAAGTAAAAGGCCTGAAAAGTTCACCTATAATCTTATTAAAGTAGGTGGTAGTAATTGGTATGATTATTCTTACCGTGATACTACAGATTTTAATATTGGAGATACCTTAGTGATAACTGTTAAAAGAATTGGTAATTAAAAGAAAAATAAAATGAAGAAACTGATATTGTTAGTATTTATAGCATTGTTGATGGTGGGATGTGATCAGTATGTAGCACGTAATATTGGTGGAACTACAAACATCAAACTTGAACCAGGACAAAAACTTATTGAGGCAACATGGAAAGAATCAAACCTATGGTATCTCACAGAACCAATGGATTCTAACTATAAACCAAAGATAAAGGTCTTTCAGGAGAGTTCCATGTATGGAGTATGGGAAGGTAAGGTTGTATTTATAGAAAGCAGAAATTAAAGGAGAAATAGTTATGGAAATATTTATTATAATCGGTTCAATTATGATAATGATAGGCTTAGTTTGTCTAGTCACGAATAGAGATATTCAGTCCTTCCTTTTGGGTATAACGGGTGCATATCTTTTATCAAGTGGTGTAATGATGTGTCAAGAAAGTTGCGAACCTACAGCAATGGACGTATATCAAGATAAAACTACTCTTGAAATTACCTACAAAGATGGAGTTCCAGTTGATAGTGTAGTGGTTTATAAAGATAAGGAGAAATAACTATGGCAAAAGCAGTAGTAAACCTAGGAACAGAAGAAACAACACTTACACTAAGTAAAGAAGAACTTAATGAGTTAGTGCTACTTCTTACTCATGTTAATATATCAACAGGCTCTAATGTCTCACTTATAAAGGATGAACTTGTTAAGGCAAAGAACTTTATAGAAGAACAATGGATTTAAAAGAGAAATAATTATGACGACAATTAAAAAATATATAAGACCCTGCATAACTATTGTAAGTATTAATAATATCAATATATTATGTTCAAGTGATGCAGGTATGGACCATATATGTTCAGAGTTCTGTAAGCATTGGCATTTTTGTCAAGATAGATGTAGAGGCAAATATTGTTCAGATAAAAAATACGATTGACTATGGCAATAATTAATTTAACAAGAGAAGAAAAAATAGAAATATTTAAAATACAATGTCGATGTCTTGAACGTAATGCCGAAATGTTAGTCAGTGATAATTATGATATTGAATTAGTAATTAAAATAAGTAATTATGTCAACAATTAAATCTTATACAGACTTAGAGCAGTCAAAGAAGTTGGCAGAGATATTGCCAATTGAGAGTGCTGATATGGAATATATGTTCTTAAAAAAAGATGGTAGCAAAGTTAGTAATTTTCCATTTGTTAAGGATGGATTTGAAGAACCTGAATGTTGTTACATTTTTATTCCTTGTTGGTCACTTGCAGCATTACTTGATTTTTTACCAGAAATAAATGGTATTCCTCTTAAGGTTGAAAAAATTAAAGCGGAGGATGGATATAATGGATATTATTATTACATCGAATATAAAGATATTGTATTAATTCCTTATTCCAAAAATCCCGTTGATGCTTGCTACGAAATGATATTAAAGTTACATGAATTAAATTTGTTGTGATTATGACACAAAAAGAAATAATACAAGGTCTTGAAAGTATTGAGAGCAGAGCAATAGATTTTCCTTATATGTCTGCATCTGATTGGGTTACTATTGCTGCTGCTAAAAGGAAGTTAAACCCTAACACTGTTTGGAATAGTGAAAATGTCGTTCCTAAGTACAATCTAAATGGTATTACTGATTTTATTGTTAGTTCTGCTTACGGACATATAGAAGGGGAAGCACATACCTATACACCTGAACAATGGTCTGCACATCTGGGGTTTAATGTTAATAGAGAATTTAGATGGGCATATGAGAAGGATTTAATTAATTTTGAATAATTATGACAACAGAGCAAAAAGCTAAAAGATATGACGAGGCTATTGAAAGAGCAAAGGATTTTTATAAAGGTTATAAACAAAGAGATAATCAGTTATATGCTGATGATTTAGAAAGTGTCTTTCCCGAGCTCAAAGAGTCCGAGGACGATAAGATAAGGAAAGAACTAATAAGTCATTTTAAGGAAACTATAGAGAATATTAGAAGTGAAGAAATAATATCTCATGATGCAAAGGTTCTTGTAGGTAAAATGCAAAAATGGATTGCTTGGCTTGAAAAACAAGGTGAGCATGCCAATTTCCTTTCCAAAATTCAAGTTGGCGATAAAGTAACTCGCAATGAGGCTGGAATACTTGTTAATCTTTCACAACTAGAGAGAGTTGCTAAGCCGAGAAGAACTAAACCTGCTAATGAGGTTGAACCGAAGTTTCATGAAGGAGACTGGGCTGTATCTAATTTAGACAAAAAGGCAAGACGAATTTCTGAAGTTCATTTTGATGAATATAATAGTTATTATGTGGTTGATGGAGAATCTGTTAATTTAGAAGAATACGATAGACTACATCATCTTTGGTCTATTAAAGACGCAAAAGAGGGTGATGTGCTTGCTTGCGAAAATGGATGCACTAATTTAAAGAAATAACTATGGCAAATACTATTATATTAGAACAAACGTGCGGATGTTGCCCAGAACAATATTGGGCGTATAAGGGTTCTCACATTATAGGATATATTAGGCTTCGTTGGGGACATTTGACTTGCGATTATCTTCCAAAAGGAAAACTTACAGATAATGACATACGAGTTTGTGACAAAGTTTTCAACGAAAGAGTAGACGACGAATATAAAGGTTCTTTTGATACAGAAGAAGAAAGAGAATATTGGTTGAGTAAATGTAAGGAAGCCTTACTTAATAAATATAACGAACTTAAAAAGAAATAACAATAAAGCATGACAAGACTATACGGATTTACATACAACTTTGTTAATAGTTGTGTAATAGACTTTGGGAAAAGGTGCTTGTGTTTTAGAATATACCTTGCAAAAGTACCAAAGAGACGTTTGAAAGGTTATTGTTATGTAACCAAGTCGGAAGATGTGGTGTTGACAACCAACAAACTTTGTTCCCGAAACTATACTCAAAAGGTATAGAGTGATCACAAAGATTCATGCGAGAGAGTGTGAAATAAAAGGTCAGTGATTTAAATCGTGCAAAGTACCTGCAGAATATGATTTACATATTGCACGTATGTGTATTTCTATCGACAGGTACAAACGGGGCGTAAGTATACAATCAGTAACGATTGTTTAAATCGGGAACCGAGTACAAGTGTTGGTAATGGGTGATTCCAAGTCAGTTCGACTCTGACACGCTCCACAATTATGAAAAAACGAAAATATTACAAATTAACAGAAAAACTATTTCCTGAAGAAAAAGATTTTAATTCTGTATTTAGCAGAGAGCAGGTTGAAGAAATAGATAAACGCATTGAAGAGTCTCAAAGACTGTACAATGTCAAACTAAGAGATGTAATGCGAAAAGTAGAGGATTTTTCAATGACCAATTAAAAAATAGAAAGATATGAAGATAGTAAAGGTTTTATGGATAGACAGTTGTAATTCAAATATGAATTGGACTGTTGCAGAGGACATTGAGGTAGAACCGATATATATTAATTCTTTTGGTGTAGTTGTCAAGGATACTGATGAGTTTCTTGCTATAGCACAAAATTATGGTAATGATCCAGAACAGTATTCTAATATTACGACTATTCCGAAAGGTTGCATCAAGGAAGTATTTGTTATACATAAAGACAATAAGTATGAAAATGCACAGAAGCCTAATTGGAGTGAAGAGGATAAAGAATATTTAGCAGCTTGTATTGAGGTCATAGATAACTTTTATGCCCTATCTGGCGAACTCAAAACACTTACCAAAATAAATGTTTTTAGAAAAGAATACGCGGAAAAGTTAAAGTCTTGGCTCAAATCTCTCAAAGATAGAGTGCAGCCACAGCCAAAGCAAAGGTGGAAACCAACTGAGGAACAATTAAAATCAGTCAAAGAAGTAATAGATCAAGGACATTTTACAAGTTATCCAAACGCCCTTGAAACTTTGTATGAACAACTTAAACAACTTTAAATTATGGAACATTTTTTTGTAGTTGCATTTGATGAATCTACACGGAAGTTTATACATCACTATGTTAATAGTACTTCTAAAACTAAAGCTATAAGCGATTTTGAAAGAAAGTATGAAAATTGTACTGTTGTAAATGTTATAGAATTATGAACAATAAAATATGTACCTCAATAGAACAGTCAGAGAAACTGCTTAGTCTTGGACTTGACCCAAGTACAGCTGATATGATGTGGGGTTATTTCTACAACGGAGAGAATCAATGCGTTCCTCAGATAAGACCATTTCTGGATATGAGGGGAGAAATCCCCAAAGGATATGTGCCGGCATGGTCTCTCACAGTCCTTTTAGAGTTGATGCCTGATCATATTCAAACTTACAAAAAATATAACTATGTTAGAATTGATATAACTTTTGTTCATAACGGAATAGTAACAGGCAACAAACGTGTAGAAGATAAAACCTATATTGACGCAGTCTTTGAAATGATATGCTGGCTAATAGAACATGGACATATTAAAGTAAACAAGTAAGATTATGACACAAGAAGAAAAAGTAAAAGCCTATGATGAGGCTATTAAAATAGCAGTTGTTGCATATAAAGATGAGGATAGGCATCTTAAAGCAACTTTAGAAAGAATCTTCCCCGAACTCAAAGAGAGTGATGATGAAAAGATAAAAGAAGGCCTTATTGATTATTTTAATAATTTTCATCTACAGACATTTGCAGGTCTCGAACCTAAAAAGATTCTTGCTTGGCTTGAAAAGCAAAGTGAGCAGAAGCCTGCTGTCGTTGATTTCAAAGCAAAGGATTGGTATGTAAGTAAAGTTGATGGTAAAATATATAATGATAAATTTATGGAAAAACCTACTAATCAATCGAGAAAATTAGAGATAGAAAAGGCAGCAATGTCCGCTACAGGTATCATAGAGCAAGAGGAATGGTTTATTAAAGGTGCCGAATGGTCAGATAAAAATCCTTATATTAGTTCTGAAAAGCAAGATGAGCAGAAGTCGTTTGCAAGATATAAAGTTGGCGATACTATATATTACGATTCATTCGGAAGATTAGTAAGTTTTACCATTGCCAATATTGTTGAAGACGGAACAGATAACCCAATGTATGAGGATAAGGATGGTAATTCTGTATTCCAAAATGAGATTGTTGAGCACAAGCCTGTTGATAAGGTTGAACCAAACTTTCATTTTAAAGTCGGGCAGTGGATTGTAGCAACAGGGAAATGTGTATATCTTATATCCAAAATAGATGGGTTTAATGTTACACTTATTGATACTAATGGTAACGAGCATGTGTTTGATGCAAGTTCATTGAACGATGCACACGAATGGAATATTGTCGATGCAAAGGCTGGAGATGTACTTGAATTTGGTGACCACGGAAGGCTTGTAGTTGGTATTGTGAGTTATGTTAATAAAAGTACAGGAAAAATTGATGTGTCTTGTTTGTTGGAGGGTAATAAGTTTAAAATCGGAAACTATTATGCCCTTGATACAATAAACCCACATCCAGCCACCAAAGAACAGTACAATACTTTTAAAAATGCGATGATAGATGCGGGATATACCTTTGATTTTGAAAAGAAGGTACTAAGAAAATTAAAATTCCAAATTGGTGATGAAATAAAGACTGCCAATGAAGGATCACTGACTATCACTAGAATTGATTGTTTTGGTTATTGGTCAGATGATTTGTTTATTTGTAGTTTTGAAAATTCTGCTAGATGGGAACTTATTGGAAAACCTGTTGATAAGGTTGAATCAAAGTTTCATGAAGGTGATTGGATTGTTGGGGCAAATAATGTATTTAAAATAATTTCATTAAATGATGAATTAAATTGTTATATAGCAGTTACTCCAAGCAATGAGGAAGTAAAAATACCTTATCAGTTTGATAATGGGCAAGGTCATATGTGTTCTTATCATCTTTGGACTATCCAAGATGCAAAGGATGGCGATGTACTTGCTTGCAACGAAGAAATTTTACTATTTAAATCATATTCAGTGCAAGGTCGCATCTCTTTATACTGTTGGTATAACGGGCAAACAAATAATTTCCACAGTAAAGAAGTGGACGATACATTATTAACTACAAGAAATAAGATATGTCCTGCTGCCAAAAAACAGCGTGATACTCTCTTTGCTAAAATGAAAGAAGCGGGTTGTGAGTGGGATGCCGATAAGAAAGAGTTGAAGAATATTATGGATGAAGAGGATAATAACAGAATAAATAATTTATGTCATTTCTTAGAAGAATATGGAACTCAGTATTATGGGTATTTAACATTGCAGGACACAATTACTTGGCTCAAATCCCTAAAGGACAGAGTACAGCCTAAAGTTGAGTGGACCGAAGAGGATGAAAATATGCTAAAGATGGTAATTAAATCATGTGAACAGTGCGGTAATGAATATGCTTACTATTGGCTTAAGTCCCTAAAAGACAGAATTGGTTGTAAAACAAATTGCACAACAATGTGGAAGCCGAGTGAAGAACAAATGAATGCTTTACGTTATGTTACTAACTTTGATTATGGAGGGTATAAAGCCACATTAGTGTCGCTCTATGAACAATTAAAGAAACTAAAAGATTAAAGTTATGAAAGCAAATGAAGCACCAGAAGAAATGTACAATTTAAACAAATAGTAGTATGATAGAAGAAGCATACGTAAGTTTTGAAACTTCAAAACTGTTGAAAGAGAAAGGATTTGATGTAAGTGTGCGCTATTACTATCAAAAGATAGATGATGATATAACCTATAATATAGGAGATTTCAGAAATTGGAATGTACATGATATGTGGTATTCTATGCCAACTCTTCAAATGGCTATGCGCTGGTTGAGAGAAGTGCATAATATTTGTATTATTATTGAGCCACGTGCCTATAATTATATTAATAAAAAATATTCAAGTTATATAGCATCATTATGGCAAGGAGATAATTATTACGACAATATTAAATCGAAAGATCACCAAACTTATGAGCAAGCATGTGAATCTGCAATAAAGTATTGTCTTAAAAATTTGATTTGATTATGGAAGCACCAGAGAAGATATATATTCAATCTTTTAATGTCAGTGAAAAAGATGCAAAATTTGCAAGGAAACTTTACTTTGATGATGTTTGGACAGAAGAACCTGAGTTAGGTCAAGAAAATATTGAATATATTCGCAAGGATGCCTTTGTTAAGAAGGCCTGTGATTGGCTAAAGGAAAATATAACAAACAATCCAAACGTCAATAGTGTGTTAGTTCGTAATGGCTGTGTTACATTGGGGATGCTTATTGAAGATTTTAAAAAGTATATGGAATATGAGTAGAGCAAAGGCAAAATTGGCAATAGTCCATGATTTACAAAGTAAGCAATACGATGTAATCTTAACAAAGAAAGATTGTGATATGATTGCGGCTGCATTATTAGAAAAGTATGGATATTCGGAAGTTAAGCAAATGTATTTATTCTTTAAAGGATTAGGGCAATTATGAAACTGATAGACAAAGCCGTTGTAGTAGCGGAGATAGAGAAACTTATAGATGAAATATATGCAGGTCTGCCATTTGATTCTTTAAGTAGCGAAGAACAGACTGCTTTATGGTATGTTAAGAGTATAATGTCATCCATAAACAATCTTGAAGTGAAAGAGGTGGATTTGGAGAAGGAATTGAATACTCTTGATAATATCTATTTTGAATTAAATGGTATTGCAATTAAAGGAGCATCAAACTATTTGGTAGTTGAACAATTAAAAGAGATTGCCAAACATTTCTATGAACTTGGACTTAATGCACAGAAAGGAGGATAATATGAAATACGTTGATGCAGAAAAGATAATATCCGAAATAGAAAGGCAACAAAGAAGGCTCATTGTTCTATCAAATACAGAACAAATAAATATGAAACGAGATTGTGCTCTTCAAAATGGAGTTTATGAAAGCATTCTTGTTCTCATTAATTCTCTTCAACAATCAGAACTTGGTAGGTGTCCTTTGAAATATCGCAAGAAAGAAGAGCCTGTAAGCGAGGACTTAGGTGATTATATCAATGAACTATCCAAGCAGTTCCCAGAGGTGTCATTTGCCAAGTTATCAAGGATTGCTGTGAGGGTTGCTAAGTGGCAAAAAGAACATCTTTGGAAGCCTGCCGATGGAGAGGATTTGCCAGAGATTGATAGAGAAGTTATTGTGTTGCTTGATAATGGTAGTGTAGCATTTGGGCATAGACCTCCAGAGTATTGGGATGGTAAGGATATTGTTACAGGTAAGGTTACAAGAAATTATCCTAAGACCTATGACAAAGGTGGATGGAATATTCCTAATATCAAATATTGGCTTGATATTGAACTTCCAAAAGAAATAGAATTGTGAGTAAGGCAGAAGATAGAGCATTAGAAGCGTTTCCTCTAAACATTAATGGGGATAGTCGTGGTTCTTATGATTTAAATGTAGTTAAAAGAATCATATATCAACAAGGGTACGAGCAAGCGGAGAAAGATTTGGAACTTACTTGGGAAGATATTGAGGCAATAGACCAGATATTTACTGACGTATTTAAAGATGGCTTTGATGTGACAACCAATAAGTACTATCAAGAAGTATTAAACCGATTCAACAAACAGAAAGGAGAATAGTATGACACAAGAAGATAAAGAACTTATAAGGAAATTTTGTGAAGATAACCTTGATACTTATACAGATTGGACAGGTACATATGTAGAAACCCAAGACCACTATGATAGTGTTGATGATTTTACAAATAGACTTTTAAATTATGTCGAAGAACATGAATAAAGAAGATAAAGAAATACTGTTAAAAGACCTTTCAGCAAGATTGCCTTATAATGTTATAATTAATTGTACTGAAGAAGATGATGAGAAAACAAATTTTGACTGTTTTCTTTCACCAGATATGATTAAAGATATAAAGTCAGAAACAGCATATTGGATAATTAAACCATATCTTCGTTCAATGTCAAGTATGACTAAGGAAGAATATGAGGAATATTACAATATTTCGTATGGCATAAATAATATTGGAAGCAAATACAAATATTATGATTTATGTGATTGGTTTAACAAGCATCATTTTGACTATCGTGAATTGATTGAAAAGGGACTTGCTCTTGAAGCACCTAAAGGAATGTATAATATAAAAGAGAAATAACTATGGCAACAATTACAGAAGATTACGTTTCATTTGAAGTTGCGAAACTATTGAAAAAGAAGGGGTTTACTCAAGAATATGACAGATATCATTCTATGGTATATAACGAAGAAGATTATGAAGATGAATATGAAGTCCAAAGAATGATTGTAAAAACCAGAATTGTAAAAGCCGGAACATTATCTTCATACCCTGTTGGAGTTCCTGAGCCTAAATGTTATTGTCCAACTCTTCAAATGGCAATGAAGTGGCTGAGAGAAGTACATGATATTGATATATTTCCTTGGAAGATTGGTAAAGGTATTTACTCCTGTGCTATATTTAATTCAAATACTGGTCAAGATTTATCTTCAGATAAAGATTTTCCTTCAGAAAAATATGAAGAAGCTGCTGAAGCAGCAATAAGATATTGTTTGGAAAACTTGATTTAATTATGGAAATACCAGAGAAAATTTATATTCATGAAAGCCAATATTATGGATTAATGGCAAATAGGCATAATATAACAAAAAATGGCATTGAATATGTCCGCAAGGATGCCTTTATTGAGAAAGCAGTGGGATTCCTAAAAGAATGGGATGCTTATCGTGTGTGTCTTGAAGGGCATAAAGATTGGTTTATTGAACAATTTAAAAAGTATATGGAGAACAAAATATGAAACTCGACGAATATGGACGAAAGAATTTTGCTGTAGGCGATATAGTAAAAGTTAATGGAAAGAAATACCATTTTAAAGCCATTGTTCCAAATTCAGGAGAAGGGTGCGACCTTTATTCAGAAGGAATGGAACGGGTAAAAGGTTTCTGCGGTGGTTGTAATGGATGCGGAATTAGTTTTCCAGAAGGCACAACAAGAGGTCATTTTAAACTAATTAAATAAGTGTTATGGAATTGATAGACAAAGCCGCTGTAGTGGTAGAGATAAAAAAATTAAAGATGGACATTGGAAATATTTTCAATGAATATGATGAAGGTTTTTGGGAAGGAAGAACTACTGCATTTGATGATGTTATTTGTGTTCTTGACACCCTCGAAGTGAAAGACCCTTATGAACAGCGTATTCAATATGAAAGCATTAAAAGTGGTATAGAAGCGCATGCTGAAGATTATTCTTTCAACGTAGAAAGTAAGTTGTTTAATCAACTGACAAAAGAACAACAGAAGCTGTGGCGAAAGGAAATTGAACAAGCTTGTATTAGTGGTGGTTATGATGGTGTTGAACTTGCAAGAGACCCACGTTATAAAGAAAACTTTGAAATAAAAGAGGTGGACTTGGAGAAAGAGATTATATCTACTTGTTGTAATTATAGGATAAGAGAATTTAGTGGAGTAGAACTTAATAAGCATGATATTGAATGGATTGCCAAGCACTTCTTTGAACTTGGGCTTAAAGCAAAAATCGACAATAAAATATTGTCTTGAAAATATAATTTAAATAACTATGACAACAATTAAAAGTTATACAGATTTAGAGCAAAGTAAAAAATTAGCAGAGTTTCTACCAATTGAAACTGCAGACTTTCAAAATAAAACCATAGAGAGTAATTCCGATGAAGATGTTGATGGTGTGTCTTATGTTATACATCCATGTTGGAGTCTTGCTGCATTATTGAAATTATTGCCGAGTGAGTTTACGACAGAAAACAAATTTGGCAAGTATAAATACAAAATCGAAATTCGTAAATATAAATTTACAGATAATGTTGATTTATATCAAATTGCCTATGGTAATTATAAACTTTATGAAGATGGAAGTATTTCTTGGAAAGATATGATAAATACAGCAGAAAAAGAAAATTTAATTGATGTTGCATTTGATATGATTTGTTGGTTAAAAGAAAGTAAAAAATTATGAAATCATATACAGATTTAGAACAGTCTAAGGCACTTGCTAAGATACTACCAATTGAAAGTGCGGATATGTATTATATGGAAACATCTTGTAATAATTATACAATCGGTGTTCTTCGAAGAATGGAAAAGGATATGTTAATTAAACAAGCTGAATATTATAAAATGTTTCCTTGTTGGAGTCTTGCAGCGTTGCTTGATGTTTTACCATTTCCTTCATTACATAAAACATTTAGTGGTTGGCGATGTGATTCTTATAATAAAGAAGGAACATCTTGTATATTAGGTGAACCATCAAATAGCCATGTTGATACTTGTGTTGAAACGATATTTAACTTAGTTTGTTGTGGTTATGACTTTAGGAAGACTGATGGAACTTTACCAAGCAGAGCAGCAAGGTAAACAAATAATAATAAGAACTTGTCATGGTGGATATTATAGTTCTCATGAATATACTGAAGAAGTTAAAATAACTGAATGTGAATTAAAAGATTTGGTTCTTGATGAACAAGAAGATGTATCTCATACATATTTTATCAAAGATGAAGAAGATGAATATGGATATAAATTATGATAATTATGAAAGAACTTAAAATGTTGTGATTATGGATAAAATTAGATGTGTTATATCGGAAAATGGGACTATAATTCCTATACATAATATATGTTTAATAGCTGGTAAAAAGTCCTCTCATTATATTTGGACTAATGCTGCTGGAGATGATTATGGTCATAAACTATCTGATGAGCAATATAATGCTCTATTAAAAAATATAGAAATTATTTGGTGGTAAATTTATTGATTGACTTATGAAAGTATTAGGTAAAGGTGCATTTATTCAAATGTCAGCAGCAGACCGAGGTATTGTGGAAGAAATTATATTTGCTCTAAATACTCTTGAGAAAGAAAAAATGCTTTCTTTTAATAAAGAAATCGAATGGTTAATTAAATTAAAAGAGTTATAAAACATTACACTTGAACAATATGAAATAATAGATATTATCTTCACTGAACTCAAAAGAGGATAATTAAATGACTTATTGAAGGTTTTTAACAATATGACATACAAACGATATGAATATTGGTCTAATAAAGGTAAAATATTAACAGATTGGTTTCCTTGGGATTCAGATTGGAAGCCTGATCTTCAAATTGATGATAGAAGAATATTTTGTAGATTAAAAAATGAATACAAAGATGAAAAAGGTTTATGTACAAATAGTTGATACTTTAACTGGAATTTCACAAACAGGTATGATTGAAGAGCCTGTTAAAGAAGGTCATGAAATTGAAAATGCTATTAAACATTTTGGCGTAATTTATGGAGAAGTTATTTGGAATAATAATTTTGTAAATACTGATGTAGCTAATAATCCAAGATTGTTTACTGGATATGTTGAAGGAGCTAATAAAATAATAAATGTAATTACATTATAGTATGGAAGAGACAAGAACTATTAAAGTAAGTTATAATAAAGCCAAAGAATGGTATTTTAGTGATGATCCCATTCTTAAAGAATTAGCTTTACAAGCTTTTACTAAAAAGGAATTAGAAATTCCAACTTATCAGCAAATATTTTTGATGGTTAAGCCATTTACAATTTCTAAAGAAGAACAAGTATTAAAAGTTTTAGCTGAATTTTATAAAAGACCATCAGACGTTATAAAACCAAATTGTGATAAATATTTCATAGGTAAAAGTACATATGACGGTTGGACTGTTATTAAACATTCTTCTGTCATGTATACAGGTATTCCTTATTTCTTAAGAGAAAAAGATGCTATAGAAGCTCTCAAAATTTTCTTAAAAGAAATGAATTATAATGAATAAGGTTGTGTCCGACCAACCTTCAGATTAATCTGTAAATCGATCGGTGACAGTTAGCTGTTTGTCAACAAGAATTCAAACGCAGAGTACTGCCTTCTCTGGCAAAAGGTAAGGGTATTTAAACTAGAGACAACCTCTAGTTTATTTTAACTTAATAATATGAAAATAGAAATAGATTTTGACAAATACGAACAGTTTTTGGCTGAACAATATGAAATAGAAGATGAATATTGGAGAGAATATCTTGATGAATTAGTTACCGGAATTTAATTTTGATTTTTTATATTTTAGTAATAAAATTAATTGTTAAATAGATAATTTTAATTTTTAATACTAAAATGAAAAATAATATGAATGTAATAGTTAATAAAAATCCTATTGAAAGATTTAAAAATAAAAATTTCATAAAATTCTTTTAGAGTGGAGGATTTGTTACAATAAAAAAAGGAGACAGTTTAGGTAAAATAGCAAAGACTAACGGAATGTCTTTATAGGAATTATTAAAATTAAATTCTGATATTAAAGATCCTAATAAAATTGAAATTGGACAAAATATTAGGATTTCCGGAAATAAAAAATCAACTAGAAAACAAAACTTTACATAGGCTCTAAATAGAGGAGAATCTAATTTAAATAATCAAAGAATATTTTATTAGAGGTTGAATAATAAACCAAAGTCAAATAGTATTACAATACTTCAAGATTATTTATGGAAAAACGGAGCATATAAAGGATTAAAAGATAAAAAAGGAAGAGAAATAACTTACGAATAGGCTGTTGATGGAGTTAGAGGTTCTTTGACTGAATAGGCTATAAAAAATCATAGTGGAAGAAGATAGAAGAAAATTAGTAATTAGCCTATTTAGAAAAAAGAAGATGAAAGAAAAGGAAGTACGATAGTAGGAGAGGAATTTAATTAGTCTTTAGATAAACTTCTTGGTGGAAATATAAAAGAAGGAGGAAAAGATTTATTTACTACAGCTGTTAAAGCTTCTCCTCTTGGTTGGATTGCTGGTAAGGTTGTTCAAAGATCTTTTGATAATGCTTATCCATATAGTTATGGCGATGTAATATAGACAAAAGATGGATTAAAACCTTATACAGGTGATGATTCTAAAGGACACGTAAGACAAACAACTGCTGATGATCCCGCTACTTTGCAAGCTAGTTCTTTAATTTCTAAATTTATTAATGGAGTTAAAGGAAAAGATCCTAGAAGAGAATATGTCGAAAGAATGGCAGCACTTGATTTATCTACTCCAGAAGGTATGGCTGAATGGCGTAATTTATCAAGAAACGCACCAAATGGAACTGTTAGAATTATTGGTGATCCTTTAAATAATCAATTTGAAATAAGAGCAAGACTTGATCAAATGAATATGTATGCTGGTAGACCTTAGTAGTGGGACACTTATGAAATTAATCCTGATTACGAATCTCCTACTGCAAAAGCTAGAGGTGCTAGTACATATAGAATTAAGGATTCTAAACAAAGAGAGAGGATTAATTCAGAAATGGCTAATTATTTCTTAAGTCATAGTAAAGAAGGTTATTGGAATGATGATCATACTGCTTATATATTACCAAACATGGGATATATGGGAAATCAATCTCTTGTTGCTGATGATGAAAATGGAACAAATCTTAGATATGGAGATTGGTGGGATTATACTGTAAATAATCCTTATGGTAAAAGATTCTATACCGGAGATAGATTAACAGAAGCTGATAAAACTCCAGTTAGAACAAAATATGGAACAGGACATAATACAAGACATATGACTGAATAGTCTGAGAATTTATTATAGAATTTAATTAGTGAAAATAATTTAGATTAGAATTTTTTATCTAATTTAATTAATTAATATGAAAAGAATGTTAATTTTATTAATGTTTGTACTAGGTATGAGCATTAACGGGTTTGCACAATCCGAAACAAGTGTTTTTGAAACTATTAAAAATGAAGTTATCAACAAAGTAAAAGAAGCTCCTGTAGGAACTATTTATGGAATTATAAAAAGTACTCCAGAAAAATATGTTGTAAATACTCCTCTTGGTGAATACAACATAAAAAAGAATACTGATGGAAGTTTCGAATGTCTAGGAATAACAGCAAAAATTATTTCTAAAAAAGGAAATGTATATGTTGTTGATTCTTCTTTAGGTAAATTTAAAATTAATACTAAGAAATGTACTATAACTAAATTATGAAGAAGATATTAATAATATTATTTATATTTATAGTATCATTAATCATTTATTATCCCTTTGGTATTCCGAAGATTAATATTCCTAAAGATGCAAATTATATATGTTTTGTAGATTTTAGAAGATTATCTTGTATGAATAGACTATTCATATATGATGTACATAAGAAAATGATTGTTTATTCAGCTCAAGTTCAGCACGGAAACGGAGGGAAAAGTACAATATTTAAACCTGAATTTAGTAATAAAATAGGAAGTAATTGTTCTAGTTTAGGACTATATAAAATTACTACTTTAGATAAAATGCGTAGTAATAAAATGGTAGACTGTTTTAGATTACGAGGTTTAAATAATACAAATTCAAATGCTGAAACTAGAGGAATTTTAATACACCCTGGATTTGGAGTATCACTTACTCCAAACGGGGTGTTAATTCCTATAACTTCTGAAAGTAGAGGATGTTTTACTGTCAGTCTTACTACAATTGGAGTATTAAAATATTTTTATAAAAAAGGAAATATATATATTTACGCCTATGGATAAAGAAAAAAGTTTTTTACAGAAAGCTCTTGAATTTATTAATGAACCAATTGAACCTACTACTGATATAATTAATTAGGCAGCAGTAAATACTGGATCTGAAGCATTAAGAAATATTTCTGCTGCAGCTACTGGTGTTGTTAAATTACCTGTTGCTCTGAAAAATAGAGCTAATGCTATGGTAACAGGAGTATTTCCTTGGTTCACAAGAGAAAAAGTTAATAATCCAAGGAATACTTGGACTATAGATAAAAGAAATCATTTAGCTAGGTATTACGATAATAATGGTGAATTACAAATATCATCCCCAGTAGGAACAGGATTGATTAAAGGTGATAAATCAAAAACTGGAGATAATAAAAGTCCTAATGGTTCTTTTAGATTAGGTGCTCCAGAAAACGGAGAATCCAAAGATGGAGGTACTATGTCATTTGGAACTTATTTCTATAGAACTAATCATAATGGAGGAAGATCTGGAGTAGGATTACATGGTACAGGAAATCCTTTATTTAATGGAATGAATATATCTCACGGTTGTTTTAGAGTAGATAATAGAGCTATAGAAAAATTTCATAAAATTGCTCCTAGACAAGGTCGAGGAACTAAGATTGTTGTTTACGAAAAACAAGGAGGATGTTTAGACCTTTTATTAAAATTTTGTAATTAACAAATTTTAGCATTTTTTATTTTGAATATAATTTATTATATAATAACTTAATAATCCTTTCGGGTAAGGTTAAGCAGAGCCTACGAGTTCAATATATAATGTCTCAAAATATATTGAGAAGTCCTCATTACTTTAGTATGAGTAAACCTTCCTTCATAGGAAAATCTGCAAAGCTAGGTAGAGGAAGTCCTAGCAAATTCTGACATAGCATAGTAGGTTAGTGCACTTGACTGATAATCAAGAGATCCCTGGTTCAAGTCCAGGTGTCAGAACAGAAGTGTTTTGGAGGCTACACACTTCCTATTAATATTTATTTGTATAGTGTACATAATATAAATACATATTATAGATAAAAAGAATAATGCCTCAACAGGGCCTGTAGTTCAAGTGGTTAAAACGCCTGACTCATAATCAGGTATTCTGGGATCATACCCCGGTGGGCCCACTAAAATCACAACAAACATTATCAAGAGTATAGTTTTCTGGGTGCTTGAAGGCAGTTGCTGGACAACGCAAGAGGTAAATTCTCCCTGAGGGTAGATAAATGTAAGTACGTACTTGTTGTGATTTATAAAAATAAATAAATAATTCTGGTCAACGGGGAAAGCCGGCTAAACAGTTTCAATGCCCAAGTAAGGTATAGGAAAGCTATACACGATGGAAGGAATTATTTATTTTTATTACTCGGAGTGGATGAATGATTAAGTCACTGTTCTGCAAAAACAGTTTGTGTAGGTTTGATTCCTACCTCCGAGTCTATAATAATCCTAAACACTTAGCAGTTGTGTAGAGAATACACTATAAAGAGTGCTCAACTATGGCATCTATAGACCATTAAACTGCTCGTGGAATACGTTGAGAGGATTATTTATTAAGAATCAATGGCGAAAAGGGTAAAGCAGGAGGAAAAATCTGTAGAATATAACTTCTTATTGGGTAGCTACTTTAAGATTATAAGTTATATTTAGTATAGGGTTCGATTCCCTATTTGATTCTTAAAATTATGTATAATCCAAAGTAAATTGTTTGTGAAAATAGTTTACTTATCGGGATGTGGTGTTTAATGGTAGCATGAAATCTTTGGGAGATTGCGGACTGGATTCGAATTCTGGCTTCCCGACTTAGTAGATAGTTATAATAATTATTTAATTTATTTAATTTATGGATTATACACAAATGTTGGGTAACTCAAATGAGTTACGGTGTATTACATCTTTTATTTAGCTAGGTTTTGAATGTTCAATTCCATATGGAAATGGAGCAAAGTATGATTTTATAGCAGATGATGGAGAACATCTTTATAGAATCCAATGCAAATGTTCTAATTATGTTAATGACCACGGCAAAATAAAAGAAGATGCATTTAGTTTTAGTACTACTTGTCAAACTACTAATACTAAAGAAACTATTAGATATACTTATTCTAATAAAGAAATAGATTATTTTGCTACTTATTTTAAAGGAAAGGTTTATGTGGTTCCTGTTGAAGAATGTAAAACTTCTAAAACATTAAGATTAGAACCTCCTGCAAATGGACAACAAAACTATAGCAAAGCAGAAGATTATTTAATTACAAATGTTTTTAAACACACGCAAAAACTTAAAGATTCTTATATAAAATATAAAGAAAAAATAGAATCTTAGAAAAAAGAAACTAAACATTATTATTGTCCTGATTGCGGAAAGGAAATTCCAACTAAAGGAGCTAGATGTTTAGAATGTTACCATAAAAGTTTACAAAAAGTTGAAAGACCGGAACGAGAAGAATTACTACGATTGATCTAGACTCGATCTTTTTGTGAAATTGGAAGAATGTATGGAGTTACTGATAATGCTATACGAAAATGGTGTAAAGCTTAGGGACTTCCTACAACAAAAGAAGAAATAAAAAATTTAAAATAATATCAGTAGATAGTTCTTTTAACTTAATTAATGTAAAATGAAAAAGAGTTTTATTTTAACACTTTTAATTGGTTTAGTAATGTCTTTTGTGTCTTGTACGAAAGAAGGCATTATAGATGTAGAACATTCGATTGCCTTAGACAGACAAACTATGTATGCAAACTATAAAGATAATTATCGTTGGTACGAAACAGAAATTCTTCTTCCAGAATTTATGGATTCGGATAGTGCAACAAGTAGTCCAGAAATGGTTATAAATATTTTACAAAGTGTTGTTGAGGAAGGCAATGGTGCTGATGTATGGGTACATAAATTTCAACACTTTAAAGATGGCACAGTTGTACATGATTCTATTCAAGGTTTTTGGATTGAAAATTATTCACTAAATGATGAAGTAATTAAGCTTAAATATGCAGAAGCTTGGGATAAAATGATGGCAGTCAATTTCCCTAAACCTCATTCAAGACATGTTACTTTAAGAAATCCTATTGGACCTATAGCAGTTAATACACAATGGATTTTTGGTAATATTCATGAACAAATTTGGGTCGATGCTGTAACTGGAGAAGCTAAGAATTCTAATCCCGCTTTTCCAGATAGTTTAGGATTTAAAATGCCACTCGGTGAATGGCCTTAATCCGAAATCATAAAATATAAATTTAATTATTGGAGCTACGAGTTAGCTCCTTTTATTCCTCCTTAGTTCAGTTGGTAGAACACCACCCTTGTAATGTGGATGTCGTCGGATCATACCCGGCAGGAGGATCATTTGGCTTATATATAGTTGCAAATGTATATAAGACGTAAGGCTAGATGCTTTGTCCATCTAGGGTAATCGTAAGTCCACTATCCTGTACGACAGAGGATTGTCTGTAGTTCAGTATTAACTTTAAGAGGTTCGAGGAAGCCAAGAAATACGATTTGTCGTGTTACTGAAAAAGGGTTTATAGTAGGTATAAGAATAAGAATCAGAAACCCTGAACCTTCTAACAATGTACCTTTATAATGTTAGTAAGATGTGAAGTTAGTAGGTGACAGACCATTGGGTAACTCCATAGGAGCGCTGTTAATCTTATTCTATGATTACTAATCAGCAGGTGAAGAGGCTGCAGATTTTTGGTTTTCTAGATTGTACTTAACAATCTAGTATGGGTTCGTGACCGGAGATGGCATCGGGGCTGACTGTAAATCAGCTGCATCGTGCATGGGGAGTTCGAGTCTCTCAGGACCCACTAATCCAAATCTGTCTGGTAACGAGACATTAATGCTGTTATGTCAATTCTCACTTAGACTCAAGAAGTGATAGGTTGCGCAACTGAATGTAATGAGCTTTTTGTAGGTAAGAAAACCGCCGTCGCTAAGTTTTGGAAACTATAATGTAAAACTAAGGTAAAGGGTAAGTAGATGGTCTGGATACATCTACGTAATTTTGGGCAATAGCGCAGGTGGTCAGTTCGCGCTTGACTGAAAATCAAGAGATTCTAGTTCGACTCTAGATTGCCCAACATGCAAAAATTTCCTAACGGACATAGAATTAGTTTTTTAATAGTTGCCACATGAATGTATGTAATGCGCTTGACTTTTTATAATTCTATAAAAGCTTCGGTAGCATAATTGGAAGTGTGGCTTGACTCCAAATCAAGAAAGCGTATGTTCGATTCGTACCCGGAGTGCTATGAAACAGAATATATATTTAAAAAATGGAACACTCTTTGCTAATGGATATAATAGAATAGTTCATGGTGGAAGAGGAGATTATGTAGAATTTGAGGAACATCATATAATTCCAAAGTTGTATTCTTTATTTAATAATCAGCCAACAGACGACTTAGATATATATTACTGGTGGTTATATCCAGAAACAGATAGAAACACTAAAGTATATTTACAAAAGAAAACTGTAAAATATGCTGATTATAAGATAGGAAAATATTATGTTTCTCCATATCTATTTAAAGATTTTAAAGATCCAGAACAATTATTTAATTACTAATGCTCCATTAGCTTAGTGTATTAGAGCATATCGCTACGAACGATAGGGTCGAGAGTTAGAATCTCTCATGGAGTACTAAATATAAAACCTAATACTGAGAGCAACGATTCTTAATATATGTATGCCGGCAATTTAAGCATATATTCTGTAAGACGGGTCAGTTAGTTTATCTACTTCCGAAAGGTGTAGTGAAGAATTAGGTTTTTAAATTCCAGTATAGCTTAGCGGTCTAAAGCGCAGCACTCATAATGCTGAGATCGAAAATTCGAATTTTTCTACTGGAACTATTATAATAACTGGTTGTAGAAATACAAAATCCTATAATGGATACTCGGAAACCTGAAAAAAGGCTGGTATAGTGGGAGTTATAAAAATGGTGGAAGTTATTATAATTTAATAAGGAAGTATGGCTGAGTGGTCGAAAGCGTTTGTCCTGAAAACAAAAGAACGGTAACACGTTTCAAGAGTTCGAATCTCTTTGCTTCCTCATATTGGTGAGTTGGGTGAGTGGTTTAAACCAGATTCCTGCTAAGAATCCGTACATCAAAAATGTATCGTAAGTTCAAATCTTACACTCACCGCAAAATAGTCTAAATACAAACTTGCATAAAGAAGCTTCGGGGTTTGTTCCATTATGGTATAGAACTTTCAATATTCTTAAAATAAGACGTTTATGCTCGCGAGAAGGGTTTTAAGTGAGGAAAGGAAATTTAGACTATTATTCATGGGACAGTGGCGAAATTGGTGAACCGCGTATGCCTTAGGAGCATATACATTGATACGTTGTAGGTTCGAATCCTACCTGTCCTACTTATTATGCGGTATTGGTGTAGCTGAAGGCGCATATCGGACCTCCACTCCGAAGGCATGCACGGGTTTGATTCCCGTATACCGCTCTATTTCCTGTCGAAATGGCTGAGACATAAATAAATTGCCAAACTGATAGTCTTACAAATGTAACAAGACAGGTGTTTATAAGTGTTTTAACCTTACATTAGTAAAAATAAACTTATTGAAAAAGCCTTTTTATACGGAAAGAATAAAAAGGTATATGGGGATATAGCTCGAAGGTCGAGCAAGAAGCTGTTAACTTTTAGGAGAGGGTTCGATTCCCCCTATCCCCGCAATATTTATATGGTGTACTTTGGGTAGTGGTCGATCCCGTCGGGTTGTGGCCCCGATTCTTGAAATATAGACACGTGAATTCGAATTTCACAGTACACCCCAAAACTAAAGCTTAAAAATATTATTACTACATATCTTAAAAGTTTGTAAATTCATTTCTTGATTAAGATCAAGTGTCAAGTCATTTGATATTTTTTAAAAATGAGTATATTAGTATTATATTTAGATAATTAATATTATAAACTTTAAATTTGTAGTAAATTATGAAAAAAGTAAAAAATTTATTTAAGAAAATTGGTCATGCTTACATTGAAGGATTTAATCGTATGTATGGCCCTGCAATTAATTATGGAATTAACCCATTTATTTAAAGATTTTTTAATTAAAATTAGATGATTATGAGAAAAAATTATTGGAAAGAATTCTGTTTACTCTTTATTGGAATCTTTATTGGAGTTGGAATAGAAAGATATACTCCTGATTCTCTCCCAACTGATCGAGTAATTAGTATTGATGTTAAAAGGGATACTATTGTTAGTAGAGATACACTTTATGTTCATCAAACAATAGTACCTTTAAATGAAGGAAATGTTTTAGCCGAATTAAAAAGGCAAAACATTCCTCATTCTAAAATTGTTCTTGCACAAAGTAAACTTGAAACTGGAAATTATACAAGTAAACTTTGTCGTAATAAGAACAATTTATTTGGAATACGAAAAGGTAATAAATATAAAGAATATAATACGTGGAAAGAATGTATATCAGATTATAAAAAATTATTTAGTAATCGATATAAAGGCGGAGATTATTACGAATATTTATTAAAAATAGGATATGCAGAAGATCCTATGTATATTCAAAAACTTAAAAATAGAGTATGACATATAACGAAATAAAAAAACTTTGTAGAAAAGGTAAAGTAGGGATTGTTCCGAAATGGGATGGTTATCTCAAATGGAATTATGCCTTAAACGAATTGTAGTTTGTTAAAGATAACTATGTGATGTCACAATCTGAACTAGAAGGAAATTATGGAATAAGTAATCGAAACGATTTATATTATATAATATGATTATATTTCTTTTAATATTATTAGCATTATTTATAATTTATAGTCCTTATTTGGATATTTATAAAGATTATAGAGATAAGTATCATATTATATTATGGTACAATAGTTATAAAAAAGATAAGAAACGTGAATATATAAATATTATAGGCGATCCAGAGTGATCGCCTTTTTTCGTATGTATGTAAGAAAAGATTGGTTTTATTTAGATTGGAGAAAATATCTTTATATAGATATTAGAAATCCAAAAAAGACTTTAAATAAAGTCAAAAATGTTTTTAAACCATTACAATGTAAATTTAAATTTAGTAAAAATATAATTCCTAGCCCTGTTCTATGGTGTTCTAACCCAGCTTTAATTCATATAATCTTTAATGATGTTGGATGGAAAGACAAATATGATAGTCCTAGATTTGAAAGAGCACCTTATATATGGATTCATTTATTTAAATGGAATTTTATATGGTATTGGACTTTATTTCCACATCAAGAACATAGAGAAGATGAATATTGGGAACAAGTTCTTTGGTATCTATACTATTATAACAATACGTCATATGGATGTGATGAACCCAATATAGAAAAAGCTAAAGAAAGTTGGCCTTGGGAGAATTATAAAACTAAACAAAGTACATGGTCAGATGAATTTTTAGTAAAATGAGAACTTTTTATATTTATACTGATGTTTCTTTATTACCTTTGAAAAATTTTCATACTAGAGCTGCTGTAATTGTAGTAAATTATCATATAACAGATGTTATTTATAAAGAACGACAATGTAAAGAAATACAAATGTCTATAAATTATTATGAAAGAGCTGCTATTATATGGGCAATTAAATATGTAAAAAGACATTATAATACTGAAAATATTATTGTTTATTGTGATAATAGAACAGCTATTAATAAAGGATATAGAGAATATAATTTAAAATGGATTAAAGGACATAGTAAGTATAATAATTATAAATATAAATTTCAAAAACTTGCTGATTATGTAAGTAAAAATGGAATTGATAATTGGAGAGAGTATTATTATAGACATTTATTATGAGATACATTAAAGTAGGTTGGCCTGAAATTCAGGACTATATGAATAATCCAGGTTATCCTGATGATTGTTTATTTGATTCAGAGAAAAACGAATGGGCAATCCCAGAAGATTGGGAACCAGATAATATGGGGTTAGGTGGTGATATTGGTGATTTAAATGATGCAATGGGATGAATAACTGGATAATTTATACTGATGGTTCTTGTAGAGCCAATAGTAATGGAGGAATCGGAATAGTATGGATAAAGAATGGAGAAAAAGTATTTGAATTTTCTAAAGGATTTAAAAATGTAACTAATAACATAATGGAGTTAACTGCTATTGGTTATGCTTTGAAATCTATTAAAAAACCTATTGATTCTTTAGAAATAGTATCTGATTCTGAATATGCCTTAGGATGTATATTTAATGAAAAGTGGAATCCTAAAAAGAATACTGAATTAATTGCTAAAATTAAAAATATTTTAGTAACTACTCAATCTCTTGTTAAAAATCCAATTACTTATCGTCATGTAGATGGACACCAAAAAGGTGATAATGATGATGTAAAATGGAATAATTATGTAGATAAACTTTGTAGTAATGAATCTAAAATGATATTATGAAAAAAGAAGATATAAAATCTGGATATGTTTTAGTATCAATTCACGATCCTGATAGAATTGCTTACGTTAGACAAATAACAAAAAATGGTATAAGTGTTTATATCAACAAAGAACGTGATATTATTTTAAATGAGCAATTGCATCATTGGAAATTAGCTAATCCGATTATAGATAATCGTCTAGTTAGTAGTTATACATTTGCTGTACGATTTAAACAATTTTTAGATTGGATTCCTAAAGAGTGGTGGATGTCTCAGCCTCATTATTATGAAGAATATAATTATATGAAAAATGTAGCAGAAAGATTACTTCAGTATCAAATATATACCGTAACTGATGAAAGTGAAATTGATTATTTAAAAAGATTAGAGTTATTATGATAACAGGTAATGAACTTCTTAAGGAGTTAGAGTCTTTAAAGAAAAGAGCAGAATTTGTAGAAATTACTTATCCTGGAAACGAAATTTGGAAAGAAGTAAACTCTAAACTAAATGATATTATTAAACTTATTAAATCTGATAAGAAAATATACAAATGGTAACTAAGGAAGAATGTATATCTATTTTTAATGCAATGATTAGAGGGACTCCTATATCATTTGAAAAACAATTACTTCCATTATATTCTGATTATTTAACAGAAAATAACTTTGAAAATTCAGATAAATTAATATATTTAATAGTACAAAATCCGCAATTAATTCAAAAAGCAATGCCGAAAATTGTTGAATTTTATTGCAGAAAGTATAATATTTTTTATTTGCAGGAACAATTAAGCTCAAACAGCTTAAATAATAATTTTAAAATAATTTTATATTATGACTAATGTAAGAATTCCGATTGAAACAACTCGGGAAGGTAACAAGATTACCAAGGTTTGTGTAGAAGATGTCTACAAGATTATGAATAGAGTAATTGAGTCTATGGATAAAGTCCATAATAACTCTGTTGATATTATTAATTCTATTGATAAAGACTATGGTAAATGTCATGGTTCTTTGATTATTGGTACAGGTATTTCACAGCCTTGCTTAGGAGATGCTTTCGATGAAGAAATTGGTAATAACATTGCTTTTATGAAAGCTAAGTTAAACGCTAATATTAAGAAGCATAATTTCTTGGTGAGAATTTGGAATGAGTATAGTAAATTACTCGATTTACTAGATGTAGACATTGATAAAATTGATAGTAATATTAGAATGGATTTGAATAATCTAAGAATTTATAATCCAAACTATTTGAATGATCTTGAAGAAAAATTAGGGATTGTAAGCGATGAAGTATAAAAAAAGACTAATGTATTTGGATGCCAGAATTAAAGATTGGACGGCAAGAGGTGGAAAAAATAAAGAGTCTGGCCACCTTCATATGAAACCTGGAAGTGAAAAGAAATAATGGAAATAATAGAGAAAGATTTTATAATAAAACCCTCTGGCTCATGTAGTGATTTCTATGATTTGACTTTCATGAAAAGAGTTAAGAAAAGGGATACTGGTAATTATGAAATAGAACCAGGAGATACATTGTATGGACTTACTCTTTCTCATTGTTTAACCAAAATTGCTAAAAAAAGGGTTGCTAAAAAATATGAGGAAGAGAATATTTCATTAATGACATATCTTAAAACTTTACAAAAAAGTTATGAAGAAATAGTTAGATTATGTAGAGAATCTCTCCCTGAAAAATTTGATACAGGTGAATAAAAAAACTTACATTGTTATTATTCTATCTATTATAGGAATAATTAGTTTATATTTATGGGTTGTATTTCATACTCCAAATATTAAAACTAAGGATGATATAATATTAGATAAATTAGAACAACTTGAATTTAAAATAGATTCTATTTCTAATATAAAAGATAGTCTTAGAATTGTAATTGATTCAACTCATGTTAAAATAATTACTAATGAAAAACATTATCGAGAAAGGATTAATGTTATTATTAATCAATCTAGTGATGCCGACAGTAGTTTTATCACAGATTACATTAGACAGCATCGCAGCAAAAGAGACAGCATTAATTTTTATTGAACATGAGAAATTAAGTATTGAAAATCCTCTATTGAAACAACAAATTTCATCATTAACTGAATTAAATGATCTTTATATGAAATCTGATTCTATACAAAGAGAAGAGATTTCTTTATATAAGAAAAAAGTTACTGATGATGAAAAAACAATTAAAAAATTAAAATCCTCTAAAAAGAAGACTTTAATAGGATCTTCTGTAGGAGGAATTCTTTTATTTATTTTAGGTTTATTATTATGACACAATATAATATTTATTTTGGAACTATTGGAAAAACTTTAGGATGTAAATATCATTTTACTAAATGGTGCAAATCTGATCAAGAAGCTGATGAACTTGCTAAAAATTCTGCTGCTTCGTACTATTATAAATATGAAGGTAAATATGGAATTCCTTCCTATAGTCAAATTTCAAAAGAATCCGAAATAACAGGAGTAGATGTTGAAACATTATATCAAGATCATATTAATGATATGATGAGATGGTATGCTATTCCTACAGAGGTAGATTCCATTTCGATAAAGCAATTGAAATTTTGACAACAAATATTGTAAAATGTAAAGTTGTAGCAATAGAACATGATATACTTGATTATCATATTCTAGTTTTTAAAAATTTAGAAAATAGTCCACCTTTTGGACATTCATATATAATGGTTACAGTTTTTCCTAATTGGGAATCTAGAATTCCTGAATTAGGAGAAACTGGATTTTTAATGTATGATGTTGTAGAAGCTGGTGTAGATACTTATTACGATAGAAGAACTGATTCTATTGTAAAATATAACTTTTCAAATTTAATATTTAAAAGATTTGTTAAGGAACAAGATAATTCAAATAAAAATATTGTAATATGATAAGTTGTAAATGAATAATATTTTAGGAGATGCTTTACAGAAAGCTCTAGACACTAGGAAAAATGATTTTTCCACATTTATTTGGAAAGGTGAAAAGAAAAAGAATGGAAAAAAATATGTTCAAGATTCTGAAAAAATTTCTGAAATGAGTCCAGAAAGACTGAAAGAATGTTGGCAACATTGTGAAAAAATGCTTAGAAATAATGATCCAAAGCATCTTGGTCGTTATAATGTTCTAGAGGAAGTTACTTCACAAATTAATAAATGTAATGTTGAATTATTCTTGAGATATTTAGAGAATAGTTATATGAGACGTGAGAATTATATTCCTACTCCTAGATTTAAAATGATGATTGCTATTAGAGAATTTATTTCTAATAGTGAAAAGGAAGCTGCTGAACAAAACATTACTCTAGATTGGAATAAAATTTCTGTTTCCCATTTGAATGGAGGTGAATTTCCAGCTGAATTTCAAAGTATTAATATCGCAGATGTTCTTGATGGATGTATTGATAATTTAGGTGTTTTCTCAAAACAACATCTAACTATGACATTTATCACAAAAATGGGAATTTGGTTTACTAAATCAGAAGAAAATGAATTTGGAAGTGCTAATTCTAATGTAGAAAAACTTAAAGCTGCTAAAGAAAAACTTCATCTTCCTGCTGAACTTGTACTGAGATTAAGTGAAAAAGGTTTGTCTTATCATGAAATGAGAGCTATGCTAACTTTAGCCAAAAAACAGAAATATTCTGATATGACTACTGAACAACTTGTTACTCTTAGAAATAAAGTTCTTTTAAGATTATCTAGAGAAATCGATGGACACATTTTTAGTTGGAAACGTCTCCAAAAACAGATAGAACTTGTTGCAAAAAGCAAAAACATTAAGTTAAATGATTAACTATGACTAGAACAGAACGACAACAAGAAGCTGTAAGGAACTGGATCAAGGCTAAAGGTAGAGGAAGTATAGAAGCTGCTACAGGATTTGGTTGTTAATAAATTTTAACTGGAATAAATATCCTGTTATATTTTTAATTTTGCCTAAATTAAATTTAATGATATATTTATTAAAATAAAAAATTAATAAGTATATGAATAAAATTGAATTTAATTTAAAGGGAAAATCTGGAGTTTATATGTTTTTTAACATAGAATCTGGAAAAAGATATGTAGGATCATCAGTAGATATTTATAATAGAATACATGAGCATTATCATAACTTAAAAAATAATAAGTCACATAATGCTCATTTTCAATCTTCTTGGAATAAATATGGAGAAGATGCTTTTATTTATTGTATTTTGGAATATTGTAATCCTGAAAATAGGTTTTCAAGAGAACAATATTATATAGATACTTTAAAACCAGAGTATAATTTAACTTTAAATGTAGTAGCTAATTTTGGACATAATGTTTCTGATGAAACTAAAAATAAAATTAGTAATACTTTAAAAGAAAAATATAAATCTGGAGAAATAGAAACTTATAAACAACAACATAATTGGAAGACTACATATATTTATGATGTTATTACAAAAACACTTGTTGGAGAGTTTCCTTATCATAAAGCAGCTTTAAAATTTTTAAGTGATAAAAATGGAAGTTATTCTGAAAATAAATTATATAAAAAAAGGTATTGTATAAGTGAAACTAAATTTGTATATTTAAATGATTTAGTAAATCATATAAATGAAAAAGTTTTAACTGCTACAAGTACAATAGGAAAATATATTATTTCTGAATCTCCAAAGGGAGAATTGTTTTATTTTAGAACACTTCCAGATTGTGCTAAAATTTGTGGATCAACACAGAGTACATTAAGTAAACATTCTGATGCTACTTTGGAAAATCCATATATAGTTAAGAAGACTGGATATAAATTTTATTATTCTAATGAATATATTCCAATTAAAATAAACACAGCCGTTCTTGTTGAGAAATCACAAGAATTATTACAGGACAATATCGGTGAAAGCTGTGATGCCAATACCGAGCTAACTAATTAAATTGCGAAAGGTTAATTAGTAGTGTAACGCGTAGATTTTGAATAAATATAATAAATCCAAGAGTGCCCTGCATCTAAACAGATAATGCTGTAGATGAAAATGTACGCTGAGCTATAATGAATAAGAAATTATAGAACTATAAGATAAAAAGCTTATAGGATAACAAAACTGAAGACAAATATGGGAGTAATGTCTATACGAGGGCTACTAAAAAAATATCCACATTTTAGAGTTCTTGTTGTCGTTCCTACAACAGCACTTAAGAATCAATGGCAAAATATAATTGACCTAGAAGGATTTTCTTTTAATGTAGAAATACAAGTAATAAATACAGTTATTAAATATGACTGGACTTGTGATTTTTTAGTAATAGACGAAGTTCACAGAGTTAATTCTGATGATTTTAGTAAAATATTTACTTGTGTTAAATATAAATTAATACTTGGACTTACCGCAACATTCGAAAGACTTGATGGAAAACATATAATAATGCAAAAATATTGTCCAATTGTTGATAATATTCCGTTTGCTGAATGTTTAGTAAATGGTTGGGTATCTGATTATAAAGAATATATTGTATTAATTGATGTTGATAACATCAAAGAATATAAAGCATTAAATAAAGAATGGATAGAACATTATGAATTTTTTCAATTTGACTTTAATTTAGCTATGTCTATGGTTAAACCAACAGTTGGATGGAAAAATAAATTAGCATATAGAGATATGTTATATAAAGGGGATGATGAACAAAAAAAGAAAGATATTTTAAAATCAATAAATTATCATTCTATAAGATTTATGCAAACAATGCAACTTAGAAAAGCTTTTATAAATAATCATCCGAAAAAAATAGAGATAGCTAAAAAAATAATAAATGCTCGATCCGATAAAAAAATTATCACTTTTTCTAATAATGTAAATATGGCAGAAGCTATAGGAATAGGAGACGTATATACAGGAAGAGTATCTAAAAAAAGAAGTGCTACAATGCTTGAAGATTTTTCTGTACAATCTTCTGGAGTTTTAAATACCGTAAAAAAAGCAGATGAAGGAATTGATATTCCAGGTCTTTCTGTAGCTATAATACTTGGTACTGATAGTTCTGAAACTAAAGCTAGACAAAGAAGAGGTCGTACAGTCAGAAAAGAAGGTGATAAGATTGCAGAAGTTTTTTATATTATTATTAAAGATACAGTAGAAGAAAAATGGGTCGTTAATAATCATAAGAAAGATAAGAATTATATTACTATTGATGAAAAAGGATTGGATAAAGTATTAAAAGGTGAATTGCCAGATTTATATAAACCTAAATTAGGACAATTGTTATTTAGATTTTAATATTATGATTCCAGAAAAAATGTTAGAATTAATATTGTTACAAGAAATTTTTTATTCTTATAATAATGATATAGAATATAATGAATTTCTTAGTACAAATTATAATGTGGAGAAAATAAATAATAGATATTTAGAACTCGGAAAAGAGTTTTTAAGTCCATATGCACTTGATAAAACCGGGAAACTGGATTAACCTTTTAGCAGCTAAATGAATAATTTATGCTGTGTTTACATTAGAAAACGAACTAAGTTTATTAGAAAAATATAATTTAACTCCAACAGAGTTATTTACAGTAAAATTAATTCTGTTGGCTAAAGAAGACGGAGAATACGAATGGTTGCAAAGATTAAGTCAAATATTAAAATTGAGAGACATTCTCGTCAAACTTCAAGAGAAAGGAATAATTTTAAAGTCTTGGAAACTTCCAAAAGAAGGACAACAACTGATAGTTGAAAATATTCCTTTTAATCAGAATTTTCAGAAACAATATTTCAGATCCTCTTTTGAAATGGGAGAAGAGTTATTTAACACTTATCCACAATCTACCATAGTAAACGGACAAATCTATAATTTAAAAAGAGTGTCTCGTAAGTTCGATTCTTTAGAAGATGCTTTTGCTAAATATGCTAAATATATTCACAATTCACCAGAAGTTCATCAGGAAGTAATAGAACTTATTAAATGGGGAATTGATAATGGATATAATTTTACAACTCTAGATTCCTTTATAGTTGATAATAGTTGGATTGCAATTAAAGCAATGAAAGAAGGAAATGGTATTAATGTTAATACTGAAGCTATTAAAATGATATGAAAACTATTAGTTTAAAAGCTATAGAGGAAGCCTTTAAAACTTTAAAATATAAATCCCCTATAATATCAGTTGATGGCAATTATCTTACTATTCAAGTAAATACTGGATGGCTAATTATTAATAAAAAAGATTTTTATGAAAAAATATATAGTAAGATTCACCCCTTCAATTTTAAATTAATATGACAGTTAATGAGTTAATTAAAGTCCTTCAAACTATAAAAGAAAAAGGTTTTGGAGAACGTTTAGTATTCATAGAGAATACTGCTGATGATTATTACGAAACTATTAATGCTATAGGTAATTATCCAGAAAATGAATGCCTATTTTGTGTTGATCCCGATGTTAGCGGATATGCAAAAGTATATCCTGGGAGTAGATTTTTTAATGATTATCTTTTGGATGAATCAAAATTAAATGGAATTATTATTGCATGAAAAAGTATTTAGTGAGATTCACTACCAATTCTGGAAGTAGGGATTCTATGCGAATAAATGCTTTTTCTAAAGAAGAAGCTGAATATAAAGCATATCAGCAAAGATTTAATTTGGATACTATTAATTCAATATTAGAAATATGAAAAAGTATTTAGTAAGGTTTACTACTAAAAGTGGTGATTATGACAAAGAATGGTGCTATGCTAATTCTGAACAAGAAGCTGCTCAAAATATTCAAGATGAACATTGGAATATAGCTCATATTGATTTAGTTGAAGAATTATGATTAGAGTTTATTTAACATTAGGTGACCATGCTTACGGCTATGATGTAACTGGATATGAGGATAAAAAGTCAGAAAGTGGATTTTATGATAATCTATTAACTGAAGATTTAATTGAAAGAGTATGTCAAGGAGACATTATTATGTACTTTGATACTAATGAATCAGCAGAAGATTGGTGTAATGAAACTGGATATGAATATGAATTAGTAAAACCAGATGACGATAACTGAATTAATTAATAAATTAACAGACTGGAAATTAGAGTGTGGAGATGGTTACATAGTAGTAATAGATTCTGAAAATAACTATTTTAGAAATGGGTTTATTTTTGACCTAGGAAATTATAACTGTGAAATGGGCTGGGAATATTTATTAAAAGTTAATGATAATTATTAATTTATATTATGACAATAACTGAATCTGTAAAAAATCAAATTCAGTTAGGAATCGAAGGAAAAAATCAAGGTTTTACTACTGGATTAGACAAATTAGATTTAGTTACTGGCGGTATTGTTCACAGTAGATATCTTGTTTTGACATCTAATCCAGGAGGAGGTAAAACTGCTCTATATTTATACTCTTATGTCTATTCTCCTTTAAAAAATCATTTAGAAGATGGAAGATATAGAGGATATTTCTTTTCTATGGATATGTCAGCTGAACAAGTTGTAGGAAGAATGTTATCAATGTATATATTCGATACTTATCATATACAACTCTCTTCTGATGAAATATTCTCTAGTAAAAAGGGATATATTCTTTCTGGAAAAAATTATGAATATGTTCAAGAAGCTTTAAATTGGTATGAAAAAGTAGAAAAAGTTTGGACTATTTATGATAAGAACGTAAGTGCTGGAGGTCTTTATAAAAGAATATTAGAAGATTTAGAAAAATATGGACATTTTGAAGAATCTGAAAATAGAAAAGTTTTTATATGGAATGATCCAGAAATGATTTATGTTATAGGCATAGATCATGTATCTCTACTTTATCAAGCTAATGGACATTCCATTAAAGAAGAAATAGATTTAGCTTCTAATTATCTTAAAACAGTTCGTAATTATGGACCTTATATTGTAGCATTACAACAGACTAATAGAACTCAAGGTTCAATGGATCGTAGACAACAAGGTATGACAAACTTTGTTCTAGGAGATCTAAAAGATAGTGCAAACCCCTCACAAGATTGTGATATTGTAATTGCTGCATATAATCCAAATAAGGATAGGCTTAATACTTATAAAGGATATGACATAAAGAAATTAGGTGGAAATTTTAGAACTATTACAACCCTAAAACATAGATATGGAGAAGTAGATAAAGAATTTGCTTGTTCTTTCTATGGAAATATAAATATGTTTGGAGAAATTCCCTATCCTAACGAAATTTATGACTATGATAAATATACAACACCAGATTATTTATTAAAAAATGATGAAGATGAAGAAATAAAAGAAGATAATACTCAAAAACAACAATTTAAATTAATTATTTAAATATATGGCTTGTGAAACTCTATGTATTTATGGAGAATCAGGTACTGGGAAAAGTACTAGTTTAAGAAATATGGATCCCAAAACTACTTTTATTATTAGTACCACGGGAAAACCTTTGCCTTTTAAAGCTTGGAGAAAGAAATATGTTCCCTTAGTAATTGAAAAAGACGAAAAAGGAAAAACTAAATCTATTACAGGTAACTATTATATTAGTTCTAATTGGGAAGCTATCCTAAAAATATTGAAAATTATTAATAAACTAATGCCTCATATTAAAACTGTTGTTCTAGACGACATGCAGTATATACTATCGTATGAATTTGTTGATAGAGCAACTGAAGTTGGATATACTAAATTTTCTGAACTTGCACAGCATCTTATGGAAATTCTTAGATATTCAGAACAGATGAGAGAAGATTGTACAATGTGTTTCTTAACTCATTCAGAAAATGTTGGTACTGATATAGATCCAAAATATGTTATTAAAACAGTAGGAAAACTTCTTGCTGAGAAAGTAACTCTTGAAGGATTGTTTACTTATATTTTCTGTACTAAAGTAGAAGAAGGAGATGATGGTAAGATGCAATATAAGTTAATTACCAATAATGATGGTAAATGTCTTGCTAAAACTCCTATGGATATGTTTGAAGATTTGGAAATAGACAATGATTTAAATCAGATACTTGAAGTAATTAAAGAATATAATGAAGGAGAATAATGTTAGAAATTCAATCATCTAAAATCGTTTTAACTCTTGTTGATACTGAGACAGGAGAACTTTTTACAAAGGAAGCAACTTTTGGAGATTTTAAAGAAGCAACTAAGAAAGCTACTACAACTAGAACTCGTAAAGCTAAAACAGATGATGAACCAATTCCTATGATTCATCTTCTTGAAGGAAAATATCAGTTTAATACTAAGGCAATAGAACTTACTGGTTTTGAGCCAGAAATGAAAATTGATATTAAGTTTGAAAAGAAAGGAAGGAATACAACTCCAGTATTATGTGTAGATGAAAAAGCTGGAAATAGACTTACTAAGACATTTACAGTAAGTTGTAGAGGTTCACGACATGACAATCTTGCAGAATACGGTGATACTTTTGAAGTAATTCCTTATGAAGGAAAAGAAGGTTATTTTAAACTTAAAGGAAATACTGAAAAAGAAGATGATATAATCGATGTTCCAGAGGAAATATCTAATCCAGAAGAATTCGATAATGAAGATGTTATTGAAGATGGAGATGTTAATTCTGATGATTTTGATTTTAATTTAGATTAATTTATAATATAATAGTAGATATTTTTACATTAGTAGATATACAATTCGATTCAATGTTAAATGTAAAAATATTATGAATTTTAATTTTAATTCTTTGTCTGAACAAAATTTTACCTCAAATGCAGGTGCTCATCTTCATCCTTATGGAATTTATAAAGTAAATCTTACTAAAATTGAAAAAACTGAAATTAAAGGTTCAAAAGATCCTAACGCTATATATCCTGTGATAACATTAGAATTTACAGGAGTTGGTGATGACAAGGGAACCTTCAGTACTAACTTATTTATTCCTAGTTCTGAACAGGATATGGAACGTCCTACTTTTAAGAATAATGAAGGTCATGAATATAATCGTCCTTCTAGATTTGAGAATTTTCAATTTACTTTAATGCAAATTGTTCATGCTCTTAATCCTGCTGGAGAGGAAAAGATTAAGGCTAATGCTTCTAAAATTAAAACTATTGACCAGTTTGTTGATTTGATTATTAAAGCACTTACTGGGAAAAATAATGTTGAGACAGATTTAAAATTGGTAGGAAGAAAAAATAATGGAACAATTTATTCAACACTCCCTGCTGCTTGTGGATTAAATAAGAATAATGAAGTTTTCCCTGTTAATTTTATTGGAGAAAACTTGTTCTTTACTAATTTTGAGCTTACTCAACAGAAAGCTTATCAAAATGCAAAGCCTACTAATATGAGTGAGGTTGATAATACTTCAGAAGAAAACAACGAAGGAGATATAGACCTTAACAACATCGATCTTTAATTTTGAATAATATATTTCTCTTGATATATTTAGAAAATGGAATTTGTTGTATTTAAACCTAAAATTACTCAGGACTTTATTCTTTCTAAAATAAATCAAGAGACAATAATGGAATATTACACTGGACTCAACATTAATAATAAAAAATTAATGCTGAGTCCATTTCGTAGTGATAATCATGTTACAGTAGCTTTTTATAAATCAAAATCTGGAGTCCTTTACTTACACGACTTTGCTACAAACGAACATATCAATTGTTTCAGTGCAGTAATGAGATTATTTAATTGTAATTATTATCAAGCATTAGATATTATAGCTAAGGATTTTGGATTAATAGAAGGAGATCATCCAAAAATCTCACAAATTAAAAAAGTTGCTGAACTAAAAGAATCGGAATCTTCTAAAATACAAGTTCAAATTAAAGATTATACCGAAAATGAATTAAAATGGTGGAAGTCTTTTGGAATTTCAAGAAAAACTCTTAAAAAATATCATGTTTTTTCTTTGCAACATGTTTTTTTAAATGGAGAATTAAAATTTACTTCTTCTTTACAATGTCCCATCTATGGTTATTATTTTGGAAAAGATAAAAATTCTGAAGAGAAATGGAAGATTTATTTTCCGATGCGTACAGAATTTAGATTTTTAAATAATACTAATAAAAAATTGCTTCAAGGATATAAACAACTTCCAAAAACTGGAGATTTATTAGTTATATCAAAAAGTATGAAGGATATTATGGCCATGTACGAGTTTAATATTCCTGCTGTAGCACCTAATTCAGAAACTCTTTTTATAAATGATAAGCAATTAGAGGAATTTAAACAACGCTTTAAACATATATTAGTAATTTATGATAATGATAAAACTGGATTACATAATATATGGTTAATTCGTAAACAACATCCAGAACTAAATTATTTTTATATGCCTTGGTATCTTTCTAAAGATTTTACTGATTCTATAAAATTAGTTGGAGTAGAAAATATGAAAGATTATATTAATGAATTTATGTCTAATTATAAATTTAAATAAGTTATGAAAATTTCAGAATTAATTGAGGAACTTGAATCTCATTTGGAGAAAGAAGGAAATTTAAATCTATATTTATGGAATGAAAATGGAAACTTAGAAGCTCCTGTTTTAACTAGTATGTATAATGATTTAAAAGATTCTGCAGATTTAGGAGATTGTTATCCTGAAATTCCTGGAGGTGCTTTTATTTTAATTCAATAAAATGAAAGTTTACGTAGCTAAAGATTGGAGAGGATGTTTTGTTTATGCAAGCAAACCTCGATTAATGGAGAATTTACCTTCATTTCCTCCAACTTGGAGTGGTTATAAATTAGATTGTTTTAATTTAGATAATTCAATCATAGAGGATGAATTAAAATCTGGAGAGTGTGTTGAAAGAAATATTCTTTGGAGTTTAGTACAAATAATAAAATGAATGTAACATATGATAATGTAGATGATCTTCCAATAAAAAAGAAACTGTTATTAAAAGCATTACTTAAAGATTTAGATGAAATTAATGCTAAAAGTAATAAAAAACTCTATATTAATTGGATAGATACTCATACAGAATATTCTCCTGAGCGAACTGATCCGTGTCCTGACTATTACGGAATGTTTCAAATTAAATGTGAAGATGATACTATAGGAATTGAAATGACTATAGAAGATTTAGATATGGTTATGTGTGCACTTTATAATTATATTGTTGATTAATGAAGTAGACTTTAAATACAGGAGTTAAAATCACTGATAAAGGTGGAAATAGTTTTATCTATGATACTATTGAAAAAGCTAGTGAAATGACTCAAATGAGTGTTCAAACACTTAAAATAAGAGCAAATAAAAATAGTGTTCCGAAAGATGGAATAAAAGTAGAATGGGTAGATCCAAAAACTAAGAAACATTATACTGCTAAGAGATCTAAGCAAAAAGGTTCACAACTTGAGCTAGATATTATTCATAAATTGAATGAACTAGGTTATAATACTGTAAGTAGTCGTTCAAATAGTAAAATGTTGGATAATTCCAAAGTAGACATAGATGACTTAGATGGAAATCTTCCAATCTATATACAATGTAAAGCAACTCAAACTACTCCTTCTTATTTTAAAATAGAAGAAGAATGTCCTTTAAAAGATAAACCATTTACAGTAATATGGAAAAAACAAGATAAAGATGGAGGACAATCTCCTGGCACTATTTTTATTGCTCCTCTAAGTTTATTATACGATTATTTAAAATTAAAATTAAATGAATAAATATTTATTGCAAGATGTAACTGATAATGTTATTCCTGTTACTATAGTTTATGCTGATGATAAATTAAAAGCTTTGCTTAAAGCAATGGAAGGAATAATTGAAGATAAAATTTTAAGTATCGAAGATGTTTGTGAGAGTCTAGGAATATCTTTAGAAGAAATTACAAATATTAGAACATATGAATAAATATTTGTGGGCAGAATGTACCACTGATTATTGGCCTACTATTAGAACAATAATGGCTAAGTCTTATAATGATGCTGTAGAAAAAATAATCAATAAATATGCAACCGAACTAGATAATGACGATATTCTAAAATATGATGATTGGGAAGATTTCAGAGAGTTTCTTAATGAAGAAAAGAATATAGCATTATCTGATTTAGAAATATATGAAGAAATATGATTAAGTTAAGGGAACATCTTAGGATTTCATTAGATGTCGATGGGGTATTAGCTGATTTTGAGTCAGCCTATCTTAAAAGATTTAAAAAATGGCCTAATTATGATTGGGCTATAACAAGAAACGTAGCTAATATTCTTATTCACGAAAGAGATTTTTGGTTAAATCTTCCAGTACTTAATAAAGTAGAGTTTACTCCAAGAATGTATTGTAGTGCAAGAGTAAATCCTAAAAGATGGTCTAAACAATATCTTAGGGATAAAGGATTTCCTGAAGCACCATTATTTCAAGTTCCTGGATATAAATTAAGTAAAGCTAAAACTTTAAAAGGAAGATGTGATGTTCATATAGAGGATTCAATAAAGAATTTCTTAGATTTAAATAGAAAAGGAATTCCTTGTTTACTTTATAACAATAAAATTAATGAACATTTAGGACCAATCTTGAGAATATATTCTTTAAATGAAGATGAAATAACCGATACATTCTGGTTAGCTAAAGAGATGAATATATTTAAAGATTTTAATCTCTATTTTAATGAATATTGATAATAAATTAATAAAACAAATTAAAATAACTCCATTAATTGATACATTAAAATTAGAAAATATTAGTGATGAAGTATATTTTAGTAAAAAATATTCTGATTATATAAGTAATTCTAGATTAGGTAAATTAAAAAAAGATGGAGCTAAAGCATTTTTTGAAGGATTTAAAGTTCAAGAATATAATCCTTCATTTGAATTCGGTAGTTGGCTTCATATGAGAGTACTTCAGCCAGAGAATTTTGATTTTATTGAAGGAGTTTACACTCCAACAGCAAAAGCAGGTTTAATGGCTTTAGAGTTATATCATTCAGATGGAACTACTCCAACTGATGATGAAATAAAAGCTGCTTCTTATAAAATCGGATATTATAAAGATAAACTTACTAATTCTAGAATAAAAGAATTTAGGGAAAAAAGTAGTCAATTTTGGAGAGATAGATTTATATACGAACAAAATAATCCTTTAAAAGAAGGTGATAAAAAGCGTATATATACCAATGAAAAATCCTATAATTTGTTAAAATGTTGCTTAGAATCAATAGAAAAAGATTCTAGTTTTAACAAGTTATTACATCCAGAGGGTATAACAGAAAATCCGTATTCTGTGAATGAGCAAACTATTTTATTAGATGTAGAATTAGAAATACCTGGATATGAATCTAAAGTATATAAACTAAAATCTAAACTTGATAATTTTACTATTAATAAAGAAGAAAATATTATTACGGTTAATGATTTAAAAACTACTTCTAGATTAGCAAAAGAATTCGATCCTTCATTCTTTTCTTATCAAAGAGAATTGGGTATGTATTCTTATCTATTAAAATTATGTGCAAATAAATTCTTTAATCTAGAAAATCCTACTGTTAAGGGTAATTTCTTAGTAGTATCAACTATTCCAGATTATAATACTCTTGTATATCCAATGAGTTTAAAATTATTTAAATCTGGATTTGAAGAATTTAAATATCTTTTAAAAACAGTAGCATATCTTAATATTGTAAAAGGATATGAATTTCAATGAATTAAGAAATTTTTATAAACAAAATTATAGTTTAGGATATATTAATTCTGGACATAATCGTAGTTCCATTGAAGAAAGATTTATTTTAATTAGTTTAATAAGTTATATTACTTATAAATCTAAATTAAAAAATCCAGACACTACTTATTATGAAATAATAACTAAACTTAGTAAAAACCTTGGATTACCTGATGAATTTATAAAAGGTTTGGCTATTGTTTGTGAAGATTTTAGTTATAATTGTGTTGATTATCCAACTTTTGGTTTAAAAGGACAAGATATAATTAAGGAAGTAATTTCAATTTTGAAAAGTTATCTTCCTTTTTAAAATTTGTTAAAAAAATATATTTTGACTAATTTTATTTTGGTCGAAATATCTAGATGATATATTAGAATTACATTTGACAAAGAAAAAATGTATAAGTAGATAGTTCCAGAAAAATAGATAATTTTTGTATGTGAGACGAAGTCTCGATGTAATTATGATTTTTAAAATTTATAAATTTTATGGAACAAATGACTGTATTTAAGAAATTTGAAACAATTGGTGTAACCAAAGATGCTGCTATGAAGGAATCTGGTCTTAATCTTCGTGTTGATGCTACTCAGGCTTATAAGAAATGGGCTAAAGAAAATGCAACTAACGAAGACAATGTTAAAGAATGGATGAAGGATTATTTGAAGAAAAAGAAGTTTACTATGCCTAATGATGGTGCATATATTGTTCTTCAGTCTGCTGTAGCAGATTCTCGTGAGCGTCCTTATAAGGTTGAAAAGCCTAAATATGATGCACGTACTCACAGTCCTGAGAAGTTTTACATTGTTCGTGATAAGACTGGCAACGAGGTTGCTCGTGCAAAAACTTCTAAAGAAGCAGAAGCTAAGGCTAAGGAGTTTGTTACTGATTACAAGGAATCTTTAACTATTAATATTGAATGGGTTGCTAAGGAGAAGAATTCTCTTTATGCTACTGTTAAATATACTCCTTCTAAGGGTTCGCAACCTTGCAAATTGCTTGTGTTTGGTTATCCTGTAGTTGATTAATCAGATTTTTTAAAATTCTAATATGTAAGTCCAAGTAGTTTTTACTACTTGGACTTTTTTTATCCCCTATTGTTAAACCATTGAAAAATGAATAAAATAAGTGAGAAGAAAGTACAAGAACTAATAAAAGAATTAAAGGAATTATCTACCTTAAAAGATAGCAAAAGAAAAATAAATTATTGGTATAATCAAAAACAAAATATAGTTAATGCTGATAACTTATCTACTGATTTAATTAAGGAATTTCTAGACGAATATAATAGAGTAAAAAAAGGAACTAATAAATTAGAATCGGTAGAAACTGATGATAAAGCTATTACTAATATAGAACGTGATGAAGAAGGATTAATTCAATATTATACATTTGAAATTTTTAGAAGAGATGCTCCAACTTTAATTGGAAAATTGGATAGAAAAGAGATGGAAACTATCTATCGTCTTTATACTATATACGGAGCGAATTTAACACAGAAAATAGTTTCTAGAGAATTTCCTCAATATACCTTTATAGAATTTAAAAGAATACTTAAAGCTTTTAATATTTATAAAGCTAATTCCGAATTTGCTCCTCATGTTATTGAAGAAAAGACGGAAGAAGAATTAATTAATCTTCATAATCAAAATAAAGAGAATAATGTTCTTAGAAGAATTGAGAAAGATCAATTAGATGAAGCTAATAAACTTATTAACAAATTAGCTCAGGAAAATCAAAAACTCTCTAAATCTTCTAAGTTATTTGACGATTTACTTAAATATGATCCTAATTTTAAAAATGAAGTACCACTTTTAACTATAAAAACTTCAGAAAAGTCTGCAATTATATGGTTATCTGATTTACATATTGGTGCATATAATGAGAAATTTGGATTTTATCAACTTCCTAATTATGATAAGAAAGAAATAAAGAGGAGATTAGACTTAATACTTAGTACATTTAGTGGAAAAGAACTTAAACATTTAGTTGTTGTTGATTTAGGAGATTCTGTTGATCAATATAATAAAGAAACTACTAGAGGAGGACATTTACTTCCAAATAATATGACCGATAAGGAAATGAGTCATCTTTATTTGGATTGTATGAATTATTTCTTTGAAAACCTTAAAACTTTAACTAAAGCTAATGATTATTCTTATTTTAGTATAGGAGAATCAAATCATAGTGGAGATTTTGGATGGGCACTTAATCTTGCTTTATCTTATAGATTACAAGGAAAAGGCTGGAATACTTATATAAGTGATTATCCTATTGATGTTTTTACTATAGGAACACATAAATTTATCTACACACATGGTAAAGATAATTATTCTCAGTCTAAACAATTTCCTCTTACTTTAAATCCACAAACTGAACTTTATTTCGCTAATTATATAGCTGAAAAGAAACTTAATAAAGATAATAACAAAATTTATGTAGTTAAAGGAGATTTACATCAATATGCATATACTTCTGGAAAGCAATTTGATTATATTTCAGTAGGTAGTATGTATGCAACCTCTAATTATATTGCTGCTAATTTTGGAAATACCCCTTGGAGTATTAATTATTCGATGATTCAAGGAGATAATATAATGTTTGGAAAAATATCTGATAATTATGTATAAAGAATATTTAGAAGCACTCGGAATTATATCAGAGGAAGAATTTAATGAAGTTATAGAATCTCTTCCTGAGTTTAAAATTAATTATGATGAAGTTAATTTTAATGAATGTTTACAAGATAAAACTGATTTAGCGTTTGATTTAATAAACTATATAATTAGTTCTAAATGGAAAAGTGTTTATTTGGATGATTGTAATTTTGAAAATAGAACAATCAATCTTTATGACGTAGAATCCTCAAAAGACCTTAAAGAAATTAAAGAATTCTTTTCTAATTGGACTATTGATAAATATGAAGAATATCTAAAAGAATTAGAAGATTCTGAAAAAGAAGAAGCTACACTTAACGAATGTAAAAAACTTCAGGAATTAATATCTGATAAGGTGTATAATTTAAATAATATAGACAAATTGAAATATATATTAGAATATGTTGACAAGGAGTGATGTTCTCACTAGAGCTGCTAATGAATGTATGAAAGAATTATATTCCTTAGCTCAACCTAGTATATCTTGGAAGGAATTTGTAAAAGAGAATAAAATTTATTCTAATAAGTATAAAGCTTGGGAAAGATTTATTCATCTTTATAAAGAAGAACCTTTAACTGAATCGGAATTAAAAGAATATTCAACTTTTCCTATTAAAAATTGGGAAGGAAAAAATAAATATGAATGTATAGGTCCTGCTCCATATGAATTTTATTATCTTCCAAGAAAAATATTCGATGAAATTGTAGAGTCTTATGTATATGCCTATAAAATGGATGATCGACAAAATTTATTAGATATAATAAAGATTCTTAAAGACTATTGTGATAATCCTATTATAGACAAATACGTTAATGCTTATACAGATGAACATGGAAATTATCATACAGGACATAAAGATTTTGATCATCCTGATAATTTAGAAAAAGAAATTTATAAAATAATTGATGATGAAGATATATCCCAATTAATAAAAAATAAATTCTTTAACTTTCTTGATATGGCAGGAAACTTCTTTAATTGGAATAGGGATGTAAATTCATTTAAGACTACAATTTATTTAGGAGCTAGTCCTAATTCTGATAAACAAACTGTAATAGATAATTGGAAAACTTATAGAAAACAAACTATAGAAATAGACGATTCTAAATATGATGATTACAATGAATGATGTTATAGCTTTTGTTAGAAAAGCTATGAAAAAGAAATTCGAAATAGAGAATGGATATAACTGTATCAGCGTAAGATATGAAAATAAAATTATAGTGTTTATTCAAGGACATAACTGTGGTAAGGAAGTATTGGTTTTAAGAACAAATCATTCTGGAAAAACACATGAATTAGAAATAACTGAAGAAGATATATTAAAATGGAAATTGTTACAAATAGAGTGTGCTAATTATCAAAATGAAATAGCAATTGAGAATTTTAATAATTTCTTTAAAGAAGAGGAAATTAAACCAACCACAATTAATGACTTAGATAACGAAGACGATTAAATATGGCTGAAATTAAATTAACTGAACTTTTAGCTGGAAAGGCTACTAGGATTAAAAATAATGATTATTTTCCAACTGCTGCGTATGTTGATCCATTTTTAAAAAGAGTACAAAAATTAACTTCTGAATTTAGGATTCAAATTCAACTTCCAAAACAAATAACTTATACAGAATCTGGAGATATTAATACTGAAGATATAACTTATAATAGAGTTCTCATTGAAGCTATACTTCCAGATGAATATAAGTTTAATAATGATCCACATAAAGCAGTATTAGGAATGGTTTATGGGATCGATGTTCGAAAACCTGTAGTTAAATTTTTCAAAGGACAAGAAAGAATGAGTTGTACTAATTTGTGTGTGTTTAGTCCTCAATTGCTTGCTTGTCAGGATTTAGAATCTAATTCTCCTATTGATTATAAACCTTTAGATAAAATCATTGAACAAACTGATGATACTGCAACATGGATGAAAAAACTTATTGAATCTGAATTTGATTGTAGTACTCAAAATGTTAATGAATCTTTAGGTAGGTGGGTAAGAAATTGTATTAATTATAGTTTTGATAATCATTATGGGAAGGCTAAGTTAGCAGTTTCTACTCCAATTGATGCATATAAGTTATTATTTGCTAAAGATGATAGTGAATATTATGCTGGCATTGATAGTGGAAATATAAGTATGTATCAAGTATATAATGCTTTTACTCAAGTATTAACTGATGGAATGAAAAAAGATCCTTTTAATATATTTGAAAAGACTTTGTTACTTAAAAATATATTATCTATATGACAAGACAAGAATATAATAGAAAAATTCTTAATAAACTATTTGAATTAGTAGAAAAATATCCAGATTTAAGATTTGGACAACTTCTTGTTAATTGTGATATAATTCAATATGAGAAAAATGTTTTAACTGATGGAGATAGAGAAGATATTCTTACTATCGATCCATTTAATGAAGAATCCGAAATTACTTGGAACAAAATGAAAAATAACAAATTTATAGTATGAAAGAATTAATAAAAAATCCAGTGTTAGGAGCTATCTGTGGTGATATGATAGGAGTTCCTTATGAATGGTATTGCAAAAGAGGATTACAAATTAATAAAGATTTTAAACTTTGGACAGAAGATTCTAGGTTTTCTGACGATTCTGTAATGACTATTGCTGTAGCCGAATGGCTGCTAACTCTCCCACTTAATACAAATAATCTTGTTAAGATTATGCAAAAATGGGGAAGAAAATATCGTAATTCTGGATACGGTCATTTATTTGGAAAATGGATTGATTCAGATAATCCTCAACCATATGATAGTTTTGGTAATGGTTCAGCTATGAGAATATCTCCAGTTGGATGTGCTTTTAAAACTGAAGAAACTACTTTAATTATGGCAGAACAATCTGCTTCTGTAAGTCACAATCATCCAGAAGGAATTAAAGGAGCTAAAACAGTTGCTTGGAGCATTTGGTATTTTCTTAGAGGAATTTCAAATGTTAATGAAAAAAATTCCTTAGAATTGTATTGTCAAACATTTAAAGAAAAATTCTGTCACTTTGATTATAATATCAACAGAACTCCAGAAGAAATAATTAAATCTGGTTATAGATTTGATTCAACTTGTCAAGGAAGTGTTCCTGAAGCTATTTGTTGTTTTTTAAATAGTAATTCATACGAAGAAACTATTAGAAATGCTGTGTGGTTAAGAGGAGATGCTGATACTCAAGCAGCAATAGCAGGCTCTATTGCAGCAGCATATTGGGGAATTCCTATAGATATTGCTGATGAAGGATTAGATAGACTTCCAGATGATATGTATAATATTTTAGAGAAATTCTCTGAAAAGTACAATTTGGACTTATAATTAATATTTTGATATAAAAGGTTTAATAGATATATTTAATATTCACAGCTATTAAAAATAGTGAGATAATTAAATTATTTATTAAACCTTTATTATTTTTATGGAAATACAAGAATGGTTAAATGGAAACCAATTATCTATTGATATTTGGAATAATAAGTATAGATGGAATAATGAAACATTAGATGAATGGTTTAAAAGAGTCAGTAGTGGAAATCCTGTAATAGAACGTCTTATTAAAGATAAGAAATTTTTATTTGGAGGACGTACTCTTTCTAATATTAATACCAATAAAAAAGGAAGTTTTAGTAATTGTTATTCTCATGGATTCGTAGAAGATTCATTAGATGATATTATGCAAACTGCAACTGATATTGCTAAAACTTTCAAAGTACAAGGAGGTCAAGGATTATCTTTATCTAAAATTAGACCTAAAGGAGCAAAAATTGGAGGTCAATTTGAGTCTGATGGAATTGTTCCTTTTATGGAAATTTTTAATAAAGTTACTGAAAGTATCTCTCAAGGAGGTTCTCGTAAAGGAGCTTTAATGATGTCTATTAATATATGGCATCCAGAGGCTGAAAAATTTATTACTATTAAATCGGATTTAAATAGAATTAATAAAGCTAATTTATCATTAGAAATTGATGATATATTTATGCAAGCCGTTGAAGATAAATGTGAAAATTTGGAATGTGAATTTGACTATGAAGTAGGAACATTTAAATATTCTATAAATCCTACTAAATTATTTGAAACTATTTGTCAACAAGCTTGGGATTATGCAGAACCTGGAATATTGTATACTAATAGACTTAGAAATTACAATATGTTAGAGTTCGATAATGAATATGTTATTGAAACAACCAATCCCTGTGGCGAACAACCTCTTCCAAAGCACGGAGCCTGTAATTTATCATCAATTAACGTATCAGAATATGTTAAATATCCTTTTACTTCAAATGCTAAATTTGATTATGATGAATTAGGACAAGATATTCCATTTATTGTTAAAGCGATGGATGATGTTCTTGAAAAGAATCTAAAAAATCATGCTTTACCTGAACAGGCTGAAGTTGCAAGAAATTACCGTAATATTGGAATAGGTATTATGGGTCTTGCAGATTGTTTAGTTAAACTTGGTTATAAATATGGAAGTGATGATGCTGTGGGATTTTCCAAAACCTTAATGAAATTTTTATTTAGGAAATCTGTTGAAGCTAGTGTTGCATTAGCATTAGAAAGAGGAGATTATCCTAAATACAAACCTTGTGTTTGGGATTCTACAATTATTAAAAACACTTTCACTGAAGAAGAAATCAAACAATTTAAAAATATAAATCATTTAAGAAATTGTTCACTCCTTAGTATTGCACCTACTGGATCAATTGGTACAATGCTTAATATAAGTACTGGTTGTGAACCTTTCTTTATGCTTTCTTATACTAGAAAAACAGAATCTTTAAATGGAGGAGAATCTTCTTACTATCAAGTAGATCTACCTGTAGTAGAAGAATATAAAAAGTTTACTAATAATGTCAAACTTCCTGATTATTTTGTGACTTCTCAAAACTTAAATTGGAAGGATAGAATTAGAATGCAAGCTGCTTTACAACAGTATTGTGATACAGCAATTAGTTCTACTGTAAATCTTCCAGAAGAGGCAACTATTGAAGATGTTAAAAATCTTTATATAGAGGCTTGGAAACAAGGACTAAAAGGAGTAACTATTTTTAGAAATAACTGTAAAAGAATAGGTATTCTTACAGAAAAACCGAAAGAAGAAAAATCAGAGAATAATATAATTGTTAATGATAATTCTTTAAAAAGAGGAGAAATTATCAAGGCTGACGATGATTGTATTGGATTGAAAAGGACTCTCGTTACAGGATGTGGTACATTACATTGTGAATCATTTTGGGATCCTGATACTGGTGAACTACGTGAAATATATCTTAGTAAAGGTTCAAAAGGTGGATGTAATAACTTCATGATTGGACTTTCACGTATGGTAAGTTTATCTGCAAGAGGTGGAATATCTATTGAAAATATTATAGATCAACTTAATTCTTGTGGAGTATGTCCATCTTATGCAGTTCGACATGCTGTAAAGAAAGATACATCTATTGGAAGTTGTTGTCCTGTTGCAATAGGTAATGCTCTTAAAGATATGAATGAAGAAATACAGAGTATAATTAATTTACCTAGAACGGAGATTGAAGAAACAGAAGAAACTACTACAGAATATGAAAAATGTCCTGAGTGTGGTAAAAAAGGACTCACCCATATTGGTGGATGTGATGAGTGTATTTACTGTGGTTATTCTAAATGTTCTTAAAATAAATATTTAAATATGATAGAAATAATAACTGATGGCTTTCCAGAAGACGAACAAATACTTTTAGATGAAATATCTATGAAATATTATCAAGAACCTGACTGTACTGAAGATAGAGATGGTGATGGTCAAACTATTACATTATCTACCAGAGATGGAGGGGGTGGTAAGTTTATACATATTATGACTGATGGATGGAGTATTTCAGATGAAAAAGATATAGATTTTTTAATTAATGATTTTAAGAAAAGATGTGGAATTGAGAAATGAAAATATTATGTATACCTGATGTTCATGGTCGTAAATTTTGGAGAAATGCTATTAATAATGAATCCAGAGTTGACAAAGTAATATTTTTAGGTGATTATCTTGACCCTTACCAAGAAGAAATTAGTACAAATCCAGAATTAATGGAATGCAATAATTTTGATGACTTAGAAAATCTTCTTAAAATGTTAGAAGATATTGTATCTTTAAAAAATAATAATCCTGAAAAATATATTCTTTTAACTGGAAATCATACAGATTCTTACATATGGTCTGAATTTAGTGCTGCTTCAAGAACTGATTATAAAAATTATGAAAAATATCATAATTTCTTTTTAGAAAATTTAAATCTTTTTAACTTGGTTTGGATTGAAAATAATGTGATATTTAGTCATGCAGGTATTTCAGAAGGATGGGCTGAAAACTTTCTATATTCATATATGAAATATGATGAAGGAGCCGAACTTGAAAAAGACTCTTTAGTTTTTGAAACCGCGAGAGTATTGAAAGATACACAATTAAAAGATTTTAATACTCATTACATTAGAGCTATTTCTAATATATCTCATTATAGATATGGAGATTCTTTTTATGGTTCTTGTGAATGGGCCGATATAAGAGAACACGTTGATTTAATAAAATCCACAACTAAAATTATTCCTAAAGGAGAAGATGGAATATATCAGATATTTGGACATACGCAAGTTAAATCTCCAATTATTACTGATAAATGGGCTTGTTTAGATTGTAGAAAAGGATTTATAATTGATACATTAACACATGAAATTAATGAGTGTTAAATATAAATCAAGTGATGATTGGTACGGAAATGAATATATTCCAGATAATCCGAGAAGTATAATTCTTTATACTTTAGAAGGAGGAGAAGCTGAAGGAAAATATGAGAACGGAAAATGGATACAATATCGATGGAATTGTGAAGTATATCCACTTTTTTGGAGAGAAATGCCTAGATGGAAGCAATAGTAATTTATGATAATAAAAAAGATAGGGAACTTTTAGAATTAGTTGATTCTAAGTTCCCTATTTTCGTACAATATATAGATTTTAATACTAAAAATGGAAGAAAAGAAGCATATCAAATTAAATCTAATTGGGGTGCTAGATTAAATCCATTTGTAGTTATTCAAGAAGAAGAAAAGATAATTAAAGTGTTTTATTCGGAAGAGTCAAACGCTATTCAACAATTAATTAATTATCTAAATAATGATTGTAAAAATTAAAAAACTTAATCCCGATGCACAGATTCCAAAGTTTGGAAAACCTGGAGATGGTTGTCAAGATGTAGTTGCTGTAAGTTGTAAATATAATCCTAAATATGATAGGTTTGAATACGGATTAGGATTTGCTACTGAATTTGATCCAAATTACAAAGCTAGAATATGTCCAAGAAGTGGGAATACTAAAACAGATGCTTATATACCTAATTCTCCTGCTTGTATAGATTCTAATTATAGAGGAGAATGGTTAGTAATTTATAAACTTCGGACTCCTTTTGAACAATTATTTCCAGAAGGCGATAGAGAATTAAATCTTCTTGAAATGGAAAATGAAATGGCTCCTTATAAAGTGGGAGATAGAATTGGGCAAGTTTATTTTGAGGAAGTAATTGATCCAGAATGGAAAGAAGTTGATGAACTTTCTGAATCTAATAGAGGAGCAGATGGAGGTCTTATTCGTGATGATAAAAACTTTAAATAATGATTGATAAAAAATTATTTATTGAATATATAGAACAATATCAAAGATTCGATAAAGCATTCGAAAGAATCGAAGAAGCATTAATGGGTAAGAAATATAGTTCTAATTTATTCGAATCTGATTGGGTTGAATCAGTAGGAGGTATGTTAGATATATTTCTTAAAAGTCATTTTACTGAAGAAGGATGTGATTTGATAAATTGGTGGTTATTCGAGGATGTAGATAAAGTAATATATGAAAAAAATTCACAATTAGATTTCTTTGATGAATTTAAAGAAGATAATAAAATACCTGTAGAAACTATAGAACAACTATGGAACTACATGAATAAAAATAAAGATGTTTATTTACTATAATGGATTTATTTTCTAATCAACAAGAAGAAAAAATTCCTAATGAAAAATTTTGGTATCTGATAAGTAGAGATACTAAAGGAAAGATTAGAATAGCTATCGTTAATTATGAATTAATAAATCCAAAAGATCCACAAACTAGATATTTTATAATTCATAGAATATCTGGTCAATTAGGAGGCAAACGTACTTCTCAACCTGATAAAATAGTAGAAAGAGGTAAAGCTACTCGTAATCTTTGGGAACAAGTTATGCTTGAAGCTAAACATTTAGTTAAAGAAAAACTTGATAAAGGTTATAGAGAAATTGAAAAAGATCCTGATGAATATTCAGAAGAAGAATTAAATAAAGTTTTAGGAGGAATAATTACTAGTCAAAATGGAGTACCTAAACCAATGCTTGCTAAACAAGCTGATAAAGTAACTAATCCTAAAATATATGATAAAATATGGTTGGCTAGTAGAAAAATTGATGGATTAAGAGCCTCTATATATATGGGCAAAGATGGACAACTTCATACTCAATCTAGAGGAGCTATGAATTATGATGCTGCTATGTATGAAATTCTTAGTAATAAAACTCTTCGAGAAATGATAGGAGATAATCCAGGACTTATTCTTGATGGAGAATGTTATCATCACGGATATACATTACAACAACTTAGTGGAATTGCTAGAACTCAAAAAACTGCAATTGATTATGAAATTCTTCAATTCTACTGGTATGATATTGTTGATATTAATTCTACTTTTGATGAACGATGGGCTTTAATGCAAGATATTAAAGACCAATTAAATCTAGATTTTAATCCAGAAAAGGAATTTAAAAGTGAAGAACTTAGAATTCAATTTGTTCCTCAAGTAGAAGTATCTGGATGGGATAATATGATGAAACTTCATAATCAATATGTATCAGAAGGTTGGGAAGGTCTTGTAATACGTGATCCTGATAAAGTATATCGTCCTAATGGTAGGACCAATGATATGATTAAAATAAAAGTTTATAAATCTGGAGAATTCTTAATTACTGGATATGAATTAGGTCTTCGTGGAAATGAAGATATGGTTTTTGTATGTGAAACTAAAGAAGGAAAACCATTCAAAGCTAAACCTCACGGTGATAGAAGTCAAAAAGATTGGTATATAGAAAATTTTAATTCTGAATGTTTAAATCATTATGCTACTGTAAAGTATTTTTATATGTCTGATGATAATATTCCTCTTCAACCTAGTGTATCTAATATACGAATTGAGGAAGATATGCCTGAAGAAGAGACTGATGAAGAATATGAAGTATAAGGGTATTCTAGAAACATTGAATAGAAAAATCGTTGATGTTTATGACTAAATATAATTTTGTTATAATTGATAGTAGTAAAGTAATTGACTCTTCTCTTAATTTCTTAAATGAAAATGAGTTTCTAGAAGAGCTATGGAAATGGTGCTACGAAGATGATTTATGGTACTTTATTGATGAAACTCCAGAAATTTTAAATAATAAGGAAGACTTAGAAGATTGGATACTTAATCAATTTATTCCTGAAACTTTATTTCATCGTTATGAAGATGATGATTTAAATTGTTTTGCATTTACTGTATCTGATGAAAAATTAGATACGAGAGAATATAATGAAGATAGGGCTCTTACATTTGTTTTAAATAAAATTAAGGAACATTATGATTAAAACATGGTTAATAACGGCATCGGCCCCAATATGTGGAACTGATACATATTATTGTGCATATTCTGAAGAAAATCCTTTAGATGCTGAGGAATTTCCTTATGACGAAATAACTGAGTATCTCTGGGATAGTTATAGCTATCTTTTACATTTGGACGATGAAGAATATGAATCTGAAGAAGAAAGAGATGAAGCATGGGATCAAGCTTATGAAGACTGGAAAGGTGATTGTGATTTTTCTGCAGAAGAAATGGATTTAGAAGTAGATAATCCAGATGAATATGAAATTATTTATGATGAAAGAAAATGATTCAATTAGTAGTTAATACTGATCTTCTTAGAGAAATAGATGAGCGTAAGTTAATTAATGCTTACGCTCGTCATATTTATAATGATGAAGAAGATACTTCTGATGATGTTAGAATAAGAGAAAATCTTAAACAATTACTTGATTGGGATGAAAATGGTGATAATGGATTAGGAATTTATTGTAGTAAGTTTGAAAATTTAAAAAATAAAGATTGGATTAAACTTATTAATTTTATTAAGGAAAATCATCATGAAATAAAATCTATATCATATAGTTCCGTAAAAGAAAGAAAATTAGAATCTATTAAAGTTATTAACAGTGCTATTGAAGCTAAAGAAAAATATAATAATGATAGATTTACTGCTGAGGATTATAAAGTAAGTGGAAGGGGTAAAAAAGCTAGACCTTGTATTTATGAAGGAAGGGAATATAAATCTCGTCAAGAATGTATGTATAAAGAAGGTCTTACTAAATATCAAATATGGAAATATTTAAAGAATACTAATCAAATATAATCAAATGAAAAAAATAAAACTTTACAATCGTGATGGTGCAAATTTGTGGCTAGAAAATACTGGGAAATGTGCTGATGAAAATATTTATGTGTGGAAATTATCAATAGATTCAAAACATAAATATTGCTTACAATATATGAGAACTATAGGTAATTATCCATATAATATTGAAGCTATAGATCCATCAGGAGGTCCAATGTTATCAGTAGGAGATACATTTGAAAATGGAAAATATAAGATAGTTAAAATTTTTTCTATTAATAATATATGGATAAGTGAAAGAGATAACGATAACTAAAAACATTCTTAATGAAAATAGTAATATTTTAAAAGATTTCTTTAAGGATATTGACAAATATAAAATGTATTCGGGAGATGAACAAATTCAACTAGCAAGAGAAGCCTTATCTGGAAATAAAAACTCAAGAGATAAGTTAATTACTTCCAATTTAAAGTTTGTAATTACTTGTGCTAAAAAGTATGTTGGACAAGGAGTTCCATTAATAGATCTTCTTCAAAGTGGACTTTATGGATTATGTTTAGCTGTTGATAATTATGATCCAGATAGAGGATATAAATTTCTTAGTTTTGCTGTTTGGTATATTAGAAGAGAAATTTTAAGAGAAATTTATAATACTGGAAGAACAATTCGTTATCCTATTACTTTTATTAGTAATATTACTAAGGTTAAAAAAGCTTATGAAAAATTCATAAATGAAAATAATCGAGAACCGACAGAAGAAGAACTTATTAAAATAGCTAATATTTCTCAAAAGCAATATAAATCTATAATAATGGATAAGTCTTATTGTCAGTCAATTGATACTCCTTTAACAGATGATGGACATACTACTGTCGAAGATACTCTTTCTGAAGAAATTGTTCCATTTACTGATGCTTTTACTAAAGAAACTATTTCAAACGCTTTAAAGTGTTTAAATCCTAGAGAATATAAAGTAATAAGTGAATATTATGGACTAGACGGACAATATGAACGACCTATTAAAGATATTGCTAAAGAAATGAATTTAGGTGATGAAAGAATCCGACAAATTAGAAAAGGTGCTATTAAAAAATTGGAAAAAAGATGTGGAAAAGTATTGAAAACTCTATTGTAATTCCAAAAAGATTTGTTATATCTGGATCTACTTATAACGTAAATATAGTAGATTGTGAAAATGATATTGATGCATTAGGAGATTTTTGTGGATTATTACATAGAATAAGATTAGCTAAAAAGGCAATAATAGATGGAGAATTAACAAATATTCCTGAAGATGAATATTTAAAAACATACTTGCATGAATTAGGACATTGTTTTAATTATTATTATAATAATGAAACATCAGAAGAATTTGCCAATGCTTTTTCTAATTTTATGTATGAGTATTTAACTTCAAAAGAATGATATATTTTACTATTGCTAAAAATGATTGTGGATATTTAATTGATAGTATATCAACAGATTTAGAAAAACTTAAATATAAATTTCCAGATGAAATAATATATCAATCAGATGAACCTATTGTAAGTATTTATGTAATTAAAGATCAATTAAATGAAATTTAGAGTTGAAACAAATTGGCTTCTTAGAAAAGAAGAAGATATGGAACTAAATCCCAAAGATTTTATTCATTGCTCTACTATTGAAGAACTAAATAATGAAATCCATGATTATATTAGTACTAATATGGAATTTCCAGAACTAAATGGACTTTCTACTGCTGAATGTTTAGGAAAATATTTTTGGGATACAACCTATGGTGAATTTATGTTAGAATGGCAAAAACTAAAGGGACTTCCAGAGGAGCTGTAATTCCAGTTAAAACTCAACCAATTTGGCAAATAGGAATATTATTTCCAGATGGAAAGAAAATATCTAAACCAAAATGTACATTGAATGAAATATTTAATACATATTTTATTGGATTAGATAAATATCTAAATTCTAATTTAACAGCAGAAGAATTATTGCAAAAATATAAAGATACTTTTACTAATAAAGAAATAAAAATTCAAATTAATTATATAGATTCCTGGGGACATACTTGGAGAGGAAAAGTTGCTTGGCCTAGAGAAAATAAATTTATTGAATATTTAAATAAAAGATTAAATGAATGAATTTAAAAATTTCTTAATTAGTTGGAATACTATGTGTATAAAACCAATTGGAAATAGTATTACACTATCTCCTTTAGATAAACACTGGATAAATGAAATTAAAAATAATTTATCTAAATTTATTACTGAAACAGATGATTATTATATAATTCATTATAATGGAAATATAATTAATATACAAAAATGACTGAAAAAGAATTTTTAGAAAAAAGAATACCTATTTGGTTAGAAGGAGAAGATTTACATATTGCTACTCCTTCTAATATGGATAAAAATGATATGCATGCTTTTCTTTCAAAGAAATATGGATATTCATGGCTCTTCGCAATTCGTGGATATTATTGGCCAGGATCTCATGTAACGCTTTATATTGGAGATTATGAATGTCCTAACTGTACTACTTTAGTAGCTCCTTATTTATTTAATTATTTTCCAGATATTAAATATGTAGGATTTGGATGTAATAAAGGAGCAGTTGGAGAAATATGGCCTGCAAAGATTCTTATAGTTCGTGATAAATCATATTTAAAGGATGATATTGGAAGTATATGATCTAGAGTCATTATCCAATTTATTTACTTATACAGGTTATCGTTCTAAAATTGATACTTGGTATCAATATGTAATTTGTAAGTGGAGATGTGATGCCAAAATATTATATGAACATCTAATAAAAGAGAAATTCGTACAATGCGGATTTAATAATCTTGCTTACGACTATCCATTATTACATCATTTTCTTAGACACTGGAAAGGAGAATATGAATATTCCTATGGACAAGAATTAGCCCAAGCTTTATATGCAAAATCTCAATATTTAATAGAAGAATTATTTACAGAAGTAAAGAAACCTCTTATTCCACAAATAGATTTATATAAAATTTGGCATTATAATAATAAAGCTAGAACTCAAAATCTCAAAGGATTAGAAATACAAATGAGAATGGAGAATGTGGAAGAAATGCCTATTCATCATACTCATTGGTGTCAAGAAGGAGATGAAGAACTTATACTTGAGTATAATAAAAATGATGTAATAGCTACATATAAGTTTCTTCTTGTTACTTTGGGTAGAACAGATTATTCTTTGTATAAAGGAAAGAATAAACTTCAACTTAGAAACGATTTAAATAAAAAGTTTCATGTAAATGTAACAAATATGGGTGATGTTCCTATGGGAGAAGAACTTATGTTACAGTTATATGCTCGTGAAACACATCAGAATCCTTATTATCTTAAAAAATCTGGCGGAACTTCTAGAAGTATTATTAATCTTAAAGATTGTATTCCGTTTTGGGCTAATATTAAGACTAAAGAATTTGGAAAATTCTTAAATCAAATTAAACAAACTTCTATTAAAGGAGAAAAAGGAGAATTCCAATTTAGTGTTATTTATCATGGAACTAAATTTGACTTTGGATTAGGTGGAACCCACTCTTGTATAGAACCAGGTGTTTATGAATCTGATGATTATTGGATGATATTAGATTTAGATGTTTCATCGCTATATCCTAGTATAGCTGATTCATTAAAACTTTATCCAGAACAGCTTGGTCCAGAGTTTATGGAGTTATATTCTAAATTTATTAAAATTAGAATTAATGAAAAACATAAACCTAAAAATGAACGTGACAATGTTCTTATAGAAGGATATAAACTTGTATTAAATGGATGTTATGGTAAATCAAATGAGGAAAAATCCTTCTTATATGACCCAATGTATACTTTTAAAACTACTATTGCAGGACAATTATTTATAAGCATGTGGGTTGAAAGAATGGTTGAGATGGTACCAGAACTTGTTGTTCTACAAACAAATACTGATGGAATAACTATTAGAATACCTAAACATAAACTAGAACTTATAAGACAAGTTAATAATCAGCTTACTAAAGAAACTTCTCTTGTTATTGAAGAAGCTTTCTATAGTAAAATGTGCATTAGAGATGTCAATAATTATATCGCTGTATATGAAGATTCTACTAAAGAGAATGAACATATTAAATTAAAGGGTGACTTTGAGGTAGATAAGGAATATCATAAAGATCCTTCTATGAGAATTGTTCCATTAGCTGTTAAAAATTATTTTGTATACGGAATACCTATTGAAGAAACTATTATAAAAGATAGAGATATATTTAACTTCTGTATGCAATTAAAAACTAATTCATCAAGTAATGCTTTTTTTAGACATCTAGTAGATGGAAAAATAACAGATGAAAAACTTGGTAGAATGACTAGATATTTAGTTTGTAAAGGTAAAGACTCTGGAATACTCTTAAAAAGATTTGAAGATGGACGAATAACTGGAGTAAATGTTGGATATTCTGTAATAGTATTTAATAAAGCTTATCATTTAGATAATTGGGATGATTATAACTTAGATTATCAATTTTATATAACTGAAGCTAATAAATTAAAAAATCCATTAATATATAAAGAATTAGATTTATTTGTATGAAAAAATTTAACGTAATTACTTATAATATAAATAGTAAAGAATTTGAATCTTATAATATAATTCCATATTTAGTTTCTTGTTATAATAAAAAGAAAGATAAACCAAAAACATTTGAGGAATTTAAAGAGTTTATAAAAAATGAGTCACAGTACCAATGGTGGGCAAGATGTGAATATGAAATAATATTAAGTCCTTGGCCTTATATATCCTCCCCTAGCGAAAGATATGATAAAAAAGGAGAGGATGATATAAAAGCTTGGAAAGAACATTGGAAAAAGTATTTAAGCGAATGTGAAAAAATAGATGTTTATAAACAAGTTATGATAAATCTTGATGTAGTAACTGCTTTAGTAATGGAAAATGTTGATTGAAGTAAGAAGGATTGAGAAATATCCAGAACTATTTCCTGATTTGTATGACGATTTATATAAAGCATTAAATGAAGTACAAGGTAATTGTATTATAAGAATATATAAATTATAATGTATTGTTTATGAAAATTAAAGAACTTTTATACAAAACTCCGGAAATGAGTGAAGAAAAACTTTTGAAGATTATTGATGAAAATCTTCCTATGATGAGAAATTCTGCTAAAGATAGAATTAGACAACTTCACAAAGGAGAATATAATTTAGCTAAAGCGTTTTTAGATGAATATGATTTAATTCAAGATAAAAAATCTTATCTTACAAAAGGACAAAGAGAACAAATTGTTGGATTTGTAGGAATGTGTATGATTAAAATGACTAAAGACAATGAGTGATTTAACTGATACTATAATTCAAGAGTCTGAACCTATAGTTAATCCTCAAGTAAAAATAGATTGGAATCTTTATAAAGAATTAAAGTATTTAGGAATAATACATGACCATTCAGAAAAAGATGTGCGTTCTTTTAATATTGGAAATAGTGATTATTCTAAACATTTAATTCAACCTTGGAGTATATGGTTAGATTATCCAAATTTAACTAGTTGGGACCATGACGTTATTAAGAGAATCCTTAGAAGTAAAGAAGGAGAACCTAGAGAATCAGATTATGAAAAAATTATTCATGATTGTGAAGAAAGATTACGTCAGTTAAAAATAGAAAAAGAAAATGCCCAAATATGAAATTTATACTACAGAGATTTTAAAACAACATACTAGTTATTATATAACCGCAGACTCTGAAGAAGAAGCCTTACAAAAATTTGAATTAGAAGATTTTGATGATACTCCTAGTGGAGATATTTATGATAGAGAAATTGTTGATATAGAAATATATGAAAATTGAAATAACTAGAGTAACATCTTGGACTGATGTATTAAATGCAGCAAGATTCACTCAAAGAAAAGAGCTTTTAGATAAGGAACCTTCCGTTGAATTCAAAAAGAAAATAATTAAAGCTGAGCATTCTCCTCTAAGATGTTTAATGTTTAATATAGATTTTTATGATATTCCTAACTATGTATCAGTACATCTTGTTAGACATATTCATGCACAACCTTTTGTAAGTACCTCGCGCCCAGACATTGATGGAAAACAAGTTCCAAGAGAAGAACAAAAGAAAATTGACCCTGTTAATATGAGATTATTTCTTAATGCTCAAGAAATAATTAATATTAGTAAAGTAAGGTTATGTAATAGGGCTGAATCAGAAACAAGAAGAATTTGGAATGAAGTAATACATAAACTTAGAGAAATAGAACCAGAATTAGCTAATGCCTGTGTACCTCAATGTTTATATCGTGGATTCTGTCCTGAATTTAAGTCTTGTGGATTAGCTGATAATGAATTATTTTCTTTAAAAATAAATGATTATATAAAATCAATCAATAATGAATAAATATTTTATAATTATAGGAGAGTTAATTTTTCAACGTTGGGGAGGAGAATATTTAGCTATTTCCAATAAGTCTATAGATGAACTTCGGGAAGATCCGAAATTTCTTGAATCAGTAGATGAAGCTCTTAATGAAATGTATTATGAATTTGCTGATGAAGATGAAGATTATGAAGAATTTATTTCCGACGGAGGAATAATTGAAATTCGTCCTTATAAGGATGAGGATGGTGATTTAGAAGTAATTTATCATGAATAAATTTATTAAAACTGATATAGAACAAGGTGTTCAATATCTTAAGACAGGAATAATGAATGTTCTTACCGATATTGAAAATGGAGAAATAGATGAAATTGATCTTGATTCTGCTATATCTTTATCATTTATAATTAAATGTGCTGAAGAAAGAGGATGGAGAGAAAGTCCTTATATGAATTGGGACAATTTTACTAATGAATTGGAAGATGATGATTTTTTGTATGCTATGATAACTCCAAATAATAAATATATAGATATTTGTGGAAGTTTGTTATGTTCTAGTGAAATTAATTTAAGAGTAAATCACGATGATGAATAAATTGTATCATTTATTTAATGTTTTCAGTTACAAAGGAGGAGAATTAAATTCTAATGTTAATTTATCCTTTGAAGAGTTAGTAAATTCAGTAGATATAGATATTGATGATTTAAGGGAAGCTTTTGGTGCAGATGAAGCAAGTCAAAATATTTCTGATGAAGAATTTGAAAAGTTATCAGATTTAGAGTTATTAAATCTTATTCCAGATAGTCTTTTAAATTGGGCTATTGAAAACTATTTTTATCCTGGAAATGAATATGCTTTTGATAGTTATTCTGATTATGAAGTATATGAATCTACAGAATCAGGAGAATTGAAAGAAATTAATCCTTGTTACATTCCAGGATTTACTAAAGCTGTAAAAGAACATCTTATAGAAAATATTAAAAAATATGGATAATACTCCAACTTTAATGCAATCTGAGGAAAAAATAGCTCCTTGGAATAGAAAATTTAAAATGATTCCTGTTAATATTTCACAATGTCTTAGTACCACAGTAGATATAGAAGTTCCTGAAGATTTTGAAGATTACGATAATAAAGAATTATTAGAAGATTTTGTTAGAGAACAGATAATTCTCCCATCTGAATTAGTAAATGAATATTCCCAAGATTGTTGGTATATAGACGATTTCTGTTGTGTAATATGAAGAAAACTTGGATTTATAAAAATGATAAATTGGCAAAAGCTACAAAATGGAATTTATTTTGGAGAGCTTTAAAGCATAAATTTACTAGATGGAAATTAATTGATACTTCTAAATATTGTTTAACTCCTTGGGAAAGTAAAATAAGAACATTTACTTTATCTGATAAGGAATATAAAGATTCTCAAAAACTTTATCAAGAAAAAGGAACTATTTCGTATGAATTTTATCCTTGTGCAGGAATAGCTTGGGGAGTTAAAATTCATATATTAAAAACAGGAGAAATAATTGATATAAGTGATGTGGATTCTTGGTAGTCATAATAGTTGGAGTTATTTAACTCCTACAAAGTGGTGGATGAAAGTAATCAGATTTACTGCAAAATGTCAAAAAGCAGATATTAAAACTCAATATGAAGTTTATAATGTTCGATGTTTTGATTTAAGAGTTAGATTTAATGATTATAAATTACCAATAGTTGCTCACGGTATAGTTGAATATAATATAACTCTAGCAAAGTTATTAAAAGATATTTTCTGGCTTAATACCAAGAAAGATGTAAGTATAAGGATATTATTAGAAGTTCGAAACAAAAAAGAATATAATGAAAATAATATTGAATTATTTAAATTATTTTGTTCAGCTTTAGAAAAATTATTTCCGAACATTAAGTTTTGGTGCGGAAGAAATTTATATAATTGGAATATAGATTATAATTTTTCATATAATCCTTCTTGTGAAGAAAAATATTCTTCTGTATGTTCTCCAAAACTTATAGACGATTGGTGGCCTTGGTTATATGCTTTTATTAACAATAGACAAATTATAAAAAAAGGAACAGATAAAGATATATTATTAATTGATTTTGTAAATTATGGACATTGACAGATTAATTAAAGAAGCTACTCTTAATAAAAATGGAGCAGCTAAAGAAGCTTTTAGAGCTGTTAAGGTAGAATTACTAAAAAATCAAACATCTAAAAATCCAAAATCTAATGGTAAATTTGTTTGTGTAACAGGATTAGATAGTTGGATTTCTAATGTAGAACTTTATGAATTAGATATTGAGATTATTAGACGTTTAATTAAACAACGAGATGAATCTGCTTCTATTTACGATGCTAATAGTCGTAAGGATTTAGCTGATTTAGAACGAGAACAAATAAAATATCTTAAAGAACTTCTTCCTCCAGAAATTTCTCGTAATAAAATTCAAGAAGCTGTAGTAACTGCTTATCCTAATGGTTTTACTCAAAAAGAAATGGGTAAAGTTATTAAAGAAATTAAAGAAATTTATCCGACTGCTGATGGAAAAATGATTTCGGAAGTAGTTAAATCTAATATTGTATGAAAATATTTTTTGAATTTGTTGTACTTCCTATTATGGTAACATTAGAAGTAATAGGAGTTTCAAGACTATACCCCGTTTGTGAAAATTCTTTCTGGAAATTAATTATTCTCTATACAGGAGTATATACTACATATGAATTATATAGATTAATTGTAAACTATTATAAAATTTAATTAATTAAACAAATGATTACATTAATTATTGTAGATTGCCAAAACGATTTTATTACTGGAACAATGTCAGTAAAAGGAGCTAAAGATGCAGTAGAGGAAATTAAAAAGTTCATTAAAAATCATCGTAAAGAAATTGCTAAAATTATTTTTACTGTAGATTGGCACCCTCATAACCATACAAGTTTTAAAAAATACGGTGGACTTTGGCCTTCTCATTGTGTACAATATACTCCTGGAGCTTGTATTGAACCAAAACTTTTAAAATATGTTCAGTCATTTAATATTGATTATGAAGTTAGTCAAAAAGGAACTTTGGAAGAAGTAGAAGAATATGGAGCATTTAGTGATATCGATTTTGTAACTGATGAACTTGGTCAACGGTATTATTTCGATTCAATCGCTACAGCTAATGCTAATACTGATTTTGTTGTATGTGGTATTGCTGGTGATTATTGTGTTAAATGTACAATAGAAAATATGATTAAAGAAGATATTTTTCCTAAAGTATTTTGTCCAGGAATTGTATCTATTGACGGAGGAAAAACATTTAGTGATTTTATTAAAGAAAATAATTTAGAAAAAATAGTATGAAATATTCAGATTTAATTAAAGAATTAGAATATTGGAAAAGAATATCTGGAGAAGATGATCCAGAAGTTGTTGTGAATGATACTCCTTATTCTTATGAAATTGATTCTATTCAACCTGTTACAGGAGTTGAGAATAATAGAGCAATTGGAATAATATTTGTTGATTAATATGAAAAATCATCCGATAAAAAATCTAGAAACAGGAAAAATAGAGTGGGTTGCAAGAAATATTGCAACTCTAACTCTTGTTAAAGGCTATAATAAAAGTGGAGATTTATGTATACTTGCAAATGTAAGAGGTCCAGAGACTCCAGACCCTGAATTTAGAGGTTGTTGGTGTATGCCTTGTGGTTATTTAGATTATAACGAAACTATAGCAGAAGGTGCTGCTAGAGAAGTGTTTGAAGAAACTGGAGTTAAAATTTCTCCTCAATATCTTCAATTGTTTTTTATTAATGATGACCCTTATGGTGATAAACGTCAGAATGTAACATTTAGATATGAGTATGAAATTCCTACTTGTATTGAAAATATTTCTTTAACTTCTAAAAACTCTGAAAATGGAGAAGTCAGTTGCATTCAATGGATTCCTTTTAAAGAAATAGATAACTATAAATGGGCTTTTAATCATGACAAAATCATTAAAGAAAAGATTAAGAAAGAATCCAATTAAGGCTAAAAAATAGCAGAACTATGGTAGAATTAAAGAAATTTGAAAAAATAGATGATATTCCAGAATTTCCTAGATACAAATCTTTAACAGAATATAAACTACTTGTTAGAAAATATTTAGAATGTGGTGCTATTGCTAAAAAAGATTTAATTCTCGGAGGATGGTATATCGGACAATCCAGAAGTACGGGTATTGCACAATGGATTGGAAGTGAATTTATATTTATAAGACACAAAATGGATGGAAGATACATTGATAGTATTAATCATTTTGAAGATGATGATAATTATGATTTATTTATTCCTTTTAAATTAGTATTTGAAGCATGACTTTATCAATTTTAGACACAGATTTATACAAATTTTCAACTTCGTATGCTTATATGAAGTTGTATCCAGAAGCTCAAGGAACTTTTAGTTTCTGTGATAGAAATAATACAGTATTTGATGATGAGTTTTTGGAAACTCTTAAGATGGAATTTGCTAAATTAGTAAGATTGAGATTGCTAGTAGGAGAAGAAATTTGGTGTGTTGAACATATTCCTTATATTCCTGAAGTTTATTGGGAATGGTTGAGTGATTTTCGATTTGATTGGGAAAAAATTTTATGTTGGTTAGATAATGAGAAACATCTTCATATTGAAGTAACAGATTATCTTTATAAAGTAACTTTATATGAAGTTCCTATTCTTGCAATTGTTTCTGAATTATTAATTAAACAACAAGGAATGATTAATATTTCAGAAGCTATTGATAGACTTGATGTTAAAATCAATCTAGCTAATGAGCATGGATTAAAATTTTCAGAATTTGGAACAAGACGTAGAGCTTCTAGTAACTTACATAATCTTATTATTCAAAGATTAAAAGAAAAATGTCCGACTAATTGTGTAGGGACCTCAAATGTATATTTTGCTATGAAATATAATATGACTCCTATAGGAACTTTTCCACATGAGTGGATTATGTTTCATGGTGCTTGTTGGGGTTATCAAGAAGCTAATTACCTCGGAATGAGAGATTGGGTTCGTACTTACGATGGTAATCTTGGGATATTCTTAATGGATACTTATACATCTGAAGTAGGATTAAAGAATATGTCTTTAAAATTTGCTAAATTATTTGATGGAGTCCGTCAGGATTCTGGTGACGAATACAAAATAGGAAATGAAGTTATTAAACGATATAAAGAATTGGGTATCGACCCAACTACAAAAACTATTGTATTTTCCAATGCCTTGGATTTTAATAGGTATTTGGATATTTGTAATTATTTTACTGGTCGTATACGCGTATCAGCAGGGATTGGAACTAATCTGACAAACGATACAGGATTTAAACCAGCAAATATAGTTATGAAACTATCTAAGTGTAGAATAAATAAAAATCAAGAATGGAGGAAATGTATTAAAATTTCCGATGATTTAGGAAAACATTTAGGAGATAATAAAGAATTCGAAATTGCTAAATATCAATTAGGAATTTAATTATGGATAATATTGAATTAAATAACAAATCGTCAGTTTATAATAGTCTTTATATTATATTAAATCAATATAAAAAAGAACATATAACTGAAGAGGAAGCTGTTCAGTTAATTGAGGACTTATATAAAAATAATAGAATGTATATTCCATATATTCCGATTCCATATA